ACCCCGACCGCGACCCCGACCGCGCCCGCGACCCCGACCCCGACCCCGACCGCGACCCCGACCCCGACCGCGACCCCGACCGCGACCGCGACCCCGACCGCGACCGCGACCGCGACGAGTCGAACGCACCCCGCAAAATCGCCGCGTTCACTTCGAAGCCTTGGGGATCTCGTGCTTCCACGGGAAAATATCGCAGACCGCCCCGCGCCCCACGACGAACCAGTCCGGTGCGCGCTCGAACTCTTCGATCGTCCCGGTCGCGAGCATCTCGCCAAAACGTCCCGTATCGGCCACCCACCCTCCGTCCTCGAGCACGAAGAAGTCTCGCCCGATCGCCCTGACCACCCCGAGGTCGATCATGGTCACCGTGCGGATGACGATCTTGTCGCCCACCTTGAAGGGCAAGAGCACTTGCGGCTTGTCGGCCCCACCGCACATCCGCTTGATCTCCAGCAGCTGCTTTACCGTCAGTTCATCGATGTTGATCATGCCCGCCGCTATGCCTGGGAACCCGGGTTCCCAGCAAAAGGGTCGCGATGGATATGACCAAGCGCGAAGCGCGCAACGTGCTCGCGCACCCGACCCGAGTCGCACTTGCGCCGGAGCGGGAAGGCGACCGCCTTGCAGGCCGGGTGCTCGCAGGAGAGCTCAATCACCTGCTCCTCCCACCGCCCCTCCTCGGCGTCGAAGACGCGCGGCTCGTAGCGCCCCACCACGTGCGGAGCCATGTCGGGCCGGTACTCGAGCTTCTTGTCGTTGCTCATAGCGGCGCCTGCCCCCCCATCGCGTCCCAGTGCTTGTGGTGCTCCTCCGCGCACGGGCGGCAGAGCGGGATGGGGCGGTTCGGATCCTCTCCCTGCCCGTCCCAGGGGTAGGCGGTGCGCGAGGGCTCGAGCTGGATGTCCTGGTCTCGGCACTGGTAGGTCGCGTCGAGCCCCGCGTGGGTCGCGCAGTGCTGGCAGACCCGTTTCGGCGGACCGAGTAGGAGCTCACGGAACCGCCGGTGCGCGCCCTCGAAGTCGAGCGGCTGGGAAGCGGGGAGGATCAGGCCCATTCGTCCAGCCACCCGTAGAGCACCCAGCAAAAACACGCCACCCACGTGCCCACCGCGAACATCCCCATCGGGTCATCCATCACGCGGCCCGCTTGCGCGCCCGCTTGCGCGCCCGCTTGCGCGCGTTGCGGGTGCGGCGATCAAGCTCCTGCTTTCGCATCGCCCCCTCTGCCCTCCACCTCGGCCCGCTCGTGTGAAACGCCAGCCAACTCACACGATACGTCTTGCCCCCATCCTCATCGGCGCGCTTCTCGATCGCCCAGGTGCGCGAGCGCATCCGCAGCAGCGCGATCGCGTAGAGGAAGTACTGCGGCTCTCGCTCGCCCTTTCGGAAGCGGTAGTCGACCGCGCCCGCGGCGTGCAGCTTGGAGCGCGCGATCCAGATCAGCCACCCCGCGGCCCTCGGGCCCTCGATGCGTACGCGCTGGCGCTGCGCCCAGATCCCCTGCACGTCGAAACTCGGCGGCTTCATCGCGGCGCCAATGGAGCGGCGCGAAGCTCAAGACGAATCTCGACAATCTGCTTCTCGAGCGCGACCACCTTGCGCTCCGCCCCCTCGGCCCTCGCGAGCGCGTCGCGCAGGGCGTCGCTGTAAAAGACGACGAGCGAGGTGATCGCATTGTGCCCGGTCGCGGCGCTGTCGCCGTGCCGAGAACGGAGCCCGACGCCGACCTGCGCCTCGATCGCCTCGATCGCCGCGCGCACCTGCTCGCCACTCGTCGGCTTCTCGTCTCCCATGCCCGCCCGCTATGCCTTGTTCTTCGCCACCCACTTGCCGATCTTGCTCTTCGGCTTGACCTTCTGGGGCAGGTGCTTCGTCTTGCCGCGCGACGCGTCGTTGAACTCGTCGACGACGCCCTGCTCGATCTCCCCGCGCGCGGCTGCGGCGTTCATGTAGCGCTGCTGACTTATGCTTTTATAGGGAATGGGATCACCCTCCTCCCGCAGGCGGCTTGTCCGTCGGGGTCTCGTGCTGCCGGCCGAGCGCTTGGAGCTGCGAGCGCATCGCCGACCCGAGCAGGCTCTGAAAGAGGCTCTGGGGGATGCCGGCCGACGCGGCGAACCGCGCGAGCTCCAGGGTGAAGTTGCCAACCCCCTCGACGGCAGCCCGGTAGAACCGCTCCTGCGGGCCCGACAGGCGCATGAACTGGTCGGGCGCGGCGTGGAAGGTGTGGCCCTCCTCGAGCTCCACCACGGGGGTGGAGCGGGCATGCTCGTACGCCTCGGCCTTCTCGACCTTCGGCTCGTAGACGTGCCCCTCGCCGTCGAAGAAGCGCGCCACGCGCCCGACGGTGCCGGATCGGATGTGGATCACCCACGCCTGCTCCTGCACCAGCCCCCTCCACCAGTCGATCGGGGTCATGGTCGGTTGCTCGTCGCTCATCGGGGCGGTCCTCATTCGTCAGGCGGGCGGTTGCGGGCGTGGCCGGCGAGATCGATGGGTGCGGCCGCAACCACATCCTCAACGAAGTCCTCGGGGTTCGCTAGCTGCTCGCCCAGCGCGGGCCGCCACCGCCAGTCGGGGTCCTCGAGATCGGCAACCAGCTCGGGCGGCAGGCGCCGCCAGTTCGCGTGCGGATCGCGCGCCGTACTCTCCCACCCCCGCACGTAGCCGGCGCGGTAGCAGGTCTCGGCGAGCCGTGTGCCAAACTCCAGCACCATCGCGCGCGTCAGCCGGTGGGGGTTGGCGTTGAGGAACTCGATCACCAGGAGGCGAAGGCGCGCGGGTGGGGTGGGCCCTTCGTGGAACGTCCCGAACGCCTTCTCGAACGCGTCGCGTAGGAAGCGGGCGAACGGGGTCACTTCGAGTGCCGGATGATCTGACCCTTGGCGATCCGCGCCATCGCCCACGCCGCGTGCTTCGGTACGAGCTCGATCCCCACCACCTCATCCCAGCCCGCTTGCAGCGCACCAATGATTTCACTTCCGGCTCCGGAAAACGGTACGAGCAGGCGCCTCGGCTTGCCGTCCGCGCGCGGCGGCGGGAGGAGCATGCGGGCGAAGTAGCGACAGAGGTCGATCGGCTTGAGCGTGCTGTGTCCGTTCTTCGCGCGCCCTTGGCGCGAACCGTCCCGCATGGCACCAACGCCATGCGGGACGGTCTCGAAATTCTCGAGCCCCCGGTCGCGCTCCTCGCGCGAGACCTTTGATGTGAAGAAGAATCGGCTCGCACCTCCTCGGTCGCCGCGAGCCGTGTCGGTGCTGTCGACGCCTCCGAACATCCCCCCGGGATAGTCGGGTCGGTGCCTCCCGCCCCCCGACATCCCCGGCCGGTCCCCACTCTGCAAGTCGAGCAGGCGCACCGGGCAGCCCTCGACGCACTCGTACGCGTCGATCGTCTCCTTCCCATTGACTCCGTAGCCGGCGTCGGGCGTCCCCACCGGGTACGTCCCACGACCATGCATCCCATCCAGCGCGCCTCGGTTCTTGACCCCGTTGCGCTTGACCGCGGTCCCCGTCTTGACCACGCGCTCCCCCACCCTCACGCAATCGGGTGCGTGCGATAGCACCACGTTCGCCGGCCACCTCCCCTTCACCTTCTTGCCCGCGTAGCCGGTGACGTTCTTGGGAGCGATCGAGGCTGGACTCGAACCATCGTTGCCCGCGGGAGCGTTGAACCGTTCAACGCTCCCGATGCGGCTCGCCTCGATGTCGAGCCCACCCACCCCATGGGTCACCGCGTTGTCCGCGATCGTCCCGCGATGCGGCTTGCTCACCAGCAGCAGGGGCTCGTAGTCAGGGGCTAAGTCCGAGCTTGCGACCTCTGATGTAACAAGAGCGACCGCAGAAGACGCGAGGGTGAACTCGAGTCCAGCAGCGGCGACGGCGAACGATGCGACCGCAAGCGAGGCACTCGGCGTCATGCCACGTCCGCTCGTCGCGACCTCGATGATGAGTTCTGGCGTGATCTTCGACAGTGAGGAGTTCAAGGTTCTCAATGCGGTTGTCAGACTTGATGCCGTTTCGATGGTGAACGTGCTCTCTCGTCTCAAGATCTCGTTCAAGGTGTCGAGCCATGACGACACGATGCTCAAGCTCGTAGGCACCGTCGAATCGGACCGCGACGTAGCCATCACTCCGAACAAATCGTCCGGTGAACTGCACTGTTGCACGGCATCCCATAGAACAGAACCGAGCGGTGCGAGCGCGTCTCGACTTGACGACGAAAGCCTGTCCGCAATTTTCGCAAGTGAGCTCAATTGGCATGCAACTTCCGTCAGCTTGTGAGCCAACGATACCACGATCCCCTTCAGATCGAGCGGCTTCTGGACCATCTCGAGTATTTCCCACGCCGGCTTGAGCGCTGTCCCCTGCCCATCCCACCGCCTCGCCTCTTCTGAGATCGCCGCGCCCTTGTCGGTCATCCCATAGTGAGGACCACCCAACGCGGGACTCTGACTCACCACGGAGGTGGCGCGGTCGCGCCACCTCCCCCGCTTCTTGTCGAGCTCCTTCGCGATGTCGAGCGACTTGGGCCACCCGCTCGCGTAGAGCCACATGCAGACGTCGCACGGCAAAAAGCCCGCGTCCTCCACGTTGACCGCCATCCGATGGAACGTCCGCGTGCCGCCGAAGAAGAACGCGAACGCCCCCGGCCTCAGGACCCGCAGCACCTCGACGAACGCGTTGACGCTCGGGACGTCGTAGTCCCACTTGACCCCGCCGCTGCCGTGCATGAACTCGAGACCGTAGGGCGGGTCGGCGAACGCCGCGTCGAAGCTCTCCGGCTCCATCTCGCGCAGCACCCGGCGCACGTCCCCGACGACGATCTCGTACGGGCGACCGCTCACTTGCGCCGCTTGCCGCCGAGCAGCTCGAGCACCACGTCGCCCGTCCCCCGCTTGCTCGTGCGCGCCTTCTCCTCGAGCTTCTCCTTCACCGCGTCGCGCGTCTTCTTGTCCTTGAACTCGAGCCGCAGGGTCGCGGTCCCCACGATCGTCTCGGTCTCCTCGGTGATCCTGGGGGGCTCGGAGAACTTCATGTACCGCGCGTAGTCGTCCTCCTCGAACCCGAGCATCTCCTTCTCCTCGGGCAGCACCGGGGAGGTGTGGGCGATGTCCTCGAGCATCTCGCCGACGAGCTTCGCGATGAACTCTCCCTCCACGTTGTTGAGGGCGATGTTCAAGATCTTCGCCTCCCGATCGATGAGGTCGAGCACCACGCACGGCAGCCGGGGGGTCGCGACGTTGTCCTCGATGCAGATCTCCCGCACCGCCTTGACCCGCTGGTGTCCCCCCACGATCACCATCGGACCGTGCGCCTTGCTGAAGCGCTGGATGACGAGGTTCTCGAGAAACCCATTCTTCCGGATCCCCTGCTTGAGCGCGTCGAACTTGTAGGGCGAGATCGAACGCGGATTGTACGCGGCAGGTTGCAGCTCTTGCACCGCCATCATCACCACTGATCGAACCTCGAACGGTTGCAGCACCTGCGCGACTGTCTTTGATCGGTTCATATGTGCACCCATCGAACCCTCGTAACGATCTTGGAGATCGCCCCTTGTCGCACGCCAAACCGTTCGGCAAGCGTCTTACGTGACTCCCCGGCCTTAGCAGCAGCGCGGATCTCCAACACCTGTTCGTCGGTCAGCTTGGCGAGATGATGCCCAACCCCTGCCTTGCTATGGCGTCGACCCTTCTTCATCGAATCGTGGACGTTGTCCTTCTGCGTTCCGACGAAGAGATGTTCGGGGTTCACGCACCGCGGAGTATCGCAAGTGTGCAGGACAAGTAACCCAGCCGGCACTGGACCCCTATGCATCCACCACGACACCACGTGCGCGCGATTCGACCTGCTGCGCTTCGTACCCGGGATGAATGCGTAGAAGAAACCGTACCCGTCCTTGTCCAGACCCCCAGTCCAGAGCCAGCACCCGTCACTCTTCTCTACGTGCGTGAAAAACCGGATCCTCGGTTCGATTGTTCTGGGCGCCACGCCTCCCCCTATGCCCCGGGAACCCGGGTTCCCACCAGCTAGGCGAGCGAGAGGAACGGCAGACCGAGCTCCGAGAGCCCCGCGTTGGCCACGACGAACGCGTCGACCTGGTCGCCGTCGGCGAACGGGGCACCATGGTCCCAGATCGCCTGATGGGTCACACGCTTCACGTCTTCGCGTGGGAGCTTGCCCAGGATCAGCTTGCGCGCGCTCGACGCCACCACGGGGCGCAACGTGCGCCCGTAGGTGAATAGCTCGACCCGGCAGACTCCCCCTAGCTCCGCGAGCCTGGTCACGCTGCTCGAGTGCTTGGAGAAGGCATACCCCTCTACGAAGGTGTGCTGGGCGCGCTTCTCGAGGACGAAGTTGCGCGCCCACCCGGAGATCTTGATCAAGCGCCGGTACTGCCAGGCGAGAGCGTCAACCCCCGTCTTGACCAGCGCGTCGTCGCCCCCGACGTACGTTTCGAATCGTAATGTCAGCCAGTCGCCCAGCTCCCAACCTTGCGGGATGAAGCAGGCGGCGGGCGCAGTGAGCGAGAGGTCGAACCCCACGATCCCGCCGAGCGAACGGACGCGCCTACCCATCGACCACCCGCGCGGTCGAGTGCTTCCCGTCGCTCACGATCTCGATCCGCCCCGGCAGCGCATCCAGCACGCTCGCGTGGTGGGCGATCACGATCCCCTGCCCGAACCCCGCCCGGCCGAGCAGACCGGGGAGGTGGGAGGCGAGGGCCCGGCGGTTCTCGCCGTCGAGGGCGCCGAACAGCTCGTCGAGCATCGCGACCCCCCAGCCGGCCATCCGGTCCTGCCGGAGCCACGCTGACGCGCCCACCTGGAAGGCGAAGCCGGCGAGGTCGTCGGCCCCCCCGCTCCTCTCGCTCGGCTCGAGCTCAAGCTTGTTGGTGAGCTGCGCGCCCCTCTCCGCCCCGCACCTCGCGCACTCCCGCACCCTGCGCGACGCGGGGAACGCGGCCCCGCACCCGCTGCACTGCGCTGCCAGCCCCGCGGTCTCCCGGCTCCACACGACCTTCACGGAGAGCTCGATGCCGCTGACCGCCAGGACGTCCTGGTTGGCGCGGTCCTCGATCTCCGCCAGCGCCCCCTCGGCCATCCTGCGTTGCGCCCCGCCCTTGCCGAAGATCGCCGCCCCTGCCGCGGCCACCCGCGCGGCCCGTTCGAGCTGGACGAGCTCCTCGTCGATGGTGGCGATCTGCACGCCCCGCGCCTCGATCGCCTGGACCGATCCCGATAGCTGGGTGTGCAGGCGCCGCGCGCCCTCGAGCAGCACCTCCACGTTCGCCGCCTCGGTTGGGTCGTAGGTTCCCGTGGGGGCGCCGAGCTTCGCGTGCTTCTCCTTCGAGACTCGCAGCCGCCGCGCCTCCTCGCGCAAGTCGTCGAGCCGCTGGGAGTCGCGTCGCCGCACCCGCAGCGCCTCCTGGGCGAGTAGGTGCTCCTGGTGCTTCGCCTCGTACTCGGCCCCCGTGGCCTCGTCCTCGCTCTTGTCGAGCGCCGCCTGGGTCAAGTTGGCCGAGGTCTCCGAGACCACGAACGCCTGCGCGGGGCACGCCTTGCCGGCGATCGGGCAGACCCCGTCGAAGTGGCCGAGCGAGACGTTCATGCGCGCGCGGACCCGCTCGCCGATCGCCAGGCACCTCGCCCCCAGCCGCTGCAGCTCCCGGCCCAGCTCACCTTCGCTCGCCTCGAGCGCGTCGGTCTTCGGGGCCACGTTGCGCGCCGCGAGCTCGCGCCCCTGCGCGATGATCGCGTCGTAGCGGACGGCGTCCTCGGCGAGCCGGGCGCGCTCCGCGCCCTTCTCCTTCTCCCATCGGAACTGGCCCAGCTCCCTCTCCAACCTCTCGACCTCCCCCACCTGCACAGCCGCGCGCCCCGCGACCTCCTCGCCCGTCTTGCACCCGTGCCGCTCGAGCTCCCATCGCACCACCGCCTCGGCGTCCGCGCGCTCTCGCCGCTTGCCCTCGACGCGCGTCGAGAACTCCGCCAGCACCGCCTGGGCGTCGTCCTCGCACCGCTCGAGCGGCTCGAGCCGGATCCACGACGAGACCGTCTCCATCCTCGTGCCCGGATCCATCGAGACCATCCGGGCCATCTCGCGCTGGCGCATGTAGCAGAGCAGGAAGTCCTCGCGGTTGAGGCCGATGATCTGCTCGATCTGTCCTTGCGCCTCGGCGTTCATACTCGCGCCCTCGGGGTTGCCGGGCGGGAAGAGGGTCACCCGCTCGGGATGCGCGGCCGAGAAGGTCCGCACGATCCGGTGCCCGCTCGAGAGGTTGAGCTCCACCTCCAGACCCTTCTCCCCGCGTGTGATGAGGTCGGCCTTGCGCCGGCAGTCCTCGGGCATCCGGCCGTGCAGGCACCAGTCGATCGCGCCCACCAGGCTCGACTTGCCCAGGCGGTTCGAACGGTCCACCGCGACCGTCGAGGTCGCGACGAGCGCGTAGAAAGTCGAGCGCAGCGCAAGCTCCTGATCGCCCTTGAAGCACCGCCAGTTGCGCAGCTTGAGGCGCTCGATCGTGATCACAATATTCCTCGAACGATCTTGTCGATCTCCGTTTCTGGAGGGATCGGGCCTCTCGCATCGATCAGGACTCGAATGCACTCGTCCTGATCTCCTCCCTCTACAACGCGCAGATGCTTCAACTCAGACCACGCAAACCAACGAGCAAACCGCTCTAGTACAATTGGTTCGTCAATGGGGATCGACGCGTTTACTCGTTCTACTCGCAACGAGGGTGGTGTTTTGGAGACAGCTTTTTCTAACTGTCTCCTCTTCCAATCGGGCATCGGGGGGCGATTTAGCTCTGGCTCCCTGACGAGAGCTGTCCCTCTGATGCCACGAGAATCGACAACGTCGACTCGGAGAATCGTTCTCCCAATGAGAAGCCAACAGCCTTTGACGATCCCCTGCTGAGCGTATCGACGGCGCTCATCTACCTGCTGGTGCCAGGCAACGAGTTGTTCTTCTAGCTTGTAGACACGATCCTGAAGATCCTGCCGCCACTCGCTCGGAAGCTTGTCCGACTTCGCGATGTTGCATGGAGCACACGCGAGCACGAGGTTGCGGGGTAATGAACTACCCCCTCTTGAGAACGGAACGACGTGATCTTCGTGGAACGGGCCGGTCTTCGTCTCGCAGTAGAAGCAACGCTCAACGATTCTCATAGCCTCTGCCTCTCCGTCCTCCCTGAGCGCAACCGACTGACGCACTCGCGCCGGACAAGCACCTGGAAGTATCGCCCCCCGCGATCAAACCTCGACTCGAGTGAGTTGCGCCACGTCGTTGCCCAGTTGGAACCAGGTGCCCTCTCATCGAGAGGACCGTTCAATGTTACGTGCTCGTCCTGAGCAGCGAAGACGTAAAAGGGAAACGAGACCTCAGTACCCGGTTCCGGTACCTGGTCGATGATCCCAAGATACTTCTCTAGCCACACCCGCATGGTCCCCATGTGATGACCAAACCGGGGACTAAAGAGATCCAACCAGTCTTTTTCTACGCGCTCGCACCGATCATGCCCCTCTAACGCGTACGCGAGGAGTTCAAACGACGGCGTCTTGATCGCAGCCTCCCAAGCCCGATTGCGCGTCGCGCGTGCCTCGTTGTGTAACGGCGCTAGTACCTCCGCCTTCGCGAACAACTGCTTCATCTCTTCCGACGCCGCAAACCTCTCGAGTGCATTCATCTCTGCCTCCTACAATCGTTGTCGTTCCATCACCCCGGCGCAGAACGTCTCGAGCGCTCCGCGATCCTCGACGTGCGCCTCGGCTACGAGCTTCTCGACCACCTGGCGCGCCGTCTTGTGCTCGACCGGCTCGCGCGCCTGCGGGAGCACGCTGGTCGTGCGCCTCGGCATCACCCGCACCACCTGAGCGCCGCTCTCAATAACCGCCGCCCTCACCCACTCCACGTGCTCAACGCTCGCCTCAAGTGGTGGCTGGATCCGGACAATCCCCCCGCCCCCTGCACCATCGAGGAAGTCGAGCTTCAGAGCCGCGCCGCCCTCCGCGTACTTGCCCATGATCATCATCCAGACCGGATGATTGGGCCCGATGGTGAAGAGGGAGCGAGATCCGTCGACCTCGCGCACCTCGGGATCGACACGTGGGATGGGCTGCACTCGGGTTCCCCGAACACGCACGACCGCCTCGGCGATCGTCTCGACACGGGGCAGGGTTCGGATCGCATCCACGATCTCCACCCCCACCTGCGTACCCGTCTTCACGTGGAACGCGTCGGCGACAGGAGGGGTCTTCTTGCGCGCCATCCTCACACCTCGAAGATCTGAAAGCTCGGACGGTTGCGCTCCTCGCCGTGCGTGAGGCGCGCGAGCGAGCCGGCGACGTGGACCCGCACCCCGTTGGGCGCCGTCCAGACCTGCCGCTCGTGGTAGTGGCCCCCCAGGACGAGCCACTCGGGCCGGCACGCCTCCCAGGGGAATGGGACGTCGCGCCCTCGCGGCATCTCCCTACTCTCCTCGCCGGGCGTGATGCCGGGATACTGAAGGTGCGTGGCGACGATGGTCGCGCGCGCGTCCGACGTCTGCAGCGACGCGAGCATGGGGGTCGGGGCGTAGGGGCGGTTCAGCGACGGGTACGGCAGCCCGATCACCAGCGTCCCGTCGGGCATCTTGAACCGGTCCGCCCGATCGAAGACGTAGACCGAGAACGAGGCCAACCCCTTGAGGGGCGAGAGCATCGTCGTCCCCTCCCCGTCCTCGGCGACGTCGTGGTTACCGGCGACCCATCCGGATGTGATGTCGTGCGTGGCGAGCTCCGTCGCGACGTCCACCGCGAGCTCCGCGCACCGGAGCACGATGCTCCCTGAGTCGGGATCGGCGAGGTCGCCGGTGAAGAGGTAGAGCCCGCACTTCTCGTCGATCGCGGCGCGCACCGTCTGCTCCATCGCGCGCGCGACGTCGTCGAATCGTCGGAACCCTGCTGTTGAGTGATCAGCATGAGCATCAGAGCAATGTAGGATCTTCATGCGTCCGAGATCCCTTGCAGCAACTCCGCGGCCCACTGCTCAATGCGCTCGGGCAATTCTCCGGTCTCTTCCCAGCGTTCGACTTCCTCGATCGTCAACGTCATCCCTTCCCCGCGCGCCGCTTCTTCGATACCGACGCGCACCGTAGGGGGGAGCTCGACCTGACGCGGCCGGATCATCCACCCACCCCGTCCGCAAGAGTCTTTGGGTTCACGCCCACGCGCGCAGCGATCTTCATGCGTCCGGGAGCTCGATGCCGAGCGTGATCTCACCCGCGTCAACCGCACGACAGATCTCAACCCAACGTTCCAGCGCCCCCTCCACACGGAACCCCGACGCCCACCGGTAGACACTGCGCCACCAGAACTCAAGCAGGTTCTCCGGTTGAATCGGCACCCCGAACGATGGGGGACACGGCTCCGAGCTAGGCCACCCGATCACGTTGCCGAACTCGTTGATGTCGCGATTCGCGCTCGGGTGCTTCTCGAGAACGAAGTCTTCCATCTCCTCCCAGCTCCCCTCGCGCACTTCCCCATCGGGTACGTGGAGGCAGAACCGCGTCGGGTCATTCTTCAACGACCCGTACGCGAACATCCCCCACGGACCCCACATAGACGAGAGCTCGTAACCCTTCGCCTCGAGCTCCCTCACCCTCTCGGGCGGTGCGGCGCAAGACGGAAACTCGGGTAAATCTTCGAGGGTCGCTTTCACGACTTCACCGTCGCCGGCCGAACCTGGAGGAGGATGTTCGCGCCGTCGTGGTCGAAGACAGTGCAGTGGTGACCCGTGTTGTTTGCGCGCGTCTGCGCGGCCGCCGCGACCTCTTCTCGCACCCCCGGCAAGTCCGCAGCATAGTCGCTTGCCGACTGCGATGAGAGCTCGATCACGTGCGGCCCGTTGAGCGTGTAGGTGAAACTCACGACCCGATCCCTTGCATCAGCTCCTCCGATGCCTTGATCCCACGCTTGGTGATGAGGTTGAGCGTCCGGAGCACCGCGAGCGCGCCCGAAAGGCTCCCGCTCTTCTTGTACCCGGTCGCGTCGACGATGAAGTCGACATCGATCGCGTTGGGGTAGGAGGACACGATCGCCTGCAACACCGTCGCCCCCATCGTCCCGACCCGATCGCACCAGAACTCGAGCAGCTTGGCGCCAGTCGGGATCTTCGCGTGAGCGGGGACGTGCGGGATCCCCTTCGCGGTGATGGAGATGTGCTTCCCATCCCCCTCGATCCACCCCGCGGCGCGCAGCCGAGCGAGCGCACCCGAGAAGCTCCCGCTCCTGGAGTAGCCGGTCAGGATGGAGAGCTGCGCGTCCGTCGTCGGCTTCGGCGCGCGCTGCGCGAGGACGACGAGCATCTTGGCGTCCATCGGGCTGCGCGGCTCCGTCCCGCTTCCCGACGCGCCGAAGCTGAGCAGACCGTTGGCGGACTCCTTCTTCGCGTCCTCCTCGGCCCACTTGTCGAGCGTCGCCCCCACGACCTTCTTCGCGATCTCCGCCGGCCCGCCGTTGATCGTGCGCAGATCCGGCGGGTGCCCGACGAGTAGCTCGAGCCGACGCACCTGCAACTCGAGCCGCGCGACGCGCCCTTCGAGCGGGTCGGTCGGGTCGGCGTACCCGAGACGCACGCGCTTCGATGACGGCTCCGGCAGCACGATCCCCTCGCGCTTGACGAGCTCGTCGACCATGTCGGCCGCCTGCGCCATCCCCTCGGCGCGCTCGCGCTGCCCATTGGTCGCGTAGACCGCTGCGGCCACGCGGATGCGTTTGGCCAGGTCGGTCTCGGGGGTCTTGCGCGAGCGACTCACCCGCCCACCACGTCGGCACGCGCCGCCACATCCACCCCAAACGCCGCCCGCACGTCGCGCTCCAAGGCGTCGAGCAGGTCCGGCTTCGCGCTCGTCAGAAACCGCTTCACCCCCTGCCACCGGTTGCCATCATAGCTGAGCCACCCCGTCCCCTGGATGACGCCCAGCTCCTTGCCGAGCTCGAGGAGATCGCGCGCGCGATCGAACCCCTCGGGCGTCCAGGCCCCGTTGCTGGTGCAGAAGTCCGCCTTCTCGACAACGTCCTGGCGCGCGGAAACCTTCGTCTTGTGGATCTCGACCAGGTGGCGCTCGCCGACGATGGGGCTCTTCCAGTCGTCCTCGACCTCGTGGATCATCTTCGCCGCCGAGACGCGCACGTCGAGCGACGCGTCGAAGTAGAGCGACGACCCGCCCGTCGTCTTCCAGTCGCTGCCGAACTTGCGCGCCATCGCCGATGCGTCGCGGTCCGCGCTCTCGCGCGCGACGAAGAGGATCGAGCAGCCCGTCTTGTGCATCAGCGGGGTGAGCTGGTCGAGCCACGCCTTGTTGAGCGCCGCCTTGATCATCCCCGACGCCCCCCGGTACCCGTCGACACTCCCGTCCTTGGACTCAGCGGCGAACTTGCGGATCTTCTCCTGGATGTCGAGCGGGACGAGCTTGCCGATCGAGTCGACGACGAAGAGACAGGTCGTGTCGGCGTCGACCTTGCCCTTGTCGCGCGCCTCCGCCAGCCCGAGCGCGATACGGCGCACGTCGTCGACCGCCTGCTCGTACGAGTCGGGGCGCGCGGCGATGAAGCCCGCGTCGTCGACGTATCGCCCGAGCATCGTCTCGAGCCATGGGGCAGGGGTAGTGCACTCCGCGTCGATCAGTGCGTACATGTGCCGACGCCGGAGAAAGGAGAGCCCGATCCCGTTGGCAAAATTCGTCTTGCCCTGCCCGCTGGGTCCGTGAACCATCGCGACCCGGTCGGTCGGCCACCCGCCCACGCGGATCTTGAAGTCGACGCCCGGGAAGATCGTCGGCACCGCCCGCACCCGACGGAGCACCTCGCGCGCCTGCCGAAAGCTCTTCGACGACTTGGCGATCTCCGCAAACACCTTCGCCCCCGGGCGCTTGTCGGGCACCACGGGGGCGAAGGCTTCTACCGTCTCTACCGGGGGTCTGCGTCGCGCCATCGGGCTCGACTATGCCGTGAAACGCACCCACTCCTCACGCCCGGGGCTCGTCATCACCGCATTGCGAATGAAAGGGATGTCGTCCCCCGGATCGCCCGCATTGCCATGGTCGGCTGCGGGCGGAGGGACGTAGGGCGCCTCCTGGGTGCGCGTGCGCATCGGCGGGGGGAGCGGGAGGGGGTCGGCCTCGATGATGTAGACCTTCCCGCACGCCGAGCACTTCGGGTCGCGCATCTTCATCACGTGCGTGCACGGGCCCTGCGGGGTCGGCGCGTTGCACATGACCTCCTCGTCGGGGTCCTCCATCGGCAGCGCGGGCGGGAGGGCGGGACGTCCGACCTCGGGAACCCGGGTTCCCGCCGGCTCCGCCGCACCCGCGTCCTTCATCGTCTTCCACTCGGCGCGCGCCTTGGCAAAGAACTGCTCGAACGGCAGCTTGACCAGCACCTGCCGCTCGAGATTGGCCATGTGGGTATTGGGGTCGTGGCGGCGCGCGAGCTCGTCGAAGCTGGGGGGAGGGTCGTGGACGATGAGCTTCTCGATCATCGGGGTCATCCGGATCTGCTCCATCCGGATCGCGTCGTACTTTTTGTCGAACGCGATCCCCTCGGCTGGGTTGTGCTCGAGCTGGATCGCGTACGGGTACTTGGCGATGTTGCCGCGCTCGCCGATCGCCTTGCGCGCGTGCGCGATGACCTCCTGGATCTTCAGGCCGACCAGGTTGGGTTCGATCGCCACCTGGATCCCCTTGGTGGGCTCGGCGTTGTCGACGGCCGCGAACGCGTACTCGAGCTTCGCCTTGCTGTCCTGCCTGTAGGCGACGTTCGGCGTGAAACCGCGCTGGTAGACCGGCCCGCCGCGCTCCTTGGGGATGAGGATCAGCTCCCTCTTCTTCTCCTCGCTCATCTTCTTGTCGCCGAAGAGGCCGCACATCCCGCCCGCGTGCAGGATGACCGTCTTGGATGGGTCGTCGCACTCGTACTTGAAGAGCGGCTCGCGCCAGTCGAGCCGCTTGGCCATGATCTCGGCGCGGATCCACTCGAGCATCTTGCAGTGCCCGCAGATCTCCGGCGGGCGGTCGCGCACCGTGCGCGTCTCGCGGTCGTAGAAGTTCTGCACCTGCAAGAGGTCCTCGTCCTCCCAGCAAACGAGCGGGTCGCCCCAGACCTCCACCTTCGCGACTCCCTCGACGTTGCGCCGCACCACCTTGAGAAACCGGTGCCGCCAAAGCGCCAGGATGGACGCCTGGGTGTGAAACCAGAGCGTGATGGAGTAGGGGTTCTTGTCCTTCCAGCCCTTGAGGTAGTTGCGCTTCCCGCCGCGCGCGGAGTGGCCTTGAAACTCGTCCCATGTCATCGGCATCGCGTCTCTCCATTCGTCGCCGGCAATGGGCCCAACGGCCGGGTGGCGACGGGGAGAGACTATGCCGATCTCACTTGCGAAGCGTCTCGAGCAGCGTGCGCAGAGAACTGCATTTGCTGTTCCACCTCTCTGTGAGGTGTTCGATCGTGCTCTCGACCCCCTTGAGCTTGCGCCGCATCGTCTCCTGCGCGCGCCACTCGTCGGGAAACTTCTCGGCGACGCGCGAGGTCACGTCCGCGTCGGTGATCATCTTCTTTCGCTCGCCCGCTTCCTTCTCCGCCTCGAGCTCCGCGTGCGCCTCGCTGCGCATCGCCGCGCTCGTCACCTCCGCGTCGCGCTCCCAGTTCGACCTCTCGAGCTGCGCGCCCAGGTAGAGGCGGTGGGCCCGGCGGGCGCGTTGCTCGGCCTTGTCGAGGTGCTCGCGCAAGGTGTGATAGTCCCCTCGCTGCTCGCCGACCTCGAGGTTCGTCTCGAGGTCGGTGTAGTCCTTGAACGCATCGACCGCGTAGACGCTCTCGATGATCCGGGCGTAGTCGGGCGTGATGCCTGGACCCTTGTTGGCCGTAGCGAAGAGCGGGACCTCCGGCTTCGGCAACGGGATGTTCGCGCGAATCGCCTCCTCCCGCGTCCCCGGTATGCCCGCGATCGTCTCGACGATCGCGGGTTGGGTGGGTGGGGCGACCCCGACCCGGGTCGGGGCCTTGGGCGACTCAGTCGCCGCATCCGCGACGAACGGCTTGAGAAACTCGGGCATCGGACCGGACGTCTCGAGCCAGTCGCGCGCCTGCAGCCGCTGCACCAGCGTCCACTGCGAGATGTGCCCGAGCTTCACCGCGATCGGCGGGATGACGTTCTTCAACCGATAGACAAGCTCGCCGAAGTCCATCTCCCCGCTCCCGTGGACGTTCGGCCTCCCGACCCCGTTGACCAAGGCCGCCCTCTCCGCCGCGGACTGCGCGGGAGCGATCTCCTGCGGTTTGCTCGTCGCGGCGAGCAGCGCGTCGGCCGCACTCGTTGCCGGGGTCTGCGGGCTCCGTACTCTCATGGCGGCCAACTATGCCGCCGTCTCCTTCGCGCGCTCGACCGCCGCGACCAGCTCGGGTGAGACCGCCACGAGCAACCCGATCTCCACCGGCCTATCCCCCGCCCTCATCACCACCGGGCGCGAACCCGGGTGCTCGCGCAGCACCGCCTTCACCCGCAGCCGCATCTGCGCGTCGGCCCGCTCGTCGCCCGTCTCGGGCAGCTCGACCACGAAGGGTCCGTCGAGCGCGGCGGTCGCGCTCATCGCGGGAGGCGGGGCGAAGAGATCGGACTGCGCGGCGTTTCTCTTTCGCCTCTGGGAACCCGGGTTCCCAACGACCCCGGCGAGCTCGCCCTGCCCGGCCTTGACCGCCTTCTCCCACGTCTTTTTCGGGCGCGTCTTGTCGTACCCGCTCCAGTCGTAGTGGGGGAAGGCGGCGTCGACGAGCGCGCGCGTCGGCTTCCACACCGCGTCCCAGAGGTAGTGGCGATCGAGCTCGCCCACGTAGTCGGCCGCCGGGATCACCTTCTGCGGGCTCTCGGTCGCGTCGACCACGACGTACGAGACCCGCGTGCCCTCGTCGACCATCTCGCCGCGCTTCTTGAGCTCGCGCCCCACCCGCACGTGCACCGACTCGGCCATCGGGGTCCCGTCCTTCTTCACCTTCTGGCTCTTCTCGAACTCGCGCAGCGACTTGCCGAGGGCGGCCGACTGGGCGACCTCCTCGATCGGCAGCGGCTCGCGGAGCACGTGGTGGAAGTAGCGGTCGACGATCGGGACGAAGTCGCTCGGGTCCTCGCTGCGCTCCTCGAGCAGCTTCTGGATGCACTCGAACTGCAGCGCGCGCGTCAGCTTGAACGTGTCTCCCCGCTTGTACTCGAACCCTCTTATGTCCGGCTTGCCGCGCGGGGGCGGGAACTGCTCGTGGTGCTTGCCGCAATCTCGGCAGGTCATCGTCTTTACGTCGAGCGCACCGGGCTGCTGCTCGCCGTCCTTGACGACGTCGCACGTACAGCTCGCCGTCCCCTTGAAATGTCGAAAGACGCCCGCGTAGCGCTTCTTCGTCGCCCCCCCGCCACTCTTCTTCACGAAGACCACGCGCTCGTACTCCTTCTCGTAGGCGAGCTCCAGGTGGTTCTCGACGCACCCGTGCTCGCGAGCGATCCGCGGGTAGAGCTCCTTGTTGCACCACTCGACGAACTCGGCGACCTGCTCGCGCGTGACGTTGCGGAGCATCGCGGCGTCCGTGTCGCCATAGATCGGATCCATCCCGCGCTCCTGCGCCGCGCTCATCGTCTGGTGGATCAGGTAGACCCCCGTCGTCGAGGTCGACTCCGCGACCGCCCGCTTGTGAAACCGCGAGAACACCGAACCGATCACCCCGAACGCGGCGTTCGCAATGACCTTGAACGCCATGCTCATGCGGAACGCCTGCCACCACTCGGGGGAGCCAGCAGCCGCCTCCGCCTGCTTCTTGCTCCAGTACTTTCGGAGCTTGCGGACCTCCTTCATGAAGAGCGGCAAGAGACCCGGCACGTCGGTGCGGAACCCGGCGCGGGTCGCGGGGGCGCGCGAGCAACCCGGCGGGATGGGCCCGTTGATCGGCACGAGCGGCTCGATCGTCTCGGGCGACATGTTCCACGTCATCTGGATCGACGGGTACATCCCGCTGAAGTCCAGCACGTGTGCGTCCTTGACGATCCCCGTCAGCTTCGGCTCGAGCACGAACGCGCCCGCGAACTTCTCGTGCGGCTCGCCCTGCTCCCACACCCGCGTGGGCGCGCGCAGCCCGCGCTCGCCGTAGAGCCGCAAGAGGTACGCGTCGACGTAGCTGGTCGGGTTGGCGCTCTGCGTGTCCGGGAAGGTCCGAGCGATCTCGCAGATCGCGTCGTTGATGGCGAGGTGGCCGAGCTTCTTCTCGAGCTTCGCGAGCAGCACGGTGTCGCGCACGCAGTAGCGGAGCATCCGGAGCCGCTCGGGCCCCCCCGCCTCCCACGCCTCCCACGTCTTGCCCGCGTCGAAGTTTCCCTTCCCTTCCTTCAGATGGATGCGCGCGACGCTCTCGAGCGCGAGGGACTCCTTCTCGTCGCCGCTCTCAGCGGCATTCTTGTTCATCCGTTCGTAGAGGACCATCTGGTCCATCCAGAGCCACCGGTCGAAGGTCCGGACCTTCGCGCCCAGCGCCTGCGTGCGCAGCTTGACGATCGGGAAGTCGAAGTCGTCGCCGAACCACGCCACCACCTGGTCGAACCCGCCGAGCTGCTCCCAGAGCCCCTCGATCAGCTCGCGCTCCGCCTCGTCGCTGTCCTCGCGCAGCACCCGCGCCGATACCACGCGCTCGTCCTCGTCGACCAGGCTCCAGCACAGCACCCTCGCCTTGCCCCGGCGGGCCACCGCGGGCGGGACCCTGCTGTCGGTCTCGATGTCGAGAAAGACCCGCCGCGGCTTCTGGATCGTCGCCGGATGGTCGGAGAAGAACCGACGGAACGGATCCACGTCCCCCTCGTAGCTCGCGACGGCGTGCTCCTCGCGCAGCCACCTGACGACGTTCGCGCGGTACTCGGGCGCGCGGTAGCGGATGCGCAGGAAGTCCTTCTCGCTCGTGATCCCCGCGACCGCGCTCGCCTCGCGCAGCTGCCGCAGCTCCGTCGGCTGGATCTCGCCGTGCTTGTGGAAGCTCGACCAGTCCGCGGGACGCCGATGCGCCCCGAGTTTCCCTGCGTCGTCGCGAAAGAGAAGGACCAGCTCGGAGCCGTCGACGAACCCGTTGACGTAGGCGCGATCGGGCATACGGATCGTGAGGAGCATTCCTCGCCTCGATCTTCTTCTTGCTCACCCCGCGCTCGACCATCGCGAACACACGCGACCGCTCCTTCGGACCGTACTTCTCGGATCGACCAATCGCACCGCCTTCTCCTTCAATGCCTCTGTCTTCGTCATCTCCCGTTCTCCTTTCGGATGCGCTCGGCACCCTGTCAACTCCCGATATCCAGCCCAAACTGCGCGGTCCTCTCCATCGCGACCTTCGCGTATGCCGGATTGGACTCGATGAGCGTCGCCGACCTCCCCAGGCTCACCGCCGCGCGCCCCGTCGTCCCGCTCCCACCGAACGGGTCGATCACGTGGTCGCCCGGTCGGCTCCCCGCGAGGATGCACCGGCGCGGTAGCTCGATCGGAAACGTCGCCGGGTGACCGTCAGGCGACTTGTCGAGCTGGATCTCCCACACCGATCGAGCGTTGCGACCCGCCTCGGGGCCTGCTGAGAGGTAGAGACCATTGTGCGACCCCCGCCCCGGCGCCTTGCTCGGGACGGGACCCACGACGGTGCGGTGGTGATTACCCCAGAGCGCGGTCTCGCGGATCGCGTCGGCGTCGTAGAAGTAAACCTCCGACTTAGCCAGCAGGAACACGTGCTCGTAGTCGAGCGTCGGACGGTCACGGACGCTCTCGGGGAGGCAGTTCGGCTTGCGCCACAGCACGTCCGCCCGCAAGTACCACCCGTCCGCGCGGAGCGCAAACGCCACCATCCACGGGACGCCAACCAGATCCTTTCCCTTGAGACCACTCGGAGTCGGACTCCGAGTCCTCATCGCCCGCGCGGGATTCTTCTTGTCCGCCGCGCGCCACGATCGGTTGCCGCTCGCGTAGGTGTCGCCGAGGTTGAGCCAGATCGTCCCATCATCGCGAAGCACCCGCCTCACCTTTCGGAAGACGCCCACGAGCTCGTCGACGTACTCCTCGACCGACTTCTCAAGGCCGATCTGCCCGGCGTGGTCGTAGTCGCGCAACCCCCAGTACGGGGGGCTGGTGACGCAGCATCGGAAACGAGCGGGGGAGAGCTGCGAGAGTACGTCCCGGCAGTCACCGACCAGGACGATCGACTCCGGGGGCCTTCGTTGCCTCACTCGCCCGGGACGATCCGCTTCACATCGAGCTTCGCGATCAGCTCCCCCGCCGCATTGCGACCGATGTGGATGTAGACGCGCACGTCGTTGACCAGCTCCCAGACCCCGTAGGGGACGTCGGCGATCTGCTTGGCCGGCACGCGCTCCTCGGTGCGGTGGGCGGGCCGCTTGTAGAGCCTGACCATGTGCTTGCCCTCGACCGCCGCGACGGTGATCGCGTTGGTCGGGGCGAGCTTGCCCCGCGCGAGCGCCTTCTTGGCCTTCTTCTTGTCCCTACCGGGCGTCTGCGAGTGGATCCCCTTGCGACCCGCCTGCTGCTCGAGCTCGCGCCGCCCCACCTCGGGATTGCTTCGCAACTTGTCGAGCAGCTCCTGCTGGAGCTCCTTGTCGTCGATCGAGATGACCAGACGCATCTTGGTCGGACCGATCTGCCTCGCTTCGTCTTCACTGAATGCGTGCGCGATCCGCTGCAGGTCTTGCGCGTATTTGCGACCCATCCCGAGCTCCGCTCGCGCAAAGTCCTCAAGCTTCGTGTACGCGGTCTTCCCATCGGGCGTCTTCCTAGACTTCCAGATCTCATTCACTCCGATCTCGTTTAGCTTCCTGCCGATGAGGAAGATGTTGATCCTCGCGTTTCGCTGCAGCTCGCGGATCTCGGAGACCGCGAAATCCAAGTCGCCCGCCGGCACCAATTCCGCCACCGCCTCGACAGTCGACTCGTGCACGAGCGCGCGCGTCCCCGTCTCCTCGGGCGCTTCAACCTCTCCCCCATCTTCGTTCTCGTTCTTACCGTCGCCGGGATTGTCGGCCACCTGGTCGCTCTCGTCGTGATCCCCGCAGAAGGGGCACGCGTCGAAGTCGTGCATGGTCGAGACCCCACCGCACTGGTCGCACGGCGAGACCGCCTGCTTGGCCTTGGCGAAGTGTTCCTTCAGCGCCAGGACGAGCTCGGGAAGGGTGGCCTTCTTGCTGACCTTCAGCTTGAGCTTGGCGATCGCCAGCCCAATCGCTGCCGGCTCGAGCTTGCTCTCCTCGATCCCGTGCACGTACTGGATCTCGTTCGTCGCGGCTGCCGTCTTGATCGGCGTGACCTTACCCATGGCGTCGTCCTTTTCTTCTTCCTGCGCCGGCGGCGCATCCGTCCCTTCTACCGCACCCGCACCGTGGCATCCGCACTCCTCGATCGGCTTGTCGCAATCGAGGCACCGCGCCGCACCCAACCACTCCGGCATCTTGCTCATCGGTCGCCCCTGCCCCGTTATGCCGCGACCGAAGTCGCCGCCGGTTGGATCGCCACCTCAACGGGGCGCCGGAACGGCCCCGCCAGCGCCCTCACCCAGAGCGGCTCGGGCTCGACCATCTCGAAGAGCTCGTCGGGCGGGTAGGGGGTCGCGTCGTCCTCCCCGGTGAGCCCCACCACCACGTCGCGCACGATCCGCCGGGCCTGCCGGAGATCCCCCGCCCCGCACTCGACCCGCGCGGCGTAGGAGCACCAGATCTGCTCCGCCGCCCCGTCCACGCTCCCCTCCGCCCTCTGGAGCGCCAGGAGCACCAGCGCCTCGCGCACCGTCTCGGAGCCCGCCAGGTAGGCCGCAAAGGCCCGCTCCGTCGCGATCCGCTCGACCGGGTCGACCGACTCACCAGGCAGGCGCGACTCGAAGTCCCCGCGCCGCTCGTCGTCCTTTCGGGCCAGGCTGGAGAAGCACCGCTCGAACCGCCCTGGGTTCTTCGCCTCGTTGCCGGAGAGCTTGGCGTTTCTCCACTTGTGGATCTGCCGCTGCGCGCGCCGCGTCGCGCACCACACGATGTACCCCCCGTAGCTGCCGCGCTCAGTCACCCGCTTGGGGTTGCATTTCTTGACGTACTGGATCGCCAGCAGCATCAGGGCCTGCTGCACGTCCTCGGGCCCCACGTCCATCGGCAGCTTGCGCCGCCACCGCCGCCAGAGCCGCGCCGTCACCATCTGCCAGGTGCGCATGGTGCGCCTCAAGAACTCGTTGTCGTCGATCTCGCCCGCGACCCGCGCGCGCGCCGCATCCTCGAACGTCTCGTCACCTTTCCTCATCACATCCTCCTTGGCTGTTGAGGGGGGCGAGGCGCTCGGCCCCACCCCCCGGGAATTCACTCACCCGGCTCGGTCGCTCGCCGTCACCATGTCCGCGCCGCACGTGCAGTGGCTGAGAAGCTCGTTGCACTCGACGCAGCAGTTCTCGTTCGGCGCGAGCCAGGCGGGCAGCCGGGAACCCGGGTTCCCAGCGCCGAGTTGCTCGGGGTCCGACTGCGCGCCGTCGAGCACCAGGGGGTCGACGGCCGCCGCGTTGATCAGCTGGTCATCCGTCGGCTCGACGAAGGGGTAGTCGGGCTCCACCGGCGCGGGCTCCGCGACCCCGTCGAGGAAGTGCGAGCGGTCGACCGTCTTGAGGCCCGCGCGCGTCGCGAGCTCCGCGACGTGCGAGAAGACCAGGTGGTCGCGCGCCCGCGTCGCCGCCACGTACATCAGACGTCGCTCCTCTTCCTGGTCCCCTCGGGGGTGCGGGAAGATCGTCTCGTTGCACCCGACCACCCAGACGGTCGGCCATTCGAGACCCTTGGATCGATGAATGCTCATCAGGGTGAGTGAGTTGTCGCGCTTGCCCCGCTTCTGCCGGGCGCTCTCGAGGACGTTCTGGTCGACGTAGTCGAGCAGCTCGCCGACCGTCTTGAACGCCTGAGCGACCCGGAGCAGCTCGCGCACGTTCGCGCCGTGCGAGCTGTCGACGCTGTCCTCCGCCCCCTCCTCCTTCTCGATGTACTCGATGTAGTGGGTCTGCCGGACGACTTGGTCGAGCACCTCGTAGGGCCCGCCATCCATCTCGCCGATCCGGCCGATCAGGTCGACCCACTCGTTGGCGCTCTGCACCTGCCGGCGCTGCAGCCCGGCCTGCTGGGTCGCCTTCGCGACCACGTCGGCCCAGTAGGCGTCCCGGTTGTTCGGGTCCGCCCGGAGCGCCATGACGCGCTCGACGAACTTCGCCCCGAGGAATCGGAAGGGGGCGTTGATGCATCGGCGGATCCCGTCGCCGTCCTTGTCTCGGTCGAAGGCGACGCGCAGGTAGGCGAGCAAGTCCTTGACCTCCATCACCCACCACCATCAGGTTGCGGTGCGAGCTCGCGAGAAATGCCTGTAGCTCCTTCTGCACGCGGGAGTTGTCCTGCGCCTCATCGGTGATGACGTACTCGAACCGGTGCGCCCAGCTCGCGCGCACGACCTCGTCGTCTCGGAGCAGCCGATGCGCGAAGACGAGCATGTCGTCGAACGTCAGCAGCCCGGCCGACTCGATCAGATCCTGCGACGTCACCCACGCCTGGATCGCCTTGTCGGACTCGCGCCCGAAGCGATTGCGCGCGAGCCCGCTCGCCTCCTCCGAACCAGGCTCGAACGCGTTGGCCTTGCAGTGCGCGATGAACTTCCGGACGCGCGCGAGATCGGCGCCGATCCAGTTCATGTGCTTGTACCCGAGGGTCTGCTTGACGAAGCTCTTGGCCTTGTCCTTGTCGTCGACGATCCACGCGCTCGCCGGGTGCTTCTCCTCGCGCAGGATCGACTGGCAGAGCGCGTGCCACGTGTTGCACTTGACGCCCGAGATCCCCAGGTGCCGGACGCGCGCGTCCATCTCGTCGGCCGCCTTGCGCGAGAAGGTCAGCATCACGATCCGGTCGGGGTCGACCCCCTCCTCGACCATCGCGCCCACGCGGTGGACGATCGAAAATGTTTTTCCGCACCCCGCCACTGCCAAAACTTGGCACGGACCGGCGCGGTGCCTGACCACCGCAATCTGCTCGGGGTTGAGCCCCTGCTCGAATCGGCTCACGAGAACCTCACATGCAATGGCGACCCCGTACGCCTCTTGTACTCTTGCTCACTCACCTGCGCGGCGACCTCCCAGGCGACGTGGTCAGGGTCGAGCGTGTCGCCGCCCTGCCCGCACGCCAGGTCCCACGCCTCGACCATCGCGGTCGCGTTGACCTCGCCGCACTCGTCGATGAACTTCTCGACGTTCGCGACCATCCACCGGCGGATCGCCCGGCCCAGCATCACCCGCGTGTCTTCGTGGCTTGCCATCTGGCCTCCTCGGGGTCGCGCTCAGCAACCACCTGAAGGAGAGCCTATGGGGACCGGACAAGAATGTCCAGTCGATTGTTTAGCCCGCCTTGGGAACCCGGGCTGTCGGCCCGATTCGCGCGAGAATATCCGCCGCCAAGCTCGCGATCCGCTCGAGCTTCTCGGTCGTCTTGCCGAGCTGCTCGACGTGCGCGTCGATCGCCCACGCCACCGTCCTCACCACCGCCTCGACGTCCTCGAGCAAGAAGTCCTGGTCGGCCGCCGCGGGGGCGACGATGCAGTCGCGCCGCTCGTCGGCGTCGAACGTCCACCGCGCGAACGCCAGCACGCCCTCCTTGGTCAGCACCAGGGGGGCCTCGCCGGTACCGATCGAGAGGGTCGCGTTGGCCCCCTCGGAGCGTACGCGGATCGCGTAGAAGCGATCGCGCGTGGCGCCGAGGTTGGGCAGACCGCGCAGGTGCTCACCGTCCAGGGCGTCGACGAGCTTCTCCTCGAGCCTGCGGATCGCGGCGATCACGGTCTCGCGCGCCTCGTCGCGCGCCGCGATCGTCCGGCCCTGCGCGCCGCGCGCCGCCGCGAGTCGTGCGGCCAGGGAGTCGTCACTCACGAGGTCACGTCCTTGCGGCCGTAGCGGACGCTCCGGAGCTCGTCCTTGAGCCCCAAGTCCGAGACCCAGCGGTTGAGGGTGCGGATCGTCACGCCGAACTTCTTGGCCACCTCGGTCATCACGTACCCGCACTTCTCGTGCACCTCGACGACGCGACGCTTCGCCTCGCGCGGCTTGCGCCGGACGAGCAAGCCGAACTCTGTATCCCGGAACGCCATTCTCGATGCTCCAGTCTATGCCGGGAACGAGTAGGTCGCCCGGACGCGGCCCCGCAGCTCCTGCGCGTATCGGGTGAGATCGTAGCGTCGCATCCACTTGTACACCGTCGCCCGATCCACCCCCACCCCACGCGCCAGGGCAGCGGGTGAGCCGTGATGCGCCTCGAGCAGCAGGCGCAGCGCCGTCGCCCCATCCTGCCCCTCGGCGGCGAGGAGGGAGAGGGTGGTTCGCTCGGGCCTCGGGGGGCGCGGGCGGGCGACCGGAGCCGCGGCGGCGCGCGCCCGCTGGCCTTCGGCCACGTACCGCTCGCAGAGCTCGCGCACATACCCAATGAGCCCGAACCTCTCCGCCCGCCACCACACCGCCTGGCGCGTCATCCCGTACTCGCGCGCCACGTAGAGGACGCTGCCGTGGTGGCGGGCGAGCAGGTCGCGGAGCAGCGCCGGGGTCGCGGCCACGCGCGCCCAGCGCTTGAACCTCTCGGTCCGCCTCACCGCCGATGCCTCAGCGGGTCACGCGTACCGTTCCGGAAGACCGGCCTCCCCACCCCTAGCTCATGCCCTGCCATCTGCACCGCGTTGCAGATCTCCTCGGGCAACCTGTTCCGACCCCCACCCTCGAGAGTGCGCCTCCACGACTCACGAAGATCGAACCGGAGCGTGCGCCGGACCATCTCCCCGCGCGCGGTGTCTTCGACGATCGTGATGCTCAACTGCTCCCCGAACTCCTCGGATCTGACGAGCGCACGAAGACGCGTACCTCCCGGTCTCGGATCCCGCAATGCCACCTCGATCGCATCCTGCAGACGAAAGAGGGTCGCGCTCATGCTGCGAACCCCATCGACGCACGCAGCACCGCGATCGCGATCTGGATGGGCGAGGTGTCGACCGCGTCGGCCCCGCGCGTGGGGTACTCGAGCCGCACCATCTCGACGCGGCGCCGCAGCGCCCCTGCGATCTCCTCGGCCGCCTCGTCGCCGGCCTTGTCGGGGTCGGTCGCGAGGATGAGGCGCCGGAACGTCGCCAGCTTCGCGGCCTTGCGGTGGTCGAAGCGCGAGCCCGAGAGCCCGCAGAGCGCCGGGACGACGATCTCCTCGTCCATGTGCGAGAACGCCCGCTCGATCGCCAGCCCGTTCATCGCCCCCTCGAACACGATCCCCACCCGCCGGCCCGCCGGCTCGGGCCAGAGGTGCTCGCCCCAGAGCGCGCTCTTGTCGGGCCGCTCCGACGCATGCGCAGCCAGGTAGCGGGTCTCGTCGTCGACGAAGGTGCGCGCCGCGTAGTTGGCCAGCCGGCCCTGCCCATCCCACGTCGGCAGCACGATGCGGTGCGCGAGCCGCCCGTCGTAGGCGAGCCCGATCCGCCACCGCCCGACCTGGTCGTCGGTGATGCCGCGCGATCGCGCGTAGCTCTGCGCCATCCCCGGCCACTGGGCGAGCGGGCGGTTCTCCACCCCCGCGGGGATCCGGAACGGCTCACCGCGCGGCCCGACCGGCACGAACCGCACGCGCACGTACGGGACCGACGCGGCCTCGCCCAGGTCGGCCAGCCACGCGCGCGCATCCTCGTAGGAGAGGGAGAGCACGAGCACCACGAGCTCGAGCAACCGCCCGCCGCCTTTGCATGAGTAGCAAAAATACTGCCCGGCGCGGTCGCCCTCGGGGCGGACGAAGAAGTTTTGCCATCGGTGTGCAGGATTCGGGGCCCCGTGGGTCGGTAGGGGACAGTCCTCGCCCCAGATCCGGTCACCCTTGCGGCGCACCTTGATCCCGAGCTTCGCGATTGCCGCTTCGACGTCGACCCCCATCAGAGCCCCGGGACGAGCTCGAACATCCGCTCGTAGAACGCGCGGAAGGGGCACCACTTGAGGAACTCCGCGCGTGTGAAGTAGGTCACCGGGCAACCCGCCTCGCACTGGCGTGAAGTGCCGTACGTATGGACCCGGAACACGCATGCGAATCCCCCACGGTGCGGTTCAACCTTTGCGGTTGCCGCGGAGTAGATGAGCGTCCTCTCGAGCGTCTGCAGCCCCGTCTCCTCGAAGAGCTCTCGCTCCTGCGCCTGCTCAACCGTCTCGCCGTCCTCGACGAGACCCCCCGGGAAGGTCCACCCGCCGTACCGCTTGTTCCAGACGACCAGCAGCCCCTCGCTGATGTCGGTGGGCTTGTTGCGCCACATCCCCCCATCGAGCCCGCAGACGTAGCTGATCGCCGCCATCTTCTTCGAGTCGTCCATCGCTCAGCCTCCGTCCGTGTCGTCCTGGGAACCCGGGTTCCCAGCCTCGAGCCCCAGGATCCGGACCGCCTTGAGGAAGTCGCGCACGAGCAACTCGCTGCGCGCGATCGCCCGCTTCAGCTCGACGGCGATCTTCCACGCCTTGTCCCAGTCGCTCTCGGCGTGCGCGAGCTGCAGATCCTTCTCACACCGCAGCACCTGGCGGAACGAGCGCGTCATGTCCGCGCCGATCTTCTTCGCAGTGCGCGCCATCAGCGCGACCCGCCCACTCGCTTCGCTCTCGTCGCCTGCTTGCGCAGCAGCCGCACCTGCTCGGGGTCGAGGTCAGGGGTGAAGGTGCCCCGCTGGATGTTCGCCCGCTCGTAGTCGACGAGCACGATCGCCGCCCGCACCACCTCGCTCGCGAGCTCCTCGTCGGGCGTCTTCTTCGTGTTGAACCTCATCGTGCGCCCCACTTGCCCTTCTTCTCTTTGACCGCGATCTGGTCCACCGGGTTGCCCCCCTTGCCTCCCGATGCCGTCACGTCGTACTCAACCGGCTTGCCCCCCTCGATGCTCCCGCGGTCCGGGTCCCAAGCGAACTCGATCGCCAGCGGCCACTTGCCGTAGCGCTGCTTGAGCACGTCGATCTCGAGCGAGTCGTCGGTGACGGGCTTCCAGAGCGCTGGGCGGTGGACCCCGATGATGTTGTCGGCCACCTCCACCCACGCGCCCGATCCCTTGATCCCCTCGCGCGTCGGGCGCTTGTCGGGCCGCGCCTCGATGTCCTTGAGCCTCTGCTGCTGCACCAGGATGCAGTGCACGTCGAGCTCCTCGGCCATCGCCTGCTGGCGGTAGAGCGCCTCCTCCTCCTCCTCGGGGGCCGCGTTGGCCAGGCACCGCTTCCAGAGGTCGGCCACGAAGACCGAACACCCGCTGTCGGCGATGTACCCCTGGACGAGGTCGAGATTGCGCTCGTTGCTCTTGCCCTTCTCGCCCGCGCGCCGCCGGAACGGGTTGGCGAGGAAACGCACATACCTCGAGATCTCCGTCATGCGCGAGCGCAATAGCTCGAGCCCCGCCTCGTCGAGGTTGCCGACCATCAGGTCGGTCCGCTTCCAGCCGAGCGAGAGGCAGGCGAGCAGCTCGAGCGTCACCCCGCCCTTCATTTCCCACGCCCCGTAGAGCACCTTGCGGCGCAGCCGGGCGAGCCCGAGGGTGATGCGCGCGGTCACCGTCGTCTTGCCCGCCCCGGAGATCCCCGTCACCACCGTGATTAGCCCGGGGGCAGCGGCGGGGATCATCCGCCGGTTCTTCGGATCACCCACGTCGTAGAGGTCGAGCCCGGGGACCCCGAACGGGTAGACCGCCCGCCCGCTCATGCGCTTTCTCACGTCCTCGACCTGCTCGGCCACCACCCGCTCCGGATCGAGTAGGTGCTCCCGATCCCCCATCCCGTCGAAGCTCGTCGACACCGCGCGCGCGAGCCCGCGGACCCGACTGATCTCCTCACCCTTCTCGAGGCTCTCGAGCAGGCTGGCGATCGGACCGGTCAGGGCGGTGTGGCGCTGCTTGTCGCCGAGGAGCTGCTCGACCCAGTAGGCGAACGTCTTGCGCGCGGGCGCGTCGGGCCTCGCCCTCATCAGCTCCGCCAGGTACGCGGAGTCGACCTGCCCGCCCGAGAGCCGCGAGAGCGTCGCGGGGTCCGCGGCAAGCTCCTTTCGCACCGCCTCCTTGATCGCCTTCTGGATCTGCTGGTGCTCGGGTACGAGAAAGACGTCGGGCGGGTGGCGCTCTGCGAACTCCTTGCGGTACTCGGGGCTCGCGAGTTGCGCGGCGATCACCTGCTGTTCGTTCAGAGGGTCGGATCGAAAAACGAGCTCGCGCCACTTTTGGTCAGCCATGCCGACTCAGCGCGATACCGATTTACGATCGCACTTCGAACACGCGGTACGTACGCGTCGGCTCACCCATGAACGTGAGCTGGATCTTGTCGCGCACGTTCGGTCGCCTCGTCCACCACCACACCCACCGATCCAACCGCCACGGCGGCGGATTGAAGATCTCGTACTCGTGCCCCATCCCATTCGTCACTCGCGCACGATCAAAGCGTCCGACTAACGCGCAGCAGAGATAGTTGAAAATGATCCACACTTCGAGCAAGGCGATAGCGATCCACGCGACGAGCAAGATGATGTACCCCACGCGCTCGACGCTCGGCGGCAGGCTGCGCGTGGTCGTCGACTTCAGCCACACGCAGACATCGATCCACGCCGGCAGCATCACCCGCCCTGCCGGACGCAGTGCACGTGGTAGTCGGCGACGAGAGAGCCGAAGCAGAACTGCAGGCGCCAGCCGATGCGCTGCCCATCGCGCTGGTTCGCGCGCCGCCACGCCTCGCGCTCGCCCTCGCGCCGCCACACCCACTTCATGAACAGGACCGACTTCGCTGCGTCCCCGGCGAAGTCTTTCGCGATCAACCGGTTTGCCGACGAGGTCGCGAACATCCGGCTCTTGCGATCGAGGTCGGCCACGACCCCGTAGACCTGCTCGTGCATCCACTCGTAGAGCGCGACCAGGTGGGCGCCACTAGCCCCCTCCCACTCGCCGCTCTCCGCCATCGCCTGCATCTCCGCCTTGCTCTTGGCGTCGCCGTAGAGGCGCCTCGGCTGCACCGGCGCGTCGGCGAACTCGGCGAGCGTCATGGAGCGCAGGCGCTTGGCGCTCTTGGGCTCCTCGGGGGGCTGGGTCGGGATGGGCTGATTGTGAGGGCGGAGGCGGCCCATCAGACGCGCGCCTGCTGAACGGCCGCGAACACCATCTTCAGGCTCTCGATGTACTCGGCCACCTTCTGCGCTCGGATTGCCCGCGCGACCACGGCGAGCTCCGCGTGCACGCGCGCGACCGCCTGCGCCTCGCTCTCGCCCTTGCGGACCGCGCTGGTCGCGCGGAACGGGCCGACCTCGATCCCATGAAACTGGATCGGCTGCATGTACTCCTTGCCCCAGACGACCTCGACGACATGCGCGCCGTCCGCGATCATCTCGGCAGGGAAGTCGTGGGTAACGATCGCCGGAGGGGAGGCGGGATGCGGGAGGCGGGGGTCGAGACCATTCGGTTCTGGCTTCCCGTTCCCCTGGCTCCGCGCCGCCGCGGGCGCGCTCGCCTCCGGGCAGCCGTCGAGATGCTGGCCGACCTGGAAGCACTCGGGGCACGCGACCTGCGAGGTCGGCGGCGGGGCCGGTTCTTGCGCGGCGGCTGCGGTGGTCTCTACGGGGCCTGTCGTCGTGGATCGAACTCTCATCGTGGTTGACCTCGCCTTATACCGACCGGAGCCGGCGAATGTACTCCGACCCCTCGATCCATTCGCCATTCCACAACGCGCGCACCCGAAACCACTTGTTCAAATTCTCAATCACTCTGCGTCCATAAACGTGGATATCGTGCAAGTACCAAAGGCGACCGGATTCCTTCCCACTCGCACTACGGCAGAGTCTCCCCTTCGTTTGATTCACCTGCTGACGATTGTTTCCGATCGGGGTCACGCAGATCCCGCGTGACACGGTGGGCAAGTCGAGTCCCTGCGCGATCGCCTGGTACGTCCCCACCCCGGCCATCTTGCGATCCTCACCCTGCCCGACGCGCAGCCCCGATGCGGTTCGAAAGAAAACTTCCTCCTGCCCCTTGCCCCCAAGCATCACCCCACTGCGGTACCCGCGCGCCACGAGCTCAGCGTCGAGGCTGCGCGCGTGCTCGACCCGGTGGGTGAAGAGCAAAACCTGCTCGCCCTGCTTCATCTCGAGCTCGGCGATCGAGAGCGCGAGCGCGTTGCGCGCCTCGTCACTCACCATCTGGGCCAGGAGCTTGTTGAAGTCCTGGCGGTAGCGGTACCAGGGCGCGCGAAACTCAGTGGGCACCACGCAGATCTCCACGTCCACGATCGCCCCTGACTCGATGAGTCGTTCGGGCGCGATCTCACACGCGACCTCGCCGAAGAGGTCGCGTGTGAGAAACTCCTTCTGGTCCTTGCGACTCGAGTCGGCCGAGACTCCGATGCGGTAGCGCGACCGGAACGGATCGACCGACGCGAATAGAGTCGGGGCCGCGAACCTCTGCACCTCGTCGCACGCGACGACGTCGTAGCGATAGGCGAGCTCATGATCCCCACGCTCGAACCGGCTCACGATCGTCTGCTGCATCGCCAAGTCGAGCCACTCGTGACCCCCGTCGCGGTCGCCGCGCACCACGCCCGGCTCGAACCCAAGCTCCTCCACGCACCGCGTCCTCCATTGCTCGAGCAGGTTGCCCGTCCAGACCATCACGAGCGCGCGGCGCTTGAGGCGCGCGAGCAGCCCGAAGAGAGCGCACGTCTTACCCGCCCCGGTCGCCGCATGCAGCAGGCAGTTCTGCTGACGCTCCGCCGCGTCGATCATCTCGCGCTGGTAGTCGCGCGCCACCTTCAGGTGGTCTGGGAACCCGGGTTCCCAGTTCTCCCAGACGCGCGCGTCCTCGACCTCCCAGGTGAGCCCGTGCGAGCGGAGCACGCTGCGCACGCGCGCGAAGCCGCCGCGCGGGAAGCTGATCTCGCCGCCCGGTAGGGCGGGGTCGTCGACGCAGACGAACGTCTCGTAGCGCTCGGGCTCCCCGGTCCCCGCGATCGTGCTGGGCGAGAAGGCGGGGTTGTCGTGGGTGAACTGGCGCTCGAGGTCTCGACGCACTCGATCACCAATCGGTTCGAGCGCGATCCGGATCCTCGAGTCGAGCAGGATGCGCACGTCGGCCAAGGTTGGACGACTATGCCGGGTGCTCCTGCGATCTCCGATCTCGCACCTTCACACGAACCGATTTTCGCAGAAGATCTATTTAGAGATCTAAGATCGAAGAGGAGAGAAGAAGATCTTCTGATCTCTCTTTCTCGATCTACTTCTTCGATCCAACAGGCAGCGGGAAGAGGTTCTAGGGGAAACCCACGACCCTCGTCAAGCAAGAAGTTTCGACGCTCGATTTCACAAGCGTCTGAGAGCCGCGTCGATGTGGGGTGGGGCGCGGCGCAGCTCGAGTTGGCACGTGAGCAGCTCGGGATCGATCTCGAAGGGTTCGGTGATCCAGGTCTGGTCGTTGAGAGGGTGGGCGTAGACGGCGTCGGGCGCCTCGGAGCGCGCGCGCCGCCAGCGCAGCTCGCGATCGACCACGACCTCACCGCCGTCGAAGGGGACGCGGGCCCGGATCCCCGAGGCGAGCGCGTTGAGCATCCAGGTCCCGGGGCGGGAGAAGCGCGCGTCGTACTCGAGCGTCCAGATCAGGCTCACGGGGCAGGGCGGCGCGCCTTGGGAACCCGGGTTCCCGGACGGTGCGTCCGGAGATCGTCACGCCCGAGAAGGCTCACCTGCCCGAGCGCGGCGCTCTGCCGCATCGTCAGCGTGTCCTCCTTGGGCTCGAGGAGAAAGGCGACTACCATCGGGGCGGTGAGGATCCGGACCCGGATCACTCAGACCTGCGGGGGCATGGCGGGAGGGGGGATGGAGCGGGCGACCGCGACCTTCTGGGTCGGCGGGACGATCTCCTTGCCGCCCCGCGCGCTCTCCACGAACGCCTGGTGGCCAAAGACGGCCCCGATCCCCGACATGAGCCCGTCCACCACCGCCGCCACCCAGGGCTTGCCGGCGATGATCTCGGTGCTCGAGGTGCCGAGCACGCCGAGCACGACTGCGATCCACGGCAGGTAGCGGGCGGGCAGCCGGCTCGCCACCCAGGTGGAGAGCCATCCCTGCTTGGCCAGCATGATGAGCCACATCGTCACGATGGCCCCGACCAGCGGCCACGCGTGCGCGTTCCACGCGGCGAGCAGCTGGGGGAGCAGGGCGGGATCGAGCGAGTCGGTCGTCTGGATGAGCGCGGCGAGGAGGGTGGGCATCGTGGGAAGTCATCCTCACCCCCGCGAGCTTGGCGCGCACCCTTCCGGCATCGGGGAGGGATGCGGTTCGTCGCCACCCTTAACTCGAGAATCCCAACCGGCCACCCCCATAGCCCCACCATCGGGACTCCGTCTTCTGACTATCGGAAGATCATCGAGGCGCCGAACTGGGTCGATGCGCGCCGCTACGCCCAGACGATCGATCCGAACTCGGTCGTGGTGAGCGCAACCCCCGCGGATGCTCAACCCACCGATGTGGAGCTGCGCTGGATCGGCCACGATGGCGCCGAGGGCGGCGGACCCAATGCGAAACGCCTGCAGCACCGAAGTCGAGAACCAAGGTTCTCGACTCGCGACGCCGAGACGGGTTGGCAGGATCTCTGATCCGGGCATCGTGGATCCGCATGGGCCAGTACGAAGACACCGCCGCGAAGTTCTTCCGCACCGCGCTCTCCTCGGAGTTGCTGCGTGACACTGTACGGGAACGACAGCTCGCCGAGCTGTTCGCGCAGTATGCGAGTCAGGTCCCCCGCGCAGAGCCCGATACCCTGAGCGCGTGGCGCGAGATCGATGGCGCAGTCCCCGAGATGCTCGAGCGCGTCTACACCACCATCAACGCGGGAACGCGCGGGGAGATGAACCTCGTGGGCAACGTGGTCAACTACCGCGCCGGCGCATCCTGGATGCTCGTCGTGAACGGCAGGATCATCCGCCAATCCGAGCTCATCGAAGGACCGGAGCCGATGGGCGATGCGAAGCGCGCGTGCGACGACTTCCGCGATCGCATCGTCGCGATGTGGAACTCGTGATCGCGCTTCACGAAGCCCGCTAGCGCTCGCGCCGCGTGTCACCGCGCGGGGTCACGGCGGGCATGTTGGCGACCGAGACCTTTCGACCGAGCTCGGTCTTGATCTCCTTGAGCACCTCGTTCTGGTGGGCGAGGGTGACGTTCTGGGTGCGAAACTCCCCGGCCAGATACTCCTTGCTGACCATCGAGGCGCGCATCGCCTCGGCCTGGTCGACCGCCTCGCTTGCCGTCTTGTCGATCGCGAGCAGCTTGCCCCCCATCGTGATCTCGTTCTTCTCGAGCGCGACGATCCTCGCCTGGTTCTCGCGCGCCTCGTCGCGCGCCCGACTCGCTTCTTCGTACGCCGCCCGCGCCGATGCCGCGCACTCGTCGCGCACGCGAAGCGTCTGCGCGGCCATCCCGTCGAGCTGCAGCTGCAAGAGGCGACGCTCCGACGTGTAGGCGCTCCGACCGAGCCACGCCACGATGGTCGCCACGATCCCCGCGAGCGTCCCGAGTAGCCCGAGGACGGCCCCGAGGGAGATCTTGAGGTTCTCGAGGTCCACGCCAGGCCAGGGTGGACCGCAGGGGCGAAAAGCCGCAAGCAACGATAGGACTGGACAAGCTTGTCCAATCCGCTACCGTCGTGATCGTGGGTGCCGAGCGCGCCCCGAAAGGATCCTGGGGACCATGAGACGTATCGCCGCCCTCTTCGCCGCCCTCCTTCTGCCCGCCTGCGGGGGGCCGCCCTTCACCACCGCGGATCGGGCCGCCACGCCGCCCAGCGACGAGGCTGGGAACCCGGGTTCCCAGGTGCCGATCCCCGACCCCGTGGGCGACGCCGCCTCGGCTGGCAACCGGGACGACGCGGGGCTGCCAGACCCCCCCGCCCCCCTCCCCACCTCCCCCACCCCGCCTGGCAGCCCCGAGGCGGGCTCGCCGCCCGTCGACCCACCCGACGCCCCCCCGCCCGCGCGCGAGGCCACAGCGCCCTCGTGCGGGCCCGGCAACTGCGCGGGCTGCTGCGACAGTACGGGTACGTGCCAGCGGGGAGGGTCCGACACCGCCTGCGGGGCGTCGGGCAACGCGTGCGGAGATTGTGCCCCTTTGACGTGCCTCTCGGGCGCGTGCGTGGGGGCTACGTGCATGCCCGCGCTCTGCCCGGCGTGCAGCAATGGGCTGTCGTGCTGCGCGGCCGGTGGGTGCGGGTGCGTCGGGGGCGCGGGGCTCTGCGTCGCGAACTAGAGGTCCCAGCCCATCACGGCCACGTTCACGCTCCCCACGCCGCGCGACGACCCCGTGCTATCGACCTGCAGGCCGAATCCGAACAGGACTCCGGACGGCGGGATGGCAACCTTCACGCGGTAGCCGACCGCGAGCGCGTTGGCCGACACCGTCGGGTTTGGCAGGGAGTCGACGATCACCTCGGCGCGTGTGAGCACGTGCGTCAAGGTCGACTCGTACACGAGCACCGAGAGCTGCAGGAAGTCGATGAATCCCGACGGGACCGGTCCCGAGATGACCGTGAGGAGCAGGTGGAGCGCCTTGGCGTTCGCGGGGTAGTCGGTCACCGGCGCGTAGGTCCCGCTGGAGAACGAGCCCGACGTAGTGAGGGTCTTGGTGAAAAGACCCCCGGCGCCGGGGACGTTGGTCGTCTGCTTGACCCCATCGGTCACCACCGCGGCGACCGCCCCGCTGGTGGTCAGCCCGACCGCGATGCAGACGGCCTTCTGCGTCGCCCCCCCCAGCCCCGTCCCTGGGGGCAGGGCGAGAGGTGCGTTGGGGGCGCCCAAAAAGCTCGCAGGCGTCATCGAGAGCGACGGGATGCCGCGCGGGTTGCCCGGCGCGAGCAGGCCCCCTTGCAGCGTGTAGATCGCCCACCGAGGCAACCCAAACGGCTCGAGCAGATAGACGTACCCGACCCCCGCGCTGATCGCGCCGCTCTGGTTGGCCGCGAGATTGAGGTCGGTGGTGCCGCCGAGCTGGCCGCCCAGGCGGTAGAGGCACCCGCCCCCCGTCCCCAAAAAAACGAAGTTTGGATCGGTCGCGCTCGTGTCGACGTAGCCAGTGAGCAGCGCGTGGGTCGGCGAGCTCGCCGTGTCGATCTGGGTCCGATGGATCCGGGTGTGCGGATCGCGAGTGGCGAGGTTGAAGGGCGGGAAGAGCCGGTCGCCCACGAAGGGGCGCACATCCCAGAGGGTGCAGTTGGACGAGGTGATGGCGGTGAAGCCGGTGGGGGCGGAGATCACCGCGAGCGGCACCCACCCCACCGCCGTGCCGGGAAACCCGCCGCCCGACCCGCCCGCGCGCACGCGGTACTGCAGACGCCCGGAGATGACCTTGTTGACCGTCGAGGCGAGAAAGAGCCCCGTGACGGGATTGAAGATGTCGCGGTTGTCGGTCTCGAGGACCGAGAACCCACCCGCCACCCTCGCGCACTCGACCACGTAGATGATCGTCCCGCCCGACGTGTTGGCCGGGACGGCGAGGGCGCCGGCGATGTTGATCCCCGGGTCGCGGATCACCTTGTACTGCGACTCGTCGGGGTTGATCGAAACATCAGGATCGTAGAGGCCGATCACCCCGGGATCGACCAGGAGGTTCAGGCTGCCGATCTGCGGGCGCACCACCAGCCCGTTGAAGACGGCCGCGCTCGGAGGGGAGGTGGCGATCGTCGACTGCAGGTCGAACGAGCTCGCCTGCGTGTCGTCGGTGCCGCAGTAGGTGTCGGCGAGCGCGCGGAGCAGCTCGTTCAGATCGAGCCCGCGGAATCGCTGCGCGCGGTTCTGGTCGTCCGAGATCGCGCGCTCGCTCGCGTTGTAGACCAGTTCCTGCTCGCCATTGGCCATGAGCGGCAATGTCCTACGAGTCGGGGTACCGCGTCACGGACACGGACCATCGTCCAGCAGCAATTCCCAGCCAACCCCACCCGCTCGGACCTTCTCGATCGCCGCGTAGACGGACTGGTAGGTGAGCGAAGAGAGGTAGGGGGAGCCGTCGAAGAAGTCGTCGTACGGCTCGGCGTCAAACGCGCCGGTCGGGTAGTCGTCAAAGGCGAAGCCGAACTCGCCGAACGAGAGGGTCGGGACGCCCACGTAGAAGTAGGCGCGCATCGTCAGGTAGGAGAAGAGGACGCGGAACCGGTTGGCATCCATCAGCCCCGCGGTCAGCCCGCTCGGCACCAGGACCGCCCCGCTCCTCAGCCCCACGATCGGATCCCCGATCGTGAACTTCCCGCGGATGCTGGCGAAGCCCGCGAAGCTCGTGAACGGGGCCGGGGGGCCGGGCACGAACGGGGCCGGGCCGACGGGATTGTAGACGACCGCGGTCGTCACGATCCCCGCCGCGCTGGTCTGCGAGACCTTCTCGCCGTCGAGAAAGACGCCGGTGAAGATGCCCGATGCGACGACGAGGTCGTAGTCGAACGCGTCCCCCCCGGCCCCGTGCACGTCGACGGGCTTGTCGAAGAAGAAGCCCGGATAGCTGGGCTGCCCGGCTTCGCGAAAGCACCAGGGGATCCCGGGGATCGCGCGGTTGAGCGCGCGCCGGATCGCATTGGGCGAGACCACGTCGGCGAGCTGGGCGACGCGCACGCGGTACTGGTCATCAGACTCGGCAGGCGCGCGGTCGATGTCCTTCTCGCGCCCGAGCGCGTCGAGCATCGCGGCCTTGCCGCCCGTAGGGCTCGCGGTGTTGGTCACTCTGACCTGCCAGTCGATCACCCAATCCAGCACCCGCCACCCCGCCGTCTCGACCTCGGGGGTCAGGTCGAGGTTCTCGAGCTCCACGTCGATCGCAGCGGTCGCCCCGCTCACCATCCCGACCACGTCGGTCGCGGCGGCGCCGTTCTGCTTCTGAAACGTCAGCACGAGATCCGCGCCCGCCTGGAAGAGGCCGAGCAGCAACCCGTACCCCACCACGCTCGCCCCGTTCATCAACTCGAGCTTCTCGCCGATCTCGAACGTGCCGGTGAAGTCGCCCGCGAAGCTGCGCACCGACTGCTCGAGCGCGAGCTCGAGGGTCCCGCCCGTCTGCGGGGTGACGGAGAGGTTCGGGGGGAGCCACCCGATCGCCCGCGCCACCTTGCCCGTGTTGGTCCCGGCGGTGAAGGCGACATACTGCCCGACGTGCTGCGGGACGAACGCGTCGGCGACGTCGATCGCATCGAGAAAGACGCGAGCGAGCGAGGAGGTCGTCACCACGCCGCCCGGGTAGTTCACCCCGCGCACCGTCGCCTCGACGTTGGTGAAGTTGGTGCCGGGCTGGTCGATCACGACCAGCGTGCCAGGCATGGGGTTGTTGTAGCCGGCGCCCGGACGCTCCGCGCGCGCCGCCACCGTGATGGGGCCCGTCTCGCCGGGCGCGAAGACCGCGTTGTCGGTCAGCACGTAGCGCCGGCCCGTCAGCACCCTCACCCCTTCCGGGTATCCCCAGTCGGTGATCTGCTCGTCCACCAGGGTCCCGGCGATCAAGACGAGCGGCAGGGAGAGGAGCCCCGATCGGGTGAGGGTGAGGGTGACGGATGCGCGCGACGATCCGCTCGCGGGCTCGTCGGATTGCCCCGACCAGGGCAGCACGAACATCGCCTGGGTGGTGGTGTCGATCGCCTTGCTGACCCGCTCGCCCTGCGCCCACGCCTGCGTGTACGCCTCGAACCCGCCCCCCTCACCCGCCTGCTCGATCGGCTCGCGGAATCCCTTGTCGACCGCACGCTCCCAGACCTGCTGCAGCTCGGCCTTCGTGAGCGGCCCGACCTTGGGGGTGATCACGCCGCCAACCCGACCGTCACGAACGAAGGGGTCGTCCTGAGCGTCTGGCCGAGCGCGGGGACGAGGTCGCCCGCGGGAGCGACGATTGCCGACTGCTTCACCACCAGGCCTTGCGCGGCGTAGCGCTGTAGCACCGAGAAGAGCTGGCCCACGTAGAGCGGCCCGTTGACAGGCAGGGAGTTGACGAACCCCACCACCGCCGCCTGGATGATCTGCGAGAGCGCGACGGTGTCGACGTTGCCCGCGAAGGTGAGCGAGAGGACGACCGAGATGAGCTGCGGGATCGAGGTGAACACGAGCACTGTGATCCCACCCGCGCGGTAGTCGTCAAGAGAGCTCAGCACTTGGGAGGCGAGCGCGGCCGACGCGACCCCGCTCGAGTCGGCGATGTAGAGGTTCACCACGCGCGCGGGCTGGCCGAGCGTGTTGATCGCCTCGACCGCCATCGCCGATGTCACCCCCGGGACCGCCTTGGCGCCGAACTCGATCGCCGAGAGCACCCCGCGGCGCGCGGTCAGCCAGAACCCGCGAATGCGGTTTCGGAAGTCGTCATCCTCCTCGACGTCCTCGCCCCCCGCGGTGACGTCGTCGTTATTGACCTGGACGGTCGTGTCGAAGAGCACCTGCGCGTTCTGAAATCCCCGGATCTGGTTCTTGCCGACCTGGGTCGCCTTGCCCGCCTGGCTCGCGCGTACGTTCGCGAACACGAAGTCGGTCTGCCCGAGGTTGAAGGTCGCGGTCGTGGTGGTGACGTAGCTGATCCCCCCGATTGTGGTGAGGGTGGTGCCGGCGGGGATGGAGCCGGCCCCGAGCGCTGCGGATAGCCGGAAGAAGCGCACCGTCCCGAGCGCCGCCGAGGCTCCCTTGCGGGCAATCTGGTAGCGGTCGTAGGCGTAGCGGTCGAGGTCGTCCCCGCTCGCCCCGTCGAGCAAGAGCGACGAGATTCGGAAGCCGAGCTGCTTGACGATCGCGTAGTGGACGACGCTCTGCGAGCCGACGAAGAGGTTCACGTCGCTCCCGACGACGTCTACCTGTCCGGGATCGATCCGCTTCGCCCGCGCGAGGACGTACGCGCGCCCTATGGAATAGAGGTCGACTCGGCTTGGCAAATCGAGCGGCACGGGGGCGAGCCTACTGCGTCGCGGCGGAGAGCTTGAACTTCGTCGCCCCCCCGCTCTTCATCCGCGCGGCGACGACGAACCAGCAGAGTCCGGGGGCGACGGGATCGGTCATCGTCGTAACGGTCACCGCCGCCGTCTCCGGCTCCTGCTTGATCTGCGACTCCCAGTCGGCCGCCAGGGTGGCGCGCAGCTGCGCGGAGGCGAGCCGCTTGCCGTACGAGGGGATCCCGACCCCGTAGCCGGGCAGGTGGGCGAAGGCGTTCTTCTTGGTGATCCCGCGCCGCAGCACGCGCTTCTTGTACGCGACCAGGCCCTCGTCGAACGCGTAGTCGCCGGTGTCGTCGACCACGTAGGTCCCGTAGGCGATCGCGGCGGGCGAGAGGGGCGAGGTCCCCAGCAGCGAGGCGGGGGTCTGGGGGTTGGCGAAGTCTCTCGAGGGAACGGGCGACTCGAGCTGCGGGGGGACGATCCGCCGGTAGAGCCCGATGAAGCCGAGCGAGGCGGGCGTCGGCATGGGGGTGCGGGTCGCCGCATCCGCCACCCCCGTGACCGTCACGGTGTAGAGCGACGGGAAGGGGGTCATGGGGCGATCGAGGACGAGCTCGATCGTGTTGGGATCGGCGCCGACGCGCGCGAAGAGCACCGTCACGGCGCGCGCGGTGGTCCCGTCAATCCCCTGGGTGGTCGTGTCGGGCTCGATCGCATAGTGCGAGAGCAGCGAGGCGTCCTGCAGGTCGAGCAGGCCCGAGAAGTACGGAGCCTCGGAGAAGTAGAGGCGCACCAGATTCTCGGCGATCGCGACGGCTCCCTGAAACTCGAACCCGCCAAGCGACCCTCCCCACGGGTCTCGCCCCCACCCCTCCGCCCCCCAGCCGGTCGTGGGAGCCGTCATGGATCGAACTCCAGATCGGGATCCGGGTCGTACGCGGGAATGCGCCCGCCGCCGTAGGGGCCACGAAAAAACAAGGTGGCCGTCACGCTGATCGGGTTGTTGAGATTGCAGTTGAGACCGAGCGACAAACCGAAGGTCGGGATCGCAGGTGGGTACGCGAGCGGCGGCAAGTGGAAGCCGAGCGCGGCACTGATAAACGGGATCTTGAATCCGCAGAGCTCTGCTGCGGGCAGCCCGGCGTCGAAGCTCACGCTCGCGCTGAGCAGGCCAGGCACGGGCGGTAGCTCGGGTAACTGCGGCAGCTCGGGTACCTGCGGGACCGACGGGACGGGCGGGACCGATGGGATTGGGGGGATCGACGGGATCGACGGGATCGACGGGTTGGGTATGCCAGGTAGGGTCGGGTTCGGCATCTCGTCGCCGACGTTATCCGATCAGGAGTCCCGGAGCACCGATGCCAGGCGTCGTCCCAGGCACCATCGGTTGCGATAGAGCGGCTTGAATCATGGACAAGAATGGAGTGACAGGCATCACCGCCGCCGCTTGCAGAGCCCCGCCCGCTCCGAGAGCCGTGGTGATCGCAGCCGCCAGCGTCGCGCCCGTCAGGGGCGTGATCCCGCCCGTCGCAGCACCGACCGCGATGAAGAGAGCGTTGAGGACAGCCACGACCGATTCGATGCTGGTCGCGTGCCACGACGCCTTGTTGCCCGCGGTTCCAAACTGCAGGATGCCCTGCGTGTAGAGAAACGACAGAGCCTTGTCGAGAGTCATCTGAGCGCCGTTTGCGCCCATCGTCACTTGCTTCTTCTCGATGTCGATCTGTACCAACGTGTCGGCATCCCCGTTTTGAAAACCGAGGAAGTCGGCCGTCAGCGCGAGAAACGCTGCGTCTGCATTGGAGAGAGTGATGTTGCCGACCGCGTCGATGCTGAGAAACGCCTTCGTCATCGCGCTTCGCAGCAAGTACGACGCAGACGTTTCGAATATGTAGGGCACCCTCAATCGCCGAAACGCGAAGTTGTTCCCGTTCGTACTCTGCCCTGCAACCATGGTGGGGAACTTGTCGATCTCTTGATTCAGACGCCCGAGGATCACGCACCCAGCCTTCTCGTCGCCCTCTGGGATCCCTACGATCACCTCATCCCCACCCAGGAACGGAAACCACTCCCCCTCTCCGTTTCCCGCGACCTCGTGGGCCACGCGGCACACCACCGGGACCCCGCTCGGGTGCAGCTTCACGTTCACCAGCGGGCCGTACTCCTTGGTAAACGTGACGCTCTTGGCGCCGGCCGTCTCGATCTCGACCGTCCCGTACGAGATCCACTGGCGCGAATCACTCTCGCCACTCGCGGACTCGCGCATCATCGACGGGTCGAGGTAGCTCACGGCGATCCCTTGAACGGCTGGTCGACGCGGATCTCGACGTAGTTCGCGCCATGCAAGTCGATGCTCACGCCCTCCTCGTCCCCGTCCCAGTCGACGCTCATCTGCCGCAGGCGGAAGGTCGTCTGAAACCCACCGTCGACGTACGCCTTTGCGTACGCGGCGGCGAGCTGGTCGTCGAAGCCGAGATCTTGCATCAATTGCGAGGCGCTCGCGAGCAGCCGGTCCTCGAGCTCTCCCGAGGTGCCGAAATGGGTCTCGCGCGCGACCAGCAGCTCGAAGGTGTCGCCGACGCGCATGTCGAGGATGTCGGGATCGAGGTTGCCCGCCCCGAAGCTCGCCAGGTTCTTCGTCTTGAGGTCGAGGGTGATCTCGTTACGCCCGACGCTCTGGTAGACGTTCTGCGCGATCATCTTCAGCGTCGCTTCGTCCTCGATCCCGCGGATGCGAAAGACCGTCCACTTCTGATCGGTCGTCGCGTCGCCCGGCCGGAATGTCGAGACGAGCTTGTTCGCCGCGCCCTTCGGGTCGGGAAAGCGCGCGACGAGCGTCTTCTTGCGCCTGGTGCTGTAGCAGCGGCACTCCACGTTGGTCGGCGTGCTCTTGGCGTACTTGCGCGCGATCTTCATCTTGCCAAGGTTGCGACCCCAGATGAGCCTTCGGTACTGGAAGCTCACCCCGTCGACGGTGCGGCCCTGGAAGGGGTCGTCGACACGCCGCGCGGTCTGGTTGGAGAGAAGCGTCTGGACCTGCTGGATCAGGATGGTGGTCGCGTCGACGCGGATGATGTGGCCGATCGCGCCCGTCACGTCGGTCAGGTAGTCCCAGACGGAGAGCTTCTCCGCCGCCGCCCCGCCCTTGCTTGGAGGCGGGCCGAGCTGCGGCTGGAACGCCGTCCCCGCCAGCGCGGCGCCGAGCTGCGGGGGGGTGGTGGAGGCGGGCAGGTACTGCACCGCGAGCCCGGAGAAGTTCGGGAAGTTGGAGAGGTAGTCGGCGATCGCCTCGTCGATCGGTTTCTTCGGCGAGATGACCAGGCCCGCCGGCGCCTCCACGTCGATGAGCAAGCGGGTGTTGTCGCAGCACTCGAGCGTGAGGGTCGGTTCGCCGTCGTCGTCCCAGTCGTCGGCGAGGTCGTCGACGAATCCCTGAAAGCGCAGGTTGGATCGCGTCACCCCTTGATCGTCCTGGTAGGAGTCGGGGATCACGTTGAGCGGCTCGCGGTAGTTGACCTGCCCGGTCGAGCCGGTGCGGGTCTGGCCCGCCACCCCCGCGGCGTAGTCGGCCGCCTTGACGGTCCCGCCGTACACCTCGACCCCCATCGAACGGATCGTGCGCGGGTCGAGCGGGCAGTCGATCGTCTTGATCTTCACCGTCGCGGTGTCGGCCGCGCGGATGCCGTTCTGGTTCCACGTGACGCGCTTGGGGATGATGCCCGCGATCACGTGGGTCAGGTTGTCCACGCTGCTCACCTGCCCCTGCGGGCCGCCCGGCGGGGGCTGCTGGCCCGCCGGCGCGAGGGTGAAGCGGCGCGTCCCGGGGACGGAGGTGTCCGGGGTGGCGACGAGCGGGGCGCGCTGATCCTTGGTCCCCTTGAGCACCGTGGTCGGCTTGGGGGGCGCGGTCCGCTGCAGCTCGGTCGAGCCGAACTCCTCGAAGCGCACGATCAGGCGGACCTTGAACGAGGGCCAGTACGTGCCATCGATCTGGGCGCTCGAGACGTTCGTCGCCATCACGGCCCCTTGGTCGCGTTGACCACGGGGATCACCAGCAGGGATCCGGGCGTGAGCGAGACCTGGTGCCACGGCAGGTGGTTGGCGCGAAGGATGTCGATGTCGTGGTCGATGCTGCCGTAGTAGAGCTGCGAGACCGACTGCGGGGTGTCGCCCTGCTTGACCACCCGGATCCCCAGGATCATCCCTTGCCGCGTCCCCTGCAGGGTGTTGGAGCCGATCTCCCCGCCGCCCGGGTGGCGTGAGAACTGGTCGCGCATCTGCTGCTGGGCGATCTGGCCGGCGAGCGCGCAGCTCTGCGCTTCGTCGTCGACGGCGGCGAAGTAGGTGAAGGATCGCATCAGGTCCCCGACATTCTCGGAGACGCTCGCCTGCTCGAACGGAATGTCGCCGAGGTTATCGGAGAACTGCAGGGCCTGATCGGTGGCGTCCTTGGCGAAGTCGATCACCGTGTTGGCGATGCTGAAGGGCAGGGTGGCGACGTCGATCGCGATGGCGCCGATCTGCGAGAGCCCCGTGGTGATGCGCGTGAGGTTCTGCACGAGCGACTGGACGATCGCGAGCGGCGCGTTCGCGAGGGTCTCGAGCTGCCCGAGCGTGAAGAAGGACGCGCTGCTGAGGATGTTCTTGTTCTGCGAGACGATCTTCGCGTTCGCCGCGGCGATCGTGGCCGCCATCGAGGAGACGAGCGCGGAGCTCGCGCTCTCCACGTCCGCCTCGCGCGCCGCCACCGCGCGCTGCTGCGTCGCGCCGCGCGAGACCCACGAGAACGTGACCGACCACTCGACGTCGACGGATCTCGAGGGCTTGAAGTCCCAGTGCGAGACCCGCCCCTCCCGCACCACCGTGCGGGAGATGACCCCGTCGGTCGAGCTCGCGATCGCCCAGGTCACGCGCAGCCTCTGCCCCTTGCGGGCCAGGTCTTCAAAGATGTCCCAGAGCGAGCCGGGCGAGCTGACGTCGATCTCCCCGCTCCCGTCGTTCCACGAGCACGGCGCGCGGTTGATCACCGTCAACCGCCACTCGCCCGTCCATGTGGTCGGGATCTCCTTGGCCACCAGCACCTGCTGGGTCGCCTCGGTCGGGTTGCCCGGGTACCAGGTGGTCGGAAGGACGTTCTCCCCGCCCCAGTTGGCCCCCCCCATCCTGGGGAGCCCGCCCCCGCGCAGCGAGAGGGTCCGCGTCGGGTTGCGGTAGGCGTCGAGCTCGACGATCCCGATGGCGGAGGAATAACTCAAGGGGGTCCCAGCTCCCGGCGTGAGCCGGCGCTCAGACCGCCTTCTTGTTTCGTCCCACCCACTTCGCCAGAGGGTTGGCCGCGCCCTTCGGCTTCGCCATCGGCTGCGTCGCCGGGGAGGCCGACGCCACCACGCTCGAGGCCGTCGAAGATCCCTGCGTCGAGCTCGACGAGCCCGGCGACGAGGTCGAGGCGGTCGGGTCGTTGGAGGCGCCGCTCGACGCTGCCGGCGGGGCGGAGGAGGCCGGCTGGGTCGACGCGGGGGGCGCGGAGGAGCTCGGCGCCGGGGCAGGGGGCTTGGGGGGGCCCTTCTTCTTCGCAGCGCCCGCCGCGACGAACTTCGAGAGTTTCGGAAAGGCCATCGGGATCTCCGAGATGAGACCTACCAGGGGGCCGAGAGCCGCCGCAAACTCCGGCCGGGAACCCGGGTTCCCGGCGGGGGATCAGAATCCAAAGGTCTGTGAAAAGCGACTCGTGATCCGATTGGTCGCGGAGCGCGCGATGTCCTTCCGGAAGATAAGTGCGATCTTGTCCGGGTCGGCGTTCCGGAAGTCCTGGTGGATGTGCATCGTGGTCGGCCCGAAGTTGATCGGCGGCAGCTTCGTCTCCGGTCCCTCCGCGCCGCCCGATGCGAGCCCGTGGAGCTTCTTGAGCGCGTCCTCCACGCTCCCCGTCGCCCCCGCGAGCGCGATGCGCAGGGCGTTGTTGGCGGAGAGGATCCGCCGCGCGCTCGCGTCGGCCTCCTTGGCGTTGACCTCGGTGGCGGTCTTGAACGCGCTGGTGATCTTCCCCATCCCGAGGCCCACCGCGATCCCCTGGGCGCCCATCACGTTCGCGCTCGCCGCCTCGAACCCGCCCATCGCGTTCGCGAGCTTGGCGTGGCCCTCGGCCTGCGCGTTGGCCTGGGCGAGCACCTTGCGGTAGGCGTCCTCGGTCATGTCGCCCGCCTCGACCGCCGCGGCGCCAGAGCGCTCGAGCGACTCGATGTAGTGCTGCATGTCCTGGTCGGTCGCCTCGACCTTCTGCGCGTCCTCGCCGATCTTGCGCACCACCGCGTTGATGTTGGCGAGCCGGTCGGCCGCCGCGTCGACGCTCTCGGTGAAGGGGTTCATGTGCTCGATGAGCCGCCCGAAGCTCATCCCGCTCTCCTGCTCGAGCTTGCCCATCTGATCGGACGCGAGCGTCCACGACCCCACCGCCGCGACCAGCGCGCCCGCCCCCAGCGCCGCCCCCGCCCCGCCCGTCCCCCCCAGCCCCCCCGCGCCCCGCGCCTTGCCCGCCGCCGCCCCCAGGCCCGGCAGCGCCCCCGCCCCCTGGGTCAGCATCCCCAGGGCCGGCTTGCCCACGTACTGCGCCGCCGCGAGCCCGAGGAGCAGATCGCGGTGCTCGGCGAGGAAGGAGACGGCCCCCTTGATCGCCCCCGCCCCGTCCTCGAGCGCCTTGCTGATCTCGTCCGCGTGGGTCTCGAGGTACTCGAATGCCTCCTTGATCTCGGCGCCGGCGATCTTCACCCACTCGCCAACCTTGTCCCCCATCGTGTGGGCGAGCCGCTCGATCTCCTCGCGGTGCTCGGCGAGGTAGACCTTCAGGTGCTCGAGCTGCGGGCCGACCGCGGCGATCATCGGGGCCCCCATCGTCTCGAAGAACGCCTCGCGCGTGCCGCTCAGCGAGGTGAGCAGCTGGTCGAACGAGAGCGGCGCGTCCTTCATGCGCTTGGCCATCCGGTCGACCGCGGTCTCGGCGAGCTTGAAGACGTCCTCTTGCTTGCCCCCCTGCATCATCGCGTTGAGCGCCTTGGCGACCTTCTTGGCCCCGCCCTCGACAACGCCCGTCTGCCGCATCAGCTGCACGAGCGCGTTCTTGGGCCTCACGATCCCCATCTCGAGGTCGCGCCACGCCGCGCTCATCGCCTCGAGCCCGCCGGGCAGGTTCTTCGACGCGACGGCCATCTTGTCGACCATCCCGGAGACCTCCTCGCTCGAGCGGGTCGAGCGAGAGGCGATCATCTCGAACGCGTCGAGCATCGATTCCTTCGTGTTGCCTGTAGTGATCCCGAGCTGCTCGAAGTGCTCGTTCAACTTCTCGGCCTTCTCGGAGAGCTCGTCGAAGCTGCTCTCGCCCTTCTCGACCATGCTGATCGCCCCGGCGAGCTCCTTCTTCTGCTCGGCCAGGTGGGCGGCGGAGTGGAAGACCTCCTCACCGAACTCCTTGACCGTCTCGACCGCCCCCGAGAGCTGGAACCCGATCGCCACCGCGGCGGCCTGCTTGGCCATCCCCATCATCTCGTGGCCCACCTCGTGGACCTTCTCTCGCAGGCCCTCGAAGTTCTCCTTGAGCTTGTGCAGCGCCTCGTGCGCCTGATCGTCAAGAGTCAGCTTGGTGGAGACTTCCGCTTGCTCGTGTTCGCTCATCTCAGGCGTCCTCGGGGCTACCGCCCTCGTTCTTCAAGATCTCCACCACCACCTCGAACGCGTCGCGCATCTCGCCGACGTCGCGATGCTCCCACGAGAACGGGTCGACGCGCGCGTAGCGGGCGAGCACCATCTTCATCCACAACCGGTCGCGAATGACCCGGGCCGGGTCCTTGCTGTAGAGGAGCGAGGCGTCAAACCCAACGCTCACGCAGAGGCGCGCGAGGACGTCGTCAACCCAGTCGGGGTCGGGCGGGAAGGTGGACCGCCGCCCGCTTAGCCGACCGTCCGCGGCGCCACGCAGTGCTCGAAAAAATCGGCGTTCTCCGAAGCGTCCATCACGTGCGTCTTGAGGTAGATCCCCTTGAGCTGCTGGCGGCACTTGCCGCCGATCTCGTTCCAGAAGGCGGCGACGCTCGCGAATCCATCCCCGTCCGCCGGGTGGGTCGGGGCCAGCGAGATCTTCTTGCCATCGACGCTGCGGATCATCGCCTTGGCCATCTCGTCGATGATCCGGATCCCGTCGCCGCGCGCGAGCTTGCTCGCCCGCTTCTCATCGGACTCCGAGAGGTTCCAGAGGATGCAGGTGCGGTCCTCGCCCTTGGGCATGTTCGTCATCGGCGCGCGGAAGCGGACGAACCAGATCGTCCAGCCCGGAGGAAACGAGAACCCCGCGGGCACCTTCGCCCATGCGGGGGTGGCCTGATCGGTGTCGGTGGGGACGACGTCGTCCTCGTCGTCGAGATCCACCACCGCGGGGGCCGGGGCCCCGCCCCCCTCGCCCTTCGCCTCGGCGATGAGCTTCTCCATGTCATCGGCTTCGATCTTCGGCATGCGTCGGTTTCCTCCGCGGGCGAGCTTACTCGTGGATCTTCTCGATCTCCCGCTTCACCTCCTCCTCGAGGATGGCGGGGATCCGGCGGCGCGCCTTGGCCATGATCCTTAGCCCCTTGCCCTCGCCCCCGAAGATCCCCTTCTTCTTCATGCTCTGCGCGATCGCCCAGGCGATCTGCCGGCCCGCTGCGCCGCGCTCTTCCTTCTTCGCCGCACCGACAAGCCCCTTGCGCACCACCCACTCGGCCAGGGCGTCGATCATGCGCTTGCCGATCTTGATGTTCTCCGCCCGCGCGCCGTCCTCGATGATCCCCGCGTGCGGGGTGGCGTTGTAGACGAGCGCGCCGTTCTCGACCGCCCGCGCCCGCCAGCCCGCGCGGTAAACCCCCCGGTCCACCGGGACACGCGGCTCGCGCGGAATGATCTCGGTCACGATCACCCCCACGACCCGATGGGCCGCCGCAAGCAGCCCGCGCAGCGCCGCCTTGCGCCTCTTGCCCTCGAGCTCCACCACCCACGCGGGCGCCTGCTCGATCGTCATCTTCCGGCCCATGGGACCGGATCATGGCATAGGTGGGGGCGAGGCGAGCGAGATGACCGTGCCCCCCCGCGGCTCTCCTCGCCTCTCTTTTTTCAACCCGCCGGCATAGGAGAGTCGAGCTGGAGCGGTGGGCCCTCCCCCCATCGCGATCTAGCTCCTCTTAGGTGGGCGCCCGGGGCGGCGTGGACACGGGGCTGGAGAGGGACGACGCAGACCCTTGGGACCCCGAGAACGCGCCACCCCGGAACTCCCGTACGCCCGCCCCGGGAACCCGGGTTCCCAGCGCGGTTCATGCCGACCGTTTTCGCAGAGGCGGGGTCGTGAACGCGATCTCTTTGGACCACCCGAGCTTGCCGATGCGATCGCGCAGCGTTCGAGCGTGGATCCCAAGTCGCCCCGCCCACTCGTCGATCGTCAGGGATTCACCCTGGTACTCGATCAGCTTGGTCGCCCTGCGGTTGCGCGACTGCTCCTTGCGCGTCGCCCACCGCACGTTACCCGGCTCGTAGTTCCCGTCGTTGTCGATGCGCTCGATCGTGTGAGTAGGCGTTGGGCGCAGACCCATATACGCAAAGAATGCCGCAAAGTCGTCGACCCAGTCGGGGTGCAACCCGATCCCGCGCCCGCCGTAATCCTTGAAGTCCTTCGCATGTGGGTTGAGGCAACGCTTCTTCATCGACTGCCAAGACCCATACTCACCTAGCTTGCGACCCGCATGGGTAGCCCCATGCGTCGTCGCTGCAGCCGACGTGCGCTCGCGGTGCAGGCACCCGCACGATTGCGTCCTCCCATCGAGGAGCGGACCGCTGAAGGCGTCCTTCGTCCCCCCGCAGTCGCACACGCATCGCCAGCGGTTTGCGCTCCCGCCGCCTGGGTAGACCACCCTCTCCCCGGGCCCCGTCACCACCAACCTGCCGAACCTGCGCCCCGTGAGGTCGTTCTTCTTCACGACCCGGAGACTAATACAATCTAATAACTAATCAAGAGAGCTGCAATGAGAAGTCATCAGCCTCTCCGCTCAGTTTCTTATTTGCGTAGTCGGTCCGGCTCGGCGTGCTCACCGCCTGCGGTCCGAACTTCGCGTCGGGGATGTAGATCGAAGGCTCGTCGCCGTTCGGGTAGAACAGCACGGCCCCGATGTTGATGACGAGGTTGGGGGTGTTGCGCTTCTGCCGGTCGTGGATGGCGATGATGAGGCGCAGCCAGTCCTGCGAGTGCGTGTGCATCTCGAAGTCGAACTTGACCCCGTTGTAGACGTCGTCCTTCCGGTTGGTCTTCTCGCCGAGGTAGCCCTGACTCTTGATCTCGCTCTCAAACTCCACGTTGAAGTTATGGATATCCGTGAGGGTATCTTGCAGGACCCCTCCAGAGGTGATCACGAGCTCAATCTCCTGCCCCTTCAGCCTTTGGGCTACCACTAGACCCTTTTCCTTCTTGTGCTGGCATCCGGTCCATGGGCTGCACAGACCTCATGGGGCGCGTTTTTGGTAGATGGACCGTCGTCAGTCTCGCACCTCGCGTCAGGAAACGAACCTTCTGGAACTGCGTCTGCACCTGCGGAGTAATGCGAGTCGTCCACGCGGGAGCGCTCATCGCGGGCAGCACGAACTCGTGCGGGTGTTTGCGCGTCGAGATCGGCCGTGCGCAACGGGGTACGTTCTACCACCGCATCGCGCGCGGCTTCTCCGAAGAAGAGGCCATCACCACCCCCCCTCTCAAGAAGAACGGACTCCCTCGCTAGCGCCACGGTCACTTGGGGTTCCCTTTCACGCCGCTTGCGGCAAGAGCTCCGCCACCACCACCGTCTCACCGATCGTGGTCTGCAGCACGATCGAGTCGAGCGAGGCGAGCAGCCGGACCACCACGATGATCCGGAAGAGCCCCTGCCCGAGCGTCACCACGTCGTTGCCGCTCTTGGTGTCGACCCCGAAGGAATCGATGCGCTGCGCGTCGGGGTTGTTGGGGTTGCCCTGGCTCGCGCTGCTCCCCCCGCCCGCCAGCCCGTTCAAGAACTGGAAGATCTCCGTCCGGATCGCGTTGCGACGCTTGGAGGTCGAGAGCTTCTTGCCGAACTCCTTGAGCGAGATGGCCATTGAGTCCTGGAGGAAGTCGGCCATCCGGCGGCGTTTGATGTTCACGATCGACGGGTTGGCGAGCGGGTCCACGCTCGTCACGCCGCTCTGGAAGGCTGCGACCCCATCGTCGATGATGAGCGCGCAGATCCCCGCCGCCTTGAAGGCTTGGTAGGTCGTGATGTCGAAGTTCTGGACGTTCGAGCCCGTCTCGATCGCGTTGACCCCGTCGGCGAAGTCGGTGTCCTGGCCGGGGTTCTCCTCCGGGTTGAGGTTGCTCATCACCGAGGCGAGAAACCCATCGGCGCCCACGTCGACGTTGCCGCTCGCGTTGAACCCCTCGCCCCCGCCGGGCCCGACGAGCGCGATGATCGGCACAAACGTGTTCGCCTGCGGGTAGCAGTAGATGACCCGATCGGATCGGTACGCCCCGACCCCCGGGGTCGCGGTCGTCGAGAGCGCGGTCTGCACGGGCGTATTGAGCGGGGTGCGGATGCAGGCGACGCGGCCGAAGCACCCGCTCGCGCTCGCGCTGATCGCGTTGTTCCGCAGGGCGGTGCGGATCGCGTTGCTCTGCCGGGCCGCGAAGATGATGTTGGTCGTCTTGGCGACCGTGTTGACGCGCGCGGTCGCGGCGATCGAGATCGCGTACTGCGCGTCGATCTGGTTCTCGGTGAGCGCGGCGGTGATGACCTGCGGGTTGACGACCGAGAAGGCCCCGATCGCGGGAGGCGAGAGGATCTGGCTCACCGACCCCGCCCCCGTCCCCGCGCCCGTCCCGTCGTCGAGGGCGTGGCGGATCTTCACGCTCCAGCTCGTCGCCCCCGCGGCTTGCTGGACCCCGGCGATCGTGACCCCCGAGAGCGCGAAGAGGACGCCCTGCATGGTGACGAACTGCGCGCCGCCCGGTACCTGCACGACCGTGCCGGCCGGGAAGGAGCCAGCGGGAGGGGGGGTGCCGAGGGTCTGCCCCACCACCAGCCCCAGCTCGGTCAGCACCGCCCCCGCGCTCGCCCCCACCACGCTCACCACGCCGCCCGGCTTGGTCCCCACGACATAGAACCGGCTCGCCCCGTCGCTCGTCACCGGGGCCCCCTGGGCCGCCGCGGTGAAGGCAGCATTGAGCTTGGTGACGGTAGCGGCGAGGGTGTCGCCCGACGCGACCGTCGTGGTCACCGACGGCAGGGAGGCGTCGAGCTGCAGGGTGATGGTCCCGGAGGTCCCGAGGTTGTACGTCCCGGCCCCGCTCACCAGGATGGGCAGACCGGTCGCGGTCGCCTCGGTGCCGGCGAGGAAGCCGAGCGCGGTCGCGGTCGTGCCCGACCCGACCACGAGGAAGCCCGTTGCACTCGTGTTGGAGATGCGGAGAGCGCCGTTCGGGTCGCTCTCCACCTTCGTGTTGGCGATCGCGGCCTGCACGATGAGGGCGATCTCGTTGGGCGCGACCGCCGCGATGTTCGCCACGTTTCCCGCCCCGCTCGTGACCCCCGCGGTCAGGCCGAGCTGCGCGAGCACGCCCGTCGACCCGCCGACGACGCTGACCTGCCCGCCCGTGCCGCCCTGCTGGCCCGTCAGGGTCAGCTGGCCGCCCGAGGTGCCGGCCAGCGCGAACCCCGCGTACTGGTTGATCCGCGCCACCACCTGCGCGAGCGACTGGTCGGCCGCGAGGAAGGTGACGATGAAGGAGGTGCCCTGGTCGTACGCGAGCGTGAGGGTGTTGCCGCCCGCAAAGGTGGTCGGGTAGGTCCCCCCGATCGCCGTGACCGTCGCGGCCGTCCCGGTGAAGGTGGCGGAGGTCGGGCCGGCGCCGACGTCGAGCTGCAGCACCTGCCCGGTCTGCAGCGCGTAGCGGAAGGCGGCGTTGCCGGTGAGGAAGGCGAGCCGCGTGATCGTGACCGCCCCGACGGAGGTGTCGACGCGGCAGAGCAGCAGGGTCGAGAAGGTCTTCTGATTGAGCTGGACGACCCCGTTGCCGTTCCAGAACTCGGCCGCCAGCGCCCCGTCGGCGAAGCGCTGGCGCGCGCACGGGTTCTGCCCCGGCAGGCTGCCGTACTGGTACCCCAGGCTCCCCCAGGTGGTCTGAAAATCCGTCGTCGAGATCACCTGCTGCGGGGCGTTGAAGGGGCCGTCCTCGAACTCCCCCACGCACATCGTCGTGCCCGACCCGATCCCCGCGATCGCGCCAGGCGGGGTCAGGTCGATCACGTTGATCGACTCCACATTCAAAAGGACCGTATTGCCTGGGTCCTGAAGAAATCGACGGGTGAACATCCCCATTACGCAGCCATCCTCTCGGAATGAAGAACGGTTCCACGACGACCAGACCACTCGTCGAGCGTCTTGTCCTTCTTCGGCTTCGGTTGCGTCATCGCCCGCCGAATCTACGGGGTGGGGAGGCGGCGCGTCAGCTTTCGACCTCTCACGTCGGCGGACGACGCGGGAAGGCGGCAAGCGCGCTCTCGTAGCTCGGGTCGCTCTTCTCGTAGGTGGCGACCTCGGCGCGCGGGGCGATCTCCACCACCCTCCGCAGCGTGACGAGGTCGAAGCGCATCTCGAAGACCATCTCCGTCCGGCGCCGCCTCCGCCCACTGTCCTCGTCGTCGATGTTCTGCCCCTCGAGCGCCAGGAAGTGCGCGGTCTGCCCGTAGTAGGCGGGGACGCGCAGCCGCACCCCGGCCATCTCCTCGACCGGGTGGCACGCCCACTCCACGCCCGCGAGGATGGCGCGCCGCTGCGCGCGCGTGCTCGCCCAGATGACCAGCACGACGCGCTCGACGTACTCGTCGCTGCACACCAGGACCGTCCCGGGACCATGCTCGTCTCTCGATCCCTCGTCGGCCGCGGGGGTCAGGCCCTTGGGGTCGAGGGTGTAGCGGCCCGGCTCGAACACGATGGTCGGGAACTTCATCGGCTGCACGTCGTCGTCGGGGTACTCGACGAGGAAGCGCTCGCGCGGGATCTGGTAGTCCTCGGGCGGGCCGGGCGGGTTGAGCTTTCGAAAGACGATGCAGTGCAGGTAGTCGGCGAATCGCTCGAGCACCGCGGTGCGCCCGTCGACCGCGGCGATCGGGATGGCGGGTCGCGGGGGGAAGACCGAACCCCAGCGGGTCCCGTCGAGCAGCTTAGTCATTGCGGCATCGTACCCCACGACCCCGGACGGGGGGATCGCTAGGCCCGAATCCTAAGCACCCTGAAAACCAATCGGGCAGGGAGCAATGGGTGCCCGTCCGGAGTCACCAATGCTCACGAGTCACTTCGCAGACGAGACGATCGAGGTCGGGTGCGAGCGCGAGCGCGAGCGATGCGCGATCCAGCTCCCGTGGGACGACCCCTTCCAGGGTCTCGCCGCGTACATCGAAGCGCGCCATCTGACAGTTCGTCTCCACCTCGAGCGCGAACGTCTTCGAGACGCTAGGGGTCGTACCCGCTAGTGCTCGAGCCATCGCGGAGCGCGTCGACACTCACCCGCTCGATCAGCGCCTGCCACTCCACCCCGCCCGCGTGCCGGTGCGGGACCGCCATGAGCCGGAACTTCATCCGCTCGGCCGGGTCGTCCCCGCGCCCGTCCTCCTGGACCTCCCAGTAGAAGTCGAGCGGCTCGGGCAGCCCCTTGGCGTCCAGGCGCGCGGGCAGGCAGTGTGCGCTCGAGGGGCGCGGGGGATCGTGGTCCCACGCGAACTCGGCCGAAGGGATCGCGATCCCCCGAAGCTGATCGGAGGTGAAGAGGGCGGAGATCTCCGTCACCCGCATCGACCCCACCGGCAGGACCCCGCCGGAGAAGAACCGATAGGAGACGTTGTCCAGGCTCACCACCTTGGGGGTGGGGAGGATCTCCAGCCGCGCGACCTGCCTCTCCCGCCCCTCGCCGCGCTCCTCGCCCGCCCAGCGCGTCCACACCAGCCAGACCCGATAACTCCTAACCCCAAACCTTGTGGCGAATTGTCGAAGACGGTCGACGCGCGGGGCGAGCCGGTGGGCGAGCGTGTTGGACGCCTGGCGCGGGGTGAGGGGCCGGGGGCGCGGCATCTCAGTGGCAGCTCGCCGCCGCCTTCTCCTCGCCGACCTTCTTCGCCACGCTCTGCGCGAGCGCCTGGACCGCGCCCTGCTTGTCGGCACCAATGTGGCAGTCCGAGAGGATCTGCATCACCGGCTCGCCGTAGTGCTCGACCACGCACGCCGCCTCCACCACCGTGAGGACCGCGACGGGCGCGACCTGCGCGGCGAGCGGACAGCCCGCCTGCACCACCACGATCCCCGCGCACGCGACGACCAGCGCCAAGTTCATCATCAGGCTGTGCTTCATGGTCCGTCTCCTATCCGTGCGAGCGGCGCGCGTTGACCCCGCCGGTCTGCATATAAAATCGCTGGTCGTACGGGTTGGGGATGATACCGAAGAGGTTCGCGAGGCTCGCGCGCCACCGCATGTACCCCGCGTTGCCCCAGAGCTGCCGGTGCTCGTCCTTGTTGATCTCGATCTCGTCGATCTTCGTGACCGCCATCAGCTCGTAATCCTCGACCCCCTGGCACTCGATGCGCTCGAGGATCTCCAGGTGCCGCCGCACCTCCGGGGCCGCGGCGGGCAAGAGCTTGTCCATCGACACCTCGATCGGGAACTGCGACTGCACCGACGCGGGCACCCCGAGGGCGAAGGTGTAGGTGAGCTGGCCTTGTTGGTACCCGAGATGGTGCCTGATCTTCACTTTCTCTTCGTCGGTGAAGATCGTCACCGGCCTAGCCCGCCGTGGTCGGAACCGGGTCGGGCGCGAACGTCTCCTCGGGCTCCTCGCTCTCGTCGGCGATGAGCTCGAGTTTGATGCCCTGCTTCTTCAGGCCCGCGATGTCGTAGCAAAGCTCGCTGACCTCCTTGCCCGCGCGCAGCGCGGTGCGCGCGTTGTTGAACATCACCATCCCGCCGTTCAAGACCCGGTAGCGTTTCGCCTTCGGGCCCACCCCGCGCCCCAGAAAAGGCGTGGGGGTCGGGGGGACGATCTGACCCTGCGGGGACGGCATCCCGCTCGCCCCGCCCGGCATCTTCGCCAGAGCCCCTTCCGTACCCACCGCGTTCGGCTTGTTTCGCATCGTCGTCGTGCCTCCGGGGCCCAAGATACACGAAGGCCCGGTCGCCCTTGAAAGAACACCGGGCCTTGCGCGTCGTAGGTGTAGTGGCTGGGAACCCGGGTTCCCAGCACTCAGATCACATGGCGTGTTCCACGACCAGGGCGCGTTTGAACCTCTCCGGCCCCGACGGGCCGGTCACGTCGCTCGGCACCGGGAAGCAGGTCGTGATGCTCCACGTGCTCGAGACGACCTGCTGCAGCCGGTCGAGCGGGGCGCGCAGGATCAGGCGGATGCGCTCGGTGAGGATCTTGATCCCGTTGTTGACAACGTCGAATGTCCCCGTCTTGCCCGTCAGGCCCGCCTCGGTCACGAAGTCGGACTCGTCGAGGTAGCGCTCGTAGAGCGCCCCCTTGCCGGTCACGATGACGCGGTCGATGTCGACGCCCTGGTCGTTCGTCGTCTCGGCGCCGATCTCGGCCGAGTACTGCGCGAAGTTCGGGCCCGTGAAGACCCTCGGTCCCCCGTTGCTCGCGTTGAACGGGTCGGGCGACTCGTTGTTCATGAAGAACATGATCCCCGAGATGTGGCCGATGAAGCCGCTCGAGTACATCGCCCCTTCGGGCAGCGCGGTGTTGAGGCGCTGCAGCACCGGGTCGGTGAAGATCTGCGCGTTCGCGAGCGGCGAGATGTGCGCGTGGTAGTAGCCGTCCTCGTGGGGCATCACGTTGCCGCGCCGAAGCAGCGCGACCGCGTTGATGCAGTCCTGCAGGGTGACGGTGTCGCCCGAGCCGATCGCGTCGATCGTCGCCCCCCCGCCGCTGCGCACGATGCGCGGCGCGTAGGTGCTCTTGAGGCTCGTGCGGGCCGCGAACACCGCCCCCACCGCCGCGGCGAGCGTCAGGGTGCCGGGGCCGAACGGATCGGTCGGGTCGTCGGGAACGAACCCGGTGACCTGCACCGTGATGGTGCCGGCGACACCGACGACGCCGAGCGTCGCGGAGAGGGGCGAGGCCGGCGAGACCGGCTTGGGGGCCACGTTGACGCCAGGCACGATCACGTCGGTGAACCCGTTGAGGCTCGCGACGTGCACCTGCGTGTCGGTCGTGAGGGTCGCGACGTTGATGACCGTGTTGCCCGACAGGTACGCCAGGAAGAGTGAGTTTCGGGCGACGCGGTTGATGCTCTGCCCCGCCCCGATGCCCAGCTGCTGGATGTTGCGCATCAGCAGCGAGGCCGCCGCCGTCACGCTCGTCGGCATGTTCGTGTCGACCGTGTCGGAGTACTGCTGGATCACGCTCGTCCACTGCTCGTAGATCACCGTCGAGGGCTGAGGGTCCTGGCCCGGCACGAGCGGCTTGGTCTTGGGGGTGAGGAGACCGGGGCGCGTCTGGTTCAGCGTCTCGCCCGTGTTGGCCTGGACCTGCTCGGCGAGCGCCTCGGCGCGGTACGCGAAGTTGGGGACGAGCCCATCGTGGAAGGCGCGCTCGAGCGCGCCTTGCTGGTGGAGCTCCTGCATGTACGGGGGGACGAGGAGGATGACGGACATGGGAATCTTTCGTGGGGAGGGTGGAGGATCGCGCCCGCACGCCTTCCCTGCCGATCCGACGCCCTCGTCCCCGATCCGCCTGTTGACCGCCGGCGTGCGCGTTGGGGATTCTTCGTCGCTCTCGCAGGGCCTGGCCGCGGCGGCCTGAAACCTGATCTCCAGGCGAGCGTCCCCGATCGCCGATCGCGAGCGCAAGAAAAACGAAGGGCCGGGACCCTCGCGGATCCCGGCCCCGGTGCGTGGGTGCACCCACCTGGCAGGAGCCTATCCCCGCCACTCTGGCTGGTTAGTTCAGGTGTAGCCGTTGGCCTTCTTCCACTCGCGGACCTCGACGGCGTTCATCGAGTTGGGCTGGCCCGGCTTGAGCGTCTTGCCCTGAAACTTCCCCGTCGTGATGACCGGCGCGGGCTTGTTGTCCCCACCGCCCTGCGGGTTGGCCCCGCCCGTCACGAGCGGGACCCGCTCCGTCTGGGTCGTGGGGGCGGGCGCTTCCTTCTTCGCAAACTCGGGGTTTTCTTTCACGTACTCAGCTAGGAAGTCGCGGATCTCCTTCTCTGAGTCCTTCTCGCTCATCGCGTCGAGCTGCTCGACGGTGAACTTACCGGCCAAGTGGGTGGAGAGCTCGCCCTTCACGTACCGCCAGTGCTTGGGGGCGATGTACTCGACCGCCACCGCCTTCACCTCTTCGCCCGCCTGGGCGACGATCGCGTTCTCCTCGATCTCCAGGACCCGCTCCTCGGCCGCGCTCGCGCGCTCCTTGGCGATCCGGGCCTCCTCCTTCGCGCGCTCGATCTCCCCGAGCCCCGCGAGCCGGGCCGCCTCGGCCTTCTCCTCGAGCTGCTTGCGCTTCGTCTCGTTGCCCTTGATCGTCTCGGCGTCGTCGGTGCCGAGCAGCTCCTTGAGCTTCGCGGACGTGTTCTTCTTGCTCGCCCGGTCGATGCGGTCGGCGAGCTGCTTGCTCGTCAGGACGATCTTCTCGCCCGGCCTCGGCTCCTCCTCGTCGCCGATCTCGCGCGGCGCCGCGGGGGCCTGGGTGGCGCCCGCCGGAGCTGGGGGAGGGGGTGGCGGAGAAGGCGGGGCGCCCGCCCCAGGCGCGGCTCCGCCCGCGGGCGGCTGGCCACCAGCGGGCGGGGGATTCGGATCGGTTGTGGTCGTCATGCGTCGATTCCTCCAGGGTTCTCGCGTCGCGTACCCCCGCGCGCGTCTGCGCGGGGGCTTGTCCTGTCTGGGCTGGGAACCCGGGTTCCCAGGTCGCCCGATCAGAAGTTCGGGCTGGGCGCCTCGAGCACCGCGTTCAGGTCGACGCCGCCCGATCCGGCGGGCGCGCCGCCGTTGCTATTCGGGATCGAGCCCGACGCGATCCCGAGCTTCACGCGCACCTGCGTGACCACGTCGGCGATGCGAAACTGCAGCTGCATCTTGTTGGCCGAGAGGTTCGCGTTGAGCGTCGTGGCCGGCGCGCCGCCCGGCACCAGCACCGCGCACTTGCCCACGTTGGTGCCGGCGAGGATCTCCGCCTCGAGCATCGAGACCACCCCAGGGGCCGCGTTCGCGCCCGGGGCCGCCGCGCCCGCGTACTTCGCGGGGATCAGCCCGACCCCGGTGCCCGGCACGACGCTGAGCGTGAGCTCGACCACGTCCTGCTTCTGCACCGCGTAGTCGAGATCCACGTCGTTGTAGGCGTCGGTCGTCAGGAACATCAGGTCGCCGCTCGGCGAGATCCCCACCGTCCCGGTCGTCGGGGTCGTCCCGTAGGGGGTCTTGGCGGTCAGCTCCCCGAGCGTGCCCGTCGAGGTCGATGCGTCCTGGGCGCGCGCGTAGACGCGCGAGATGCTCCTCGCCTTCGCGTCGTCGGGCAGGGTGATGACCTTGCAGGTCGCCACCCCCACGTACGGGTTGGCGGCGCCGCCGAATGCGTTCTGCCGGCGCAAGCCGACTTCGCTCTGGCGGAGGAAGGTGCCGAACCCGACCAGCCGCAGCATGTCGGCGAGCGTGTTCGCGCCGGCCGCGTTCAATCGCGCGACGAGTCCCTGAGCTGCGGTCGAGATGGTCATTCGAATCGTCTCCTGGTCGTTGTGACGCGAGGCTAGACCTCAGAGCTGGCGCTGCGCGAAAAAGCCGTCAGCCTTCACAGCTGACCCGACGCAAAATACTCGATCTGCCCCGATCCCTGGACCTCGAGCAGCGTGATCCAGAAGCCGTCCGGCGCGTCCGCCTCGTGGAGGAAGATCCCATTGCTCGGCAGGACCGCGACGATCGACCCGCCCGCGGGGTTGCGGTAGGTAATGCGGAACTGGAAGAGCCCCGCCTTGACCCGCATGTAGACCGTGTCGGCCTGGGTGACATCGTCGGTCGCCCCGACCCCGCTGAGCGCGACGAACGCGCTCGGCGAGTTGACGTTGCGCGTCTTGGCCCCCGTCGAGACGGGCGAGGGCTTTGGGCACGGGGCGCCGAGCTGCCCGAACGGCACGCTCGTCGTCGCGCTCGGGAAGCCGGGCGCCTCGCACCCCGCGGGGGGCGCCTCGGTGAGCGTGCCGGAGATCTGGACCGTCCCCACGCGCTCACTCGCTCGTGTCGGCGGTCGGCTCGTTGGGGATGTCGCCCACCGGGCCCCCGTCCTCGACGTCGGAGTTTTTCGCGGGCGCGGCGGTGGAGCCGCCGAGCTTGAAGGGCTTGTGCTTCTGGCCCGCCGGGGTCGTGCCGATCATGCCGCCGCGATCGCTGGGAGGATCCATGTGCAGGGTCCGGCCGCCGTCGGCAACGCTGTCCGCGTTGAAGTCGGGCGGCCCTGACTTCTGGGGGCGGTCGGGGCCGCGCTGGTTGGTCATCCCCGCGCTCTTGCCCGCGTCGGAGTTGCCGACCGCGCCGCTCTTGCCGTCGGGGGAAAATGGGTTGGACTTGCCGTCTGCGTTCATGGGGGTGCTCCTCGAACTCGAGTCTACCGGGAACCCGGGTTCCCAGGCATCAGACCTTGAACGGCTTGTGTCCGTTCTTCGCAGCGGGCCAGGGGATCGCGGGCTTGTAGACCGGCCGGCCCCCATCGTCGGTGGGCGAGCTCGCCAGCCCCCCGACCTCCCCGTCCGCAGTCATCACCTCCGCGCCGGCCTCGGCGAGCGTGACGCCCTCGTCGTCGGCCCGCTCCTGCGCGGCCCCGGCGCTCTGCGGCTTCTGCGCAGGCGCCTCGCCGACGTTGCGCCCCGCGGGCGCGGAGAGGTTGAACGGCTTGCGGGGCATCGCGCTTACGGGTGCTCCGTAACCGAGAGCCCCGCGGCCGCGCCCGTCGAGCCCGTCCCGAGCGTCGCGGTCGCGTCCCCCGCGGTCGTGACGAGCGAGAAGGTCGCGGCGGTCCCCGGGACCAGACCGGTCACCTCGAGCGAGATGGAGCCGTTGAAGGGCGGGGCGCCGGCCGCGCCCGTGTAGGTCCCCAGAGCCGCGATGACGGTCGCGCCCTGCTTGAGCAGCACCCGGATCGTCCCCGAGGCGAGCGGGGCGAACGAGAAGAACGACTTGACCGTCGCGTTGGGGGAGCTCTTCGGGGTGTAGGCGACGTTCGGGGTGATGGCGGCAGCCGCCACGACCGTCCCGCCCGCGACCGCCTGGGACGAGGCGACGTTGCCCCCCTCGTTGCTCGAGGAGGCCGCCACCGCGGCGATCATGATCGCATCGATCTCGGTCGGCTGGGCGCCCTGCTTCTTCTTCTTGGTCGCGATCACTGCGCCGGCGGCGGCCGCCGCGTTCGTCGAAGGGACGAGCTGGCCGCCCGCCGAGAGGATGGGGGCGGTGGGGGTGAGGGCGTCGTTGATCAGCTCCCCGGCCGAGAGGACGGTCGCGCCGTTCGGGCCCTTCATGCGGGTCGTATTCAGCAGGTACCAGCTCGCCATTGGGTAGCTCCCTCGAGCACGAGAGGTACCAGCGCGCCGCCCGTGGCAGCAAGAAGCGGCCCGCTAAAGCCAGCCTGGGAGAGCCCTTCGGATCAACCCTTCGAAGACATCGTCCTGCCCGCCGCTTGCCTCATCGGTGGCTTTCCAGAGCCGGTCAAATTCCACCTTGGTCCACCGACCCTCGGCGATCAGTCGGTCGGCCTCCTCTGCGATCGCGTTGAGTGCGTCTGCGTCGAACCCCATCAACGTTTGCCTATGCCGAGCTTCTTGAAGACGTCCTGGACCATCTGATGCCCAATGGGATCGAACGAGGCAAGCAGGTTGGGCTTGCGCATGTGCGCGGCGAACGACTCGGCGAAGTACTCGTCCTTGTGAACGCTGCCGTACCGGGTCAGGTGCGATTTGTCTGACTTCGCTTTCTGGAACGCGGTCTGCACGATCGCGTTCACCTCCGACCCTCCCGATAGGTGCACGTGGTGCCCGATCTCGTGCGCGAGCGTCAGGGCGATCGCCTCCTCGGCCGACTTGCCGAGCGAACTGATGCTCCACGACACCCCAGGCTCGTACGGGTTTGCATCGACTACGCGGTGCGCACGAATGTCGATCCGCGTCTTGAGCACTCGTCTCTCACCCTCAGCGTTGGTCGTGTAGTGCTGCGTGTGGAGCCCATTGGGACGTTTGCCTCGCTGCTTTATCTCCGGGACCGCGACGAGCTCGTCGATCGGATTCGTCTCGAGATGGTCGAGCACACCGCGGTGCGGAAGGGCGGTGTCGAAGACGGTCGAGACGTCCACGTCTCCGCCCCCGCGCGGAAGGCGCTTCTGCGTGAAATTCTTGAAGTGAACTCCGGGGAGCAGGTGGTCAGGGCGTTCCTCGAGTGCAGCCGGCACCACCGCGGCTGCCGCCTTCGGTTCCTCCTTGCCCTTGCCGAACTGCTCGAGCGGGATGGTCGTCATCTTCGGGCGCGGCGGGACCGCGCCCTTGCGCCCGTCGTACTTCCAGCGCGCCGCCACCTCCCCGTCCGTCTTCCACGCCAGCGCGGGAGGGATGGGCCAAGAGATCCGGTGCGGGACAACAACACCGCGATCGTTCGGTCGGTCGGGAGGATGCTGCATGAGACCGTACCAGCTCTGAAACGGCTCCTGCGGGCGCCGGATCTGGCCGTGCGTCGCGTAGCTGTCGGCGGCAGTGCGGTCGTCGAAGTGCGCGGACAGGATCTTCACCATGTCGCCGAGCTCGTCGTCGGCCGCGCGCGTAACCTCGTAGCCTGCGCGGTTCATAGCCGACATCGTTTCCGAACGTACAATTCTCTCAGCCCAAAATGCGGGGGACGCCTGGAGGAAGGGAGACTGCTCGGTCAGCTCGTCACGAACCTCCCCCCAGGGCTTGCGCGTCAGGAATCCCTTCTGCAGCACGCGCTCGAAGTGCCCGATCGTCTCCGCCCCGTACCGCTCCAGCACCCCCGGCTTCGCCGGATGCGCCTGCTCGTCCGCCCCCTCGATCGCCTCCCCGCTCGACGCGAGCCGGCGCAGGATGGACGCCTTCACCCCGCTCTGCGCCTGGTCGACGATCCCCGCCTCCTCGAGCTGCAGGGGGGCGGCGACGCCGCGGAAGTCCCGCTCGGCCGCCCGCAGGTACTCGAGCGTCCCGCGCGCCCCCGCCTCCGCCGCCTCCGCGCCCGTCTCCACCACCGTCTTGGCGATCCCGCGCTGCGCCACCTTGGTCGCCTCGCGCACCTGCGCGAGCGTGGCGCGCATCTGCGTAATCGTGAAGGTCGAGTCGTCGAGCCCGCGCAGGTGGACCGCTTCGAGGATGCGCCGCTCGAGATCCGCCGCCGCGGCCGCGAGCACCTTGCGCACGCGCTCGATCCCGACCTTCTGGGTCAGCTCGAGCGCCTGGCGGTGGTCCTCGGCGAGCGCCTCGCGCGGGGTCAGGTTGGCCGCCATCGCGCAATCCCGCGACTACTTCGTCTCTTCCTTCAGCTGCACTGCGCTCACGTCGAGCCGGTAGGACGCGGAGCCGATCTTCGGCGGCGACCCCATCGTGGAGTGGGACCCGCCGGCCTGCACGCGGATCGCGTTGGCCCGAAAGTCCGCCCGTCCCCAGGCTGCATTGTACGCGTCGAGGTCGATCTGCTCCGCGTAGAACTTCGCACGATCGAGCACCGACGCCATGTCCTCGGTCTCGGTCGGTAGCTGCGCCAGCAGCGGGGTCAAGCGGACCTTCTCCGCCTCGAGCTCCGCTGCGATCGTCTCCTTCGTGGCCGTGATGTCGATTCCCCAGCTCATGTTCGATTCTCCTTTTCGTTCGCCTACGTGCCCGGCCCGCTATCGCTCGCCGTCTTGCCGTCCTCCTCGCCCCCACCCCCGAAGGGGGGCTTGCTCGCACCGAACTTCGGCGGCGCAGCGCCGGGCGGCTTCGGAGCCCCCGGGGTACCCGGCTTGCCCCCCGCCGACGCAGCAGCCGCGTCGGCGGCGTCCTTGTTGGCCTGCTGCTGCTTGGCGTCGTCGTCGGAGCCGTCCTTCTGCACTCGCTCCCACTCGTCGCCCCCCTCGATCCCGTAGAGCAGCGAGGCCTGCTCGACGCTCGTCTGCTGCGAGAGGACCGCCTTGCCCCCGTTGGCGGTGGTCAGGGCGGTGATCCCCTGGGACTGGTCCATCGGGGTCGGGGGGAAGTAGTTGGGCCAGTCGAGCTCGACGTCGCCGCCCTGCCCGACCGCCTGGTCGACGCGCGTGACCGTCTGAACCGGCTTGCCCTGCTCGTCGACAGCAGGCTTCTCCAGCCCCGTCTCCGGATCGGTCTCCTTCTGGGCCGTCTTGACGATCTTCTGCGGCAGGTTGACGAAGAGCTGGATCGTCTTGGGGACGTCGATCGTCTTGTCCGGGTCGTCGGGGTCGGGCTGCTTGACGTAGATCGTCACCGGCGCGCCCGTCTTGAGCTGCGCGACCTCGATCATCTGCTCGAGGATGCGCTGCAGCACGCCGCCGTACTGGGCGCGGAGGATCTCACACCGCCCCAGCATGGGCTGGAAGATCGTCTTGAGCGCCACGGAGCTCACGCCCTGCGCGGCGATCTCGCTGGGGTCGGGCACCACGCACTGCGCGACCTCGAGCGCGCTGCGGCGCTTCTCGTTGAAGAGCTTCACCCCCGCGTCGAGCGACTGGCCCGTGAGTTCGAGGTACTCCGCCGCGCCCGCCTCGCCGACGTTGAGGGTGTGGTCGCTCCCGGTCCCGATGGCGCCGAAGATCTCCGCGTCCGTCTTGAGCACCAGGGTGGGGTCGAGGTTCAAGACCGCGCCCTTGGAGATGACGCTGAGCAGGATGTCGAGCACGTCGAAGTTCTCGTAGAGCCCCTCGTAGTCGGGCAGCCCGTCAATCCCCTCGGCGGGGATGTTCTGCACCCAGTTGCAGTGGCAGAAGCCGTCCTCGTGGGTGATCGATTTGCTCGGATCGGGGATCCACGCGGGCTCGACGTTCGCGCGATAGAGCTGCGGGACGAAGAGGACGTCGTCGTCCTCGGTCCAGTCGCGCCGGTGCCAGTACCAGTTGCGGACAAACCGGCGCGCCACCCCGTCCCACTCGTCCTGCGGGTAGAGGTAGACCTCCGAGATGTGCCGCGCGACCAGCTCCTCACGATCGTCCCACTCGTGCACGAAGAGATACTTGCCGTTGTGGACCTCGACGCGCGGGCGCCCCTTGCGGTCGTAGCACCAGCTGATCCCCACCGTCCCCACGCTGCCGCCGAGGTTGCGCGCCCGGATCATCTTCGTCTCGAGGTTGCTCGCCTTGATCAGCGCGGCGGCGAAAGCCTGCGTGTCCCCGTCGCCCTCGACCCGGATGGACGGGAAGCGCTGCGACCCGAAGACCATGTTGGTGAAGGAGCCGACGATCACCTTCGCGAGTCGGTAGGGAGCGGAGGGGCGGCGCGCCCGCAAGGGCACCATGAAGGGGGCAACCTCCTGGGTGATGAGGGGCTGGGAGACGAGCGCGCCCGGCCCGCTGATCTGCAAGACGCGACCGTCGAAGTCGTAGTTCTTGCCGTCGTGCTGGCAGCAGGTCTCGTAGCTTTGCCGCCGGTCGAGCTCCTGGTAGCGCGGGCTCGAGAGCAGCGAGGAGGCTCGAAACCCCGTCGGCATCCCCGTGGATTGCAGCCGCTTGCCGAACGCGGCTCCGTTGAACGGCTGCGAGGTCTCGCCGGGGGGCATCGCGCGTCAGCTTCGCACGCCAGCCCGCGCGCGCGCGATCCGGTCCTCCCACGATCCCTCAAGCGGTGGGGTCGGGGGTGGGGGAGGGGGGCGGGGGGATGGGCCGCGCAGGGCCATCCCCCCGCCCTCCGCAGTGAGCGAGAAGACCATCTCGAACTCCGGCTCGGGCGCTGGGAACCCGGCCTGCCGGCGCGGCTCGATCCGCTCTCCGATCTCCTTGAACACGCGACCGATGCGATCTCGCAGCCCCATCAGTTGATCACGATCTCGCCCCACACCGTCGCGTCGGTGGCGGCCCCGATCGAGCCCCCCACGTTCGGAACGAGCGCGGAGACGCACCCGGGGGTGGTCGAGTTGTTGAAGCTCACGATGCTGGTCGACGTGTTGAACACCGTGTCAGACGACTCGGTGAGGATGGTGGGGATGGCCACCGTGGAGACCACCCCGCCGACGTTCTTCACCGTCGTGATCGTCTCCTCGTAATACGTGTCGCCCACGTTGGCCGATCCCGCCGCGGTCACGACGCGCGCGAGAAAGTGGCAGTGCACCTCCGCGTTCGACCCCGTGGGGAGCGTGAAGCGCGAGACCGCGGTGAGGGACCCGAAGCTGCCGCTCATCCTCCCGTACTGGGCGAACTGGTCCTCGTTGGCGACCTGCGTGTTGCGCGCCCCGCTGCCGGTGCGCACGACCGTGTAGGCACTGTTGGTGCCCGAGTGCCCGGTGACCAGGCTCGGGAAGACGGTGATGTTCGTCGTGCTGTCGCCGGAGTAGAGGCTCAGGCTCCCGCCGTTCGCGGCGGTGGTCCCGAGCCCGGGGAGGATCAGCAGGTTGCCCCCCGTCACGTGGGTGGTGGCGCTCCCGAACGCGTCCGCTCCCTTGAGCGTGAGGGTCCCGGTCGTCGAGTCGCTCGTCGCCGCGTCGATCCCGAAGATGTGGGAGTTGGTGTCGGGCTGGAAGGTGATCTTCTGGCTCGTCGAGAGCAGCCCGGTCGGCAGGAGAAAGAGCTGGCGCGCCCCGTCGCCCGTCTCGAGCTCCACCGTCCCGGTCGTCCCCGCGCCCGTCGCCGCGCCGCCCGCGAGGATCACGCCGCCGCCGTTGGTGGTGCCGGTGCCGCCCTGCTGGGCCTGCACCACGATGTTCGCGCCGCTCACCCCCGCGCCCGCTCGGTCCTCGGTGATCGTCGGGCTCGTGACGGTGGAGGCCCAGTCGAGCTCCCCCGCCTTGATCGCCACCACGCTGCCCGACCCCGTGAGGGTCGAGACCACGTTCGCGTTGATCGCCCCCACCGCGTCGCCCGCGAGGCTGGGGAGGTTGGCGACCGGCAGGGTCCCGGTCACCCACCCCGAGCCGCCCGCGAGGTTGAGGGCCGAGTAGGTGAGCGCGCTCGCGCCCGAGACGTACGGCCCGTTGCCAGTAACGAGCGAGCCCGCCGCCGGGACGCTCGCGCCGTTGATCTTCGTGTTGGTGACCGTCCCCGCCCCATTGACGCTCGCGTCGCCCGTGAAGCTGTTCCAGAGCGCGACCCCCCCGTTGCTCTGCAGCACCTGCCCATTCGCGCCCGCCGTCAACCGCGCGAGGGCGAGCGAGCCCGTCGCGCTCGCGAGAGGGGCGGCGACCGTCACGCTCGACGCGGCGGTGATGAGCCCCTTGCCGTTGACCGAGAAGACCGGAATGGTCGACGAGGTCCCGAACGAGCCGGTCGTGGCGTTCACGGTCGCGAGCGTCAGGGCCCCCGTCGCCCCGAGCGTCGCGTCCCCCGAGACCGTCTCGGCCGCTGGATCCGCGGCCGTCTGGCCGACGAGGATCTGCGTGTTGCCGAGCACCACGCCCGCCACGTTGCTCGTCCCCTCGCCGATCACGACCCCGTGGGCGGTGAGGGTGGTGAGGCCGGTCCCGCCCTTGGCGGGCGTCAGGACGCCCGTCGCCGATCCGAGCGCCGCGGCGACCGTGTTGGTGGTGACGGCGGTGATGAGACCCTTGGCGTTGACCGTGAAGGACGGGATGAGGGTCGCGGATCCGAACGTCCCGACGTTGCCGTTCACCGTCGCAAGCGTCAGGGGCAGGGAGCTACCCGATAGCGCCCCGATCGTCGCGTCCCCGTTCACCCCGACCGCGGCCGCGTTGAGCGAGCCTGTGGCCGAGTACCAGAGGCCCGTCCCGGTCACGCTGGTCCCCGAGACCGCCGCGGTAGTGACGGCGGTGACCAAGCCCTTGGCGTTGACCGTGACGACCGGGATGGTGGTGGTGTTGCCGAACGTCCCCGTCGTCGCGTTGACCGTCGCGAGCGTCAAGGGGAGGTTCGAGCCGCTGAGCGCCCCCAGCGTCCCATCCCCCGAGAGCGAGACCGCCGCGCCATTGAGGGTCCCGCCGGCCGAGTACCAGATCCCGGTCCCGGTCACGCTGCTCCCCCCGCCCCCGCCGCACGTCCCCCACGAGTAGATCCCGCCGGTCGCGGTGAGGCACCCATTGGTGGTGGCGACCCCGGTGAGGGTGGGGATCGTGATCGCTGCGAGCCCCGCGTCGACGTAGCCCTTGATCGCGAAGTCGTTCGCCCCGACCGGCGCGAGCCCGCGCACGTTCACGAACGCGGAGAGCGCGGCGTTGCGAGCCTCGATCACGCCCGCGTTGTTCGAGAGCTGCGGGCCCGTGGGGGCCGCGAGCTGCCACGTCGCCGAGGTCGTCCCGTTGCTCGAGGTGAAGCTAGGCGCCGCCGCGATCCCCCAGTGCGAGAGGAGCGAACCGTTGGTGCTGACGAACCGCGGCGCGCCAGACACCTCGCCCCACGTGACCGTCTGGGCGAAGAGCTGCGCGGACCAGCAGAGGACCAGCAGCGTGGAGAGCAGGGCGACGAGCTTCTTCATGGGACAGGCACCGCGTAGATGGCGAGGATCTTGAGCGACCCCGACGTCGCCCCGGCGACGGTCGCGAGGAAGAACGACCAGACGACCGACGTGTCGTTGCCGCCGCCGGCCACCAGGGCGAGCGTGTCGAGGTAGTCGAGCCACGCCTCCATCAGCACCGCCCAGGTGCTGCTGCCGCCCGATTGCTTCACGCCCGGCGAGATGGTGCTGCTGGGCGGATCGTCGATGACGGCGAACGTGACGGTCGAGGCCGAGGTGATGATCCCCTTGCCGTTGACGGAGAAGACGGGGATGGTCGACGTCGTGCCAAACGTGACGGGTGCGGCCTGCGCGAGCAGCTGCGCCGGCCAGCAGAGGACCAGTAGGGCGGTGGTGAGCGCGAGCAGGTTCTTCTTCATGGGACAGGCACCGCGTAGGAGATGAGCACCGTGAGCGAGCCCAAGGTCGCGCCCACCACGGTCGCGCGGACGGGCGCGTTGACCAGGGCGACGAAGTCGTCGGGGTCGAGATCGTAGACCGTACCGGCCGCGCACGAGACCACGTCGATCGCGGGGGGCGGGCCCGCGCCGGTCGCCGGGAGCAGGATGGGACCACTAGCCTGGTCAAGCTTGAGCGTCCCCGCATCGAACGGGGTATCGACGCGCACCTTGCCGCCCTTGAAGACCGCCCCCGCCGGCACGCTCGACGCGCTCGACGTGGTCGTGTGCGAGACGACGAACTTGATCGTCGTGTCCGTCCCCCCCCCTCCCCCGCCACCCGTGAGCGAGTCGAGGTAGTTGAGCCACGCCTCCATGATGACCGCCCAGCCGCGGCGCTGGCCGAGGAAGGTGAGGGCCGCGGCCACGGCGGTGAAGGCGGGGATGATCCGTCCGCTCGCGCGATTCACCCCGAAGCAGAGCGAGTGGGTCGCGGTCTGCTCGCCCGACACGTCGAAGACGTCGAGACGGATCTCGACCATGTCGGTCGTGTCGGGCACCCACGTCCACGTCGGGGTCGCGCCGCTCTGCACCACCCCCGGGCCGAGCGCACTCGAAGGCGGCGCGTCGATGACCGTGAAGACCCACTTCGCGACGTTCGCGTCGTCGTCGTTGGAGACGACCACGGGCGTCCCGGTGACCCCGTAGAGGGCCTGGCCGGGCACGCCGACGTTGGCCCCTTGGACGAACTGGATGAGCGCTGCGACCGTCACCGCGGGCCGCCCCGCTCAGGTCCCGACCGTCGTGAGGTCGGGGCCCATCCCGATGTTGTACGTCCCAGCGACCGCAGCGCCCGGATCGGTCATCACCAGCATCACGTCGATCGAGTCGCTCGCCGCGCCCGGCGGGTTGGACGCGTTGCCCAGGACGTTCGCCGCGTTGCTCACCGGCTCGATGAGCGCGGCGATGTCGAAGAAGGCGAGCTGGTTGGGTTTGATGGAGAGGGCAGTGTCGTTGACCTTGAACCAGTGCTTCAGCCGTTTCTCCCAGACGTAGAGATCGCCGTTGAGCGCGACCGGCGAGCCTGCCGTGGTGGTCCACCCGACCACGATCCGCTGCACCGGCCACCCGACGATGTCGCGGATCTTGCACGACATCACGTTGTCCGCGGTGGCGCTGGGGGCGGTCGTGGTGGGGACGGCGTCGCCCCCCAGCACGGGGGGCGGGGCGGAGCCGCCCTTCTGACGAGAGAACGTCTTGTGGAAGCGCACGCGCCCACGCTACGCGGGCGTGGCGAGCACGCGCACCCTTCTCGCTACCCGCTCTGGCTCACCGCGCACCAGGCGACCCGAAGCCCCGCGGCGGCGCCGTAGAGGGCGCACGAGAAGAACCCCTCGCCCGGCACGTTCAGGTGGCCGCCCGCGTAGACCGTCCAGCCGCCCTCCTCATCCATCGGGCCGAGCTGGGCGACGTCGACGCGGGTGTCCTCGGCCGGGGCGAAGCCGCCCGAGTGCGCGCCCGGCTGGCCCGACTCGGCGGCGATCTGGATCGCGCCCGAGAGCTTGCCGCCCGAGAGCAGGAAGGGGAGCACCTCGATATCGGGGACGAGGCGCACCGCCACGTTGAGCCGACCGGAGCCGGGAACGTACGAGGGGGAGGCGAAGAGGATGATCGGGCAGTGCATCTTCGGCAGCGACGCGGAGAGCGGCCACCCCGACCCCCACGCGCGCCGGTAGTAGCCGCCCACCGCGCTTCGATGCAGGTGCTCGGGTTCGATCGGCAGCGTGATCGCCTTGCGCGCGCGGATCAAGTGCGCGACCTCGGGCTCGATCAACGCCCCCTCCCAGTACTCGTCCTTCGGGTCGTAGATGACGACGTGTTTGCTCATCGGGTCGTTTCCTCCGCCGCCAGCATGCCGGGGAATGGGTGGGCGCGGTAGTAGGCGAGGGCGCGGTCCTCGCGCGCACGCGCCGCCGAGGCCGGCCCGCTCCACTCGCCGGTGTAGTTTCGCAGGCTGCCGGTCTGACGGATCGAGGCGCGCGCCATGTGCAGCGCGACCGCCGCGGCGATGAAGTCGTCCTCCTGCACCCACCCGTCGGTGTAGGCGATCTCGTCGTCGCGCATCCCAACGAAGGGAGCGCGGATGTTGACCTCCCGCCACTCGCGACCCGGCTCCCATCCGAGCACCACCCCCGTGCCGAGATGCATCTGCCAGAGCGTCGAGGCGCGCCCGCTGTCGCACGAGCCGAACCGGAGCAGCCTCTTGCCCTCCAGGCTCGACCGCCACGCCTTGTCGGTGCAGTGGGCGACGTAGCCGCGGAAGCGCGACTCGTGGAAGGCGAGGCTCATCACCAGCAGGCCCGCGCGCGCCTTGGTGGGATCGTCCGCGTAGGGCGAGGGCTCGTCGTTGCGGTAGGCGGAGCCGTCCGGCTTGGGGACGGGGAAGCCGGTCGTGAGCAGCTCGGCCACGTCCCCGGCGACGACGCGCACGCGGTCCGCCACCGCCCCCTCCCCCTCCCCCTCCTGCGCCTCGAAGGCTGCGCAGCGGGCCCGCTCGGCGCCGCAATCGGGCAGCGCGAGCCAGGTGAGCCCAGCCCTCTCGAGGTAGTCGGCAAGCGGCTGGGAACCCGGGTTCCCAGAAGCGCCCGAGAGCAGCGCGGCGACGACGAATCCGAACGGCAGCCACATGGATCACCTCCTTGGCCCGCGATGGCGGGGGGCTCGAGGTTATGCCGCGGCGGCGAGCGAGGCGACGTAGGGGAGCGAGCCGAGCGCGTCGGCCCGCATGGTGGCGGTGTCGAATCCGACCCCGGCGATCACGACGTTGTACCTCGTCTGCAGGTACGAGGTCCCGCGGGTCGCGACGCGCCGGTCGCCGAGGTCGCTCGCGTAGCAATCGAAACCCGGCAGGTCGTAGAGGTCGAGCGCGTGGAGCGGGACCTGAAAGCCCACGTACAGCATCGCCCGCCACCCCGCCGCCCTCACCGTCGCCTGCCAGTCGATCGCGAACTTCGTCGCCGCCTGCGGGGTGTCGTCGATGTTCTCGAAGTCGAGGACGATGTGAGAGCCCTGCGGGTAGCCCACCATGAGCGCGTGGTCCACCGCGGCCTCGGCGTCCTCGACCCCCGAGTGGTGCGAGGGGCGCCACCCCGTGAATCCCGGCTCGGGCGAACGGACGTGCTGGAAAAGCAGGCACTGCCCGACGAGGTCGCAGATCCGCGCAAGCTCCTCGGCCCCGATGTCGCCCGCGCTGCGGTTGCGAGGCAATGGGACGTACCGCCCGACCCCGACCTTGCCCTCCGCGCGCAGCGCCGAGAGCACCGCGGCCGAGCAGCCCTGGTTGGTGTCGATCCATTCGCCGGGCGTGGCGAGCCGCGCCTCAAGCGTCACGATGCGCCTGCGCTTCGCGGTCGGGGTCTCGGGGCGCGTGATGTCGTCATCTCCCACTCCTACTTCTTAGACGGATCCGCATCACTCGCCGTCCTTTCCACCCAGAGCGAGAAAGGTCTCCGCTCCGTCGGCTTCTTCGAAGCGTCCGGCTCAGCCGCGACGAACCCCTTCGCGCCCGGCCTCGCTTTGAATCGGCCCTCCCGCTTGCGGTGCTGATCTCGCCAGTCCACCGCTCAAGGCTGGCACGTCACGTTGCACGCCGCCAAGCCCGCGAGGTTCGCGGCGCCGAGCACGCAGGTCGGATCGGCCCGGAACTTGGTCGGCAGCGAGAAGGCTGAGGCGCAATTCGGATCGCTGCCGAGCGGGCAGCCGAGATCGCGCAGGTGCTGGCACGCCATCTGCGCGGCGGGCAGCGGGGCCGCGTCGCTCGCGTCGATCGGGACCGGCACGATCGCCGGCGGGGTGCAGCCGGCGACGAGGGCGAGCAGCAAAAGGATGCGCATCAGGAGACCTCTTGCTCGGGCAGGGGGTTGAGCAGATCGCGGTGCGCGGCGGAGAGCGAGAAGTCCGGCGCGATGGTGACGACGAGGAAGTCCGACGAGCCGAACTTGCCGCTCGCGGTGATGACGGAGTCGTCGAGCCACACGTACCCGCCGAAGCCGAACGAGACCCCCCACGACCCCGCGTTGAGCCACTGGCGCCGGCCCGCGACGGTCCGGAACCCCACGAGCGTGATGTCGTGGCCCCCGTAGCTCTTGCCGTTGGCGGGAATGGCGACGACGGGCGTCTCGGAGCTGCAGCTCTCGTACGCGTCGCCCACCGCGATCGCCATCGAGATGGCGTGGTTGGCGAGGAGGGCGGAGGCGCAGTCGTCGCTCCTCTGTTGGCCCTCGGAATCGATCTGGTACGCGCCCGTCACCTTCATCGCGATCGCGCGCGCGATCACGTCGACCGGCAGGGGGGTGTTGATCTTCCCGTCGTCGGCAGGCCAATCGCGCTCGAGCGGCACGCCGATGTCGTTGGTGAGGGCGCGCAGCGCCAAGCCCGGCACGCTGCCCTCGTCGAAGAGGACGCCCGTTCCCTCTTCCTCGCGCGCCAAGGCGTAGATCCCCTCCTCGCTCGGGTAGGGCATCGGGCCCGGGTTGGGCCGACCGTACTTCTGCACCTGCGCCTGCACGTGGCAGATGCGCGCGAGGCTCATCCCCACGCACTTGGAGGTCTGGCCCTGGTCGCGGATGCGGTCGACGTAGCCCGAGAGGTCGGCCGCCTGCGCGAGCCGCACCCGCGTGGCGCCGAAGAGGTGGCGCGTCGAGAAGACGTTCGGAGGCAGGGGGCCGACCTTGTGGCCCATCGAGTAGCCCCGGTTCGGCGTCACGAGCAGCGGGGCGGGGAGGATGATCTCAGCCGTCATGGTGGCGCGATCCTACGGGCGCGGGGGCGCGGCTCGCAACCTCAGTTGCAGAGCACCGCCCCGCTCGTCTGCTGCAGGCACCCGATGGTCGCACCGAAGGCGGTGTCGAGGTTGGCGGGGGTCGCCACCACCGGCGTGGTGAAGTTCTGGTAGCCCGTCGTGGTCGTCGTGTTGCCGACCCAGAAGAGCGTCCCGCTCTTCTGCAGGAACGTCGCCGCCGCCTTGCCCGCGCCGTTCTTGTACACCACCACCCCGTTGGGCAGGATCCCCAGGCTCCCGTTGCCCCAGAGGACCGGCTGGTTGGCGTTGTAGAGGCTCTGCAGCAGGTACAGGTTCGACCCCGGGTAGACGAGGATCCCTTCTGCCCTATCCAGGTAAATCTGACCCCAGAAGTTGTTGATCGAGCCTGGATACAAGCCAGGGGTCTGGCCGAAGATGGTATCGCCGTCGACCTGGCATCCGCCGCACGCGAGCGTGTTCTGCGCGCCCGTCGTCGGCTCTCCGAAGAGTCCGCCGAGCACATAGTTCTGCTGGCCACCGAAGCCCGCCGTCGAGTTGTTGAAGTCGACGCCCGCATGGGGTGCGCTGATGTTGTCGAGCACGGAGATCCCGTTGCTGCCCGGCACGATCTGCAGGTTGGAGACGATCGCGTCCTCGACGAACGAGATTCCGTTGTTGGCGTTGACGCTGTCGGCGACGTTGTTGCCGATGGTGCAGTTGCGGATGAAGGTATTAGGGGCCGGGGAGTTGCCCCCTACGGTCGCGTAGACGTAGTCGTGCGCCTTGTTGAGCAGGATCGTCGGCGGCTGGTAGACCGTCACGGTGTCGCCAGACGCGATCACAACCTCCGCGGCCGGGAAGGTGGTGGGCACGACGCCCAGTAGCGGCTGGGAGAAGGCCCACACGTCCCCGCTGCCCGGAGCGGCCCCGCTCGTCGTGACGTCGTAGTAGGGCCAGAAGTAGCTCGCGTGGGTGGTGTCGAAGATCAGCTCGTTGTAGGCGAGCGTCGTACCGATGGCGGCCTGATTCAGGCCGCTCGCGAAGACTCCGGAGCTGACTCCCGATCTTCCCGACCCAGTGAGCCCCGCGGTGAAGCTGCTCAGCGTCCCGGTGAAGACCGTGTTGGAGGTCCCCAGGATGCAGTTGATCAGGACGCCCGTCACCCCCGGGCCCGTCGACCACGCGAAGTCCATCGTCTCGTCGACGTCGGAGCTGAGGATGGAGATCGTCGCGTTGGCGAAGCCGTTGCCGGTGGCGAACCGCGGGCACGTCCCCCCCGCCCCGCACCCCCAACGATTCACGTAGAGCTCACTCCAGTTCTTGAGCGGTCCGTGCCTCGACCCCCCGCCCGCGCATCCGCAGATGTTGCCGTCATTGGCGTCGCTCGCGCACCCGCTCACGTTGCCGTGGTCGATGCAGTAGGCGACGCGGTACCAGTTCGGGTTGCGCGCCTCGGCCCCGAGAAACGACAGGCACGCGATGCAGAGGAGGACAGCGAGGCTCGTCTTTTTCATCATGGTCCAACCCAGTAGTCCGCGGCCACCGTGACGTTGATCGGGTGGGTGTCGTTGTTGCCGTTGCCATCGACGACCGCCACCACGTTGGTCCCCGAGGGCGCGTCCTGCACCGACAGGGCGAGCTGGCCCACCGCGCCCATCGCGGGCGCCCCCAGCGGGTCGCCATCGGGGTAGGCGACCGCGGTGATCGTGACAACCCCGCTGATGTTCTTCGCCGCCACCACCATCACCTGCGACCAGTCGTCGCCGACCGCCAACCCCCCCTGCGCCGCCGTGCACCGGGCCGACGCGGTCACGCGGAAGCGGTAGCCGCGGTTGGCGGTCGCGCACGGCAGGTTGTAGGCGAACTGGTCGCCCGCCAGGTGCAGCGTCCCGCTCGCCGGAGCCACGCCGAGCGAGCCCGATGGGCCCGCGCCGGTCGGTCCCGCGGGGATGGCGGCGATGATGTCCGCTTCGAACTGCGCGAGCGCCCCCGCCGTCAGCGACTGGTAGACGAGCGCGTTGACCGCGTGGGATGCCGCGCTCGTCGCCTCCTGCGCGCGCGTGACCGTCACGGTCGGGCCCGTGCGGGCGGTCGCGATCATGATCTCCGAGTCGATGAGGAGCCGGAAGGTCCCGGTCGACGGCAGCCCCGCGTACCCGCCCGCGAGCACCACGGTCGCGTCGCCCATCCCGCAAGGCGCCGCGAGCACCAGGGGGCTCTGTTGGTTCGCGAATTGTTCCGTCATCGCTCGCCCCTCATGACGCGGAGCCTACACGCGCTCGACCCCTGCCGATTACTTCTAGCCGCCTCGTCGACGCAGCTCGCGCAGCGCGGCGAGGGAGGGATGGGAGCTGCCAAGCTCCTCCTTCGTGAGCAAGACGGTCTGGGCGATCGCGCCTTGCGCGCCGGGCGTGAAGGGAAAGGGGACCGGAGGCGCAGGGGTGGTGTCGACGAACCCCAGGACCATCGAGAGCCCGAGCGTGCTGGTGGGGGTGGCGAGTGTGGATCCGACCATCAGTTCACCACCACGTGGAACTCGGTCAGGCAGTCGACGGTGGCCGAGGCCACGTTGGCCACCTGGATGAGCAGGCTGGCCCCGCTGCTGGTCGCCGTCACCGCCGTCCCGCTCATGCTCGTGTCGGTGTCGGTGTCGAGCGCGGTCAGGGTGCCGACGATCGTGATGGTCCCGCCGATGTTGCGGTAGCTCGCGGTGCGCTTGCTCGCCCACGTGTCGCCGATCGCCCCCGCGGTCGGGGCGGTGATCGCGCGGCACGTCGTGTCGGCTGAGAAGTGACCGCTCGTCGCGGTCGCGGTCGCGTACGAGTAGACCGTCGTCGGGGTGGCGTCGGAGACGGTGCGCAGGGCGCCAGTGTCGGTGAGGACGAGGCCCGCCTGGCTGTTGACCGTCCCGGTCCCCACGGCGGCGAACTGGGTCGTCGCCCCCCCGCTCCCGCGCCACCTCGCCGCACCGGCGGACGAATAAAGGATCGCACCGCTGGCCGGGTTGGTGGTGGGGGCGGTGGTCGCGTCGTGGATCCCGATGACCCCCGACCCCCCTCCGATCGAGAAGGTTCCCGACACCCCGCCGAAGAACTCCGCGTTGTGCGTGGACCCGTTCACCCCGAATTCGCGAATACCCGCGGCGGGCGCGAGGTAGTTGATGGCGGCGACCTTGCCGAAGTCGACCACGCCGGTGCCGGCAAAGAACTCCGCGACCGTGGTCGTATCCACCGCGATGTTGGTCGGACCGAGCCAAAACCCCCAGGTGGCCGCGCTAGTTCCTGTGAAGGCTCCGATCGCGGCGAGCCGCGTCGAGCTCGCGCGCGACAGGACGAACTGCGCTTCGGCCCCGGTCGACACCGGCGCGGCGAGCGCCACGACGAGCGAGCCCGGGGTGCCGGTCGCGGTAGAGGCGGCCCCGGCCCCGGGGGCCTGCGGGGTGAGGGTGAAACTACTCGGGTTGCTGCCGTTGGCCTGCTGCACCTGCGAGAGGCTGGGCGCCGCCCCCTGCACCCACTGCAGGTTGTTGGGGGTGACCGGGATCGGCGAGGTCCCGCCGATCGCCCCGACCGTGTAGGCCCCCGGGGTGGAGGTCGAGCACGACACGTCCCCGCTGCACGAGGTCCACGCGCTGCCCGTCGCGCCCGAGTTTTCGACGAGCAGCTGCCCCGCCGTAGGAGTCGTCGCGCTGACCGCGTTGCCCTGGACCTTCGCGACCACGGCCGCCCCGGTCGTGCCGGTCACGTCCCCGCCCATCGCCTGCGCGGCCTGGTTGCCCGTGGGCAGGGTGCCGGTGATCGATCCAGCTCCCCCCGCGAGGTTCACCGCCCCGGGCGCCCACGAGCTCCCGCCCCAGAGGACCGCGTTGCCCGTGCTGGGCGCGGTCGAGAGCAGCGAGCGCCCCTGCAGCCCGACGACCGTCTGCGAGGACGAGGTGCCCGAGAGGTCGCCCGCCGCGGTGAACCCGCTCGACGCCGCGCTCCACGAGTACGCCGAGCCCGACCACTGCAGGTTCGTGTTGGTCCCCGTCGGCCCGGGCACCGCGTGCCCCTGCAGCCCCGTGACGGTCGGGGCCGGGTAGGAGCCGCCGAGGTCGCCCGTCGCCGTCCCGACCGGGTAGGCGAATGGGTAGGAGGCCCCGAGCCTCGCGCCCGCATCGGAGAGCCCCGCGTCGACCGGCGCCCCGCCCCCCTTGCACCCACCCGCCGCGACCAGCGCGACGGTGAGCGCGACGGCCAGCGCGGAGATCCGTTTACTCGAGTAGGTAGCCACCGGCGCTCCCTCCGTTGATCCAGGTCAGCGAGACCCCGGCGCTCTGCGCCCCGGCGATCACGTAGTTCGCGGCAAACGCCGCGTTGTTCGGGGCGGGCTGCTCGAGCTGCACCCCAGCCGGACCGTTGGTGGTGATGGTGTGCGAGGCGAGTGAGGTGGAGGCGTCGTGCTGGACCGTGCACGCCTGCCCTGACGCGAGGACCGGGAGGTTGACGACCACGTTGCCCGGCCCCGTGTCGCACACGACCGTCTCGCCCGCGTTGGCGTTGTAGGGGGACGCGTGCGCCCCTCCCGTCCCATCCGCGTTCACTCGCACCACCACCGCGACCGCCGGGCCCGGGACGACCGGGACGGGGATCTGCACGATCGCGCGCGCCTGATCGAGCGGCAGGCCCTGGCCGCGCAAGCGCTGCTTGGTCGCCGCGGCGGCCTGCGCGACCGCCGCGCCCGCGTAGGGGACCAGGACCCCACCCGCCGCGAGGATCCGCGCGATGTTCTGGTTCAGATCGTCGACCACCTTGCCCGCGGGCAGGCGGACCATCTGCCCACCCTGCGACATCGAGACCTCGTTGCTCAGGACGTACTTGGCCACGTCATCCCCCTATCGAATTGGTGACGTCGGGCTCGACCTCGATCTCCCCGACCTCGACGGTGAAGATGTTCCCCGCCCCATCCTTGCCCTGCACGTCGTAGACGAGGCGCACGCGCCCATCCGGGAACCCGCGCGTCGCGATCGGCGGGATCGAGACCTGCGCCTGCCCGGCGGTCGCGACCAGCAGGGCGAGCGACCCGCCCGCCGGCACGCTCGAGGGCGCGGTCGTGACCTGCGCGACCGCCAGCGGGTCGGGGTCGGAGACGGTCCGCTTGATCGTGCACCAGAGAAACCAGCCCGTGAGGTCCTGCGGGGCCATCGAGCCCCCCGGGGTCGTCTTGACCACCTGGACCGGGAAGATGAGCGAGTCGCCTCGGCGCATCCGGCGCCGGCGCGGACCGAAGCGCCGGCAGCACGGGTCTCGCCCGTCCTCCTCTTCCTCGAACCCGTCGTCTCGGTCCAGGCACCTCACCCCGCCATCTTGCCCGCCCCACCCCCCTCAGCGCGAAGAACACGGCGCGGTGGCGTACGCGGGGGCATGGGTGAGAGACGTTTCGACCTGGTGGGCGGGGGCGGGAGACGTAGCGATTCGCGTCGGCATGCACGGAACCGTCGTCTGGGTCGAAAGGTTCGGGTAGGGGGCGGTGCGGTACGAGGTCTCCATCGCGGGTGATCGCGATCCTACCCCGCGATCGCGCCCCCGCGCGCGATCGATCTACCGAGGCTGGGAACCCGGGTTCTCAGGCCCCACCGTCCGCACCCCAGAGGGCGGTGGGGCCTGCGGGCGCGCGGGGGGCTGGTCGCTGCTCCACCGATGCGGCTCCCACGGGACGCGCACGGGCTCGCAGGGAGCGGGAGGGGGCGGGATGGCGTGGCGGCTCACGCGCGCCGCTCGACTTCCACCTCGACCACCCACCCGCGGGCGCGCAGATCGCGCACCGCCACAAACGCCGCCGCGTGCCCCACCGTGCGCACGATCTTGTACTCGAGCCCTCGCTCCGCCAGCAGCAGGTAGTGATCCATCGACCCTCCGGGGGCGCGCTCGGCGCCCACTGCCAGGCTAGCTAGACTGGACATTCTTGTCTAGTCCTTCAGGCTATCAACCTCGACACCCCTTTCCCTAGCGGGGCGTACTCCCACGGGCCCGCCGGGACCCCCTTGGCGTCGAGCGCGCGCCACCGCAAGACGCCGGCCCGCTCGCTCGCCTCGGCGTGCGTGGTGGTCTCGCGCTCGAGACGGATCGGCGCCCCGCACTCCTCGCACTCGAGCGCCGCGGTGAGGACCTCCTCCTCGCGCCGGAACGAGAGGGTCACGCGCGCGCACTTGAGCGACTTGGTCACGTGGACGTGCTCGCCCACGACCACGACGCCCAGGTCGCGCACCGCCGGATCGCGGCGCGGGCCCTTCTCGCGGATCGTCCTCGCTCTCAATTCGCCGCCCGCACCTCGGGCTCCTCGAGCCCTGGAAACTGCCGGCGAAACTCGACGAGCTTGATCGCCCAGGGGTGGTCGGGGCCGTAGACGCGCTGGATGATCCTGAGCAGATGGGCGGAGTCGATCATCACGTAGAGCGTGTTGGGCGTCGGGCCGCTCAAGGCGACCAGCGCGGCGACCAGGTGGTTCATCCCATCGTCGACCAGCGCGGCGACCAGGTGGTTCATCCCATCGCGGTAGGTGCGGTGATCGCGCTGCAGGGTCGCGATGAGCGCGAGCTCCTTGACCGCCCCCTTGAAGAAGAGGCGCAAGCGCAAGCGCAGCGCAAGCGCCGTCATGGGCGGAGATCGCTCGGCTTCGGTTTGTGCGGCTCGACCGTGATGACCCCTTCTGGTTCACCGACCATAGATGGAGCAATCGTGTAAGCGAGCTCGCACGCCTGGGGACCATCGATGTTGATGATCGTCCGCTTGTGGGTCGTGTTCCCCGTGAAGATGGTGTCGCACAGATCGGGAGTCGGCTTGATCGGAGCCGCGGTCAGGGTGCCGTCGCCGGCCCAGACCAGGGTGGCTTTCGAAGTGGGATCCTTGGCGCGTAGTTGCTCGATGATCGCCTCCTGCTTGTAGAGGGTTGCGAGCAGCGGGCGCGTCTCGGTGAAGTAGCCGGCAACGGCACCTACGATCGTGCAGACGAGTCCCACCCACGCCGTCACCCAAGCGTCGACCTTGTGCGTGACCACGTGCTCGGTGTCCCGATACTCGTTCATCGCGAGCTCATCACAGGCTGGTAGCCGGTCCGCAGGTTGGGCTCGTTCTCCGTGGGGCGCATCTCACGTAGGTATCTCGCCCTCTGCTCGAGGCACGCGGCGCACATCGCGGGATGGTCGAGCGTCGCGACGACCTGGACAAATCCTCGACCCAGCGCGGCGTCGCAGATCCCCACGCCCTCGCGCTGCGACGTGGTCAGGTGGATCGTGTGCGTCCGCGCGAGGGCGTGCTCCTCGCGCGTTGCCTGATCCGCCGCCACGCCCTGCGCGGCGTTGTGGGCATCCGCCGCCACCAGCACGGGGTTGGGAACCCGGGTTCCCAGCGTCTTCGTTCTTGCCATCAGAACACCTCGCCCCTCTGGACAGATTCGCCCGGGATGAAGGTCGCGTCGGCAAACGCCTTGCGTGCCGCCTGCAGCTTCTTCTTCGTGTCCTCCAGCTCATTGAAGGCGCGGATCTGAGAGCTGCGCGTCTCGCTCTCCCTCTCGACGGCTTCGTCGTACGTGCGCTTCGCGGTGATGACCGCTTGCGCGAGCACCTCGAGCTTCGGTTTCTCTTTCTCCATGAGCGTTCGCTATGCCGGCGGATCCGCTCACCCAGCTTTGGCTTCGGGCTCCTCGACGCTCGCCCCATCGATCGCGCGCACCCCGCTCGCGCGGTCCGCGTCGCTCACCGGCTCCTCGTCGATCTCGAAGAGATCGTCGGGCACCTCGAGCAGCGCGGCGGTCTCGTGCCCCACGCTCTTGCGCAGGCGGCGGTCCGCCTCGCCCGGCAGCATCAGGGGGGCCCGGCCGGTGCGGTGGAAGTCGTCAGTCTCGCCCAGCGCGGCGGCGACGGCGGGGTCCTCGCGCAGCTTGCGCTTGAACTTCTCCTCCATCTGCCGGATGCGCTCGCGCGTCACGTTCATCAGCGCGCCCACCTCCTCGAGCGTCACCCCATCGCCGTCGCCATCCTTGCCGCCCGCCACGTCGAGCGCACAGGATTGCTCCATCGCCTCGAGGTTGGCGACGAGCCCGTCCAAGTCGGCGGCGGGGAAGTTGAGCTTCAGGCTCCCCGCCTTCGTGACGTCGAGGAACAGGTTCATCTTGCAGCTGACGAATGGGCAAGGGCGCGGCCCGTGGACGCAATCGGCTCGCGTCTCGGGCCGCGCGATCCCGCGCGGGTAGCTCGCCCCATCCTCCGACGCGATCGGCAGGCGTAGCGAGATCGTCCGGGGCCGCAAGATGGCCACACCCTGTCACTCGCAGAGTCCGCCGTCACTGGGCATTTTTGCGCGTCCTGGTTTCGGTGCGATGGGAACCTACGTTTGAGGGATCAAAAGGTGAGACGTCGGCTGCTGAATAGCCCAGCAAGTTCGAGCAGCAAGACGCACGCGATGAGCACGACCACGATCTGCACGAGCCCCTTGATCACGGGGATCGGGCCCGGGGGGTTGGGGACCGGGAGGGTCCCGACGACCCAGTAGACGCAGTAGGCGACGATGCAGACGACGAGGATCTGGGCGAGCAGGAGCATGGACGAGCGCAGCGAGCACGCGCCGTGCCGTTCAGACTGCATTGCACTCCGCGCCTGGGTTCAGGTGGAGGCGACATCGCAGCGGCAGCGAGGGGGACTGCTTGAACTCCTCGAACGTCATGTCCCCCTTGTCGACGTTGCAATCGCCGCACGCGATCGTGAGGTTCTCGTGGTTGTTCTTGCCCCCTCGGCTCAGCGGGTTCTTGTGGTCGACGGTGGCGAGGTCTCGCGTGAGCAGCTTGCCGCAGTAGCGACACGGGAGCTGCGGCTTCGTGCCGAATCGGTTCGCCTTGTAACGCTTGACGCTGTAGGCGGTCATTCGAACAGCTCGTCGGGTGGGAAGACAGACGACGATCGCATGACGCGGTGGTAACAACTTGCACATCGACCACGACGCATCGGTTTGAATGGACGATCACAATCAATGCAGTTCCGGATCGGATGCAGCACTACCCCTCGCTTCGCACGGCCCGTCTCCCGAAACCTCTCGAGACGACCGTCGATCTGCATGTGACACCGACGGCATAGAACCACGACGTTCTCCGGGGAGTTGTTCCCCGTGTCGTTGTCACGATGATGACGATCACGACCGGGCTTACCGCAAACCGCGCACGGGGTGAGCGGGTAGAGACGTTGTGCCCGTTTGCGCTTCGTCTCAGTCCTGGCCGCGTCGCCCTTCCACTGGTGGTGAACAGGTCCCGTAACGAAACCACCTCGACCATCAGAACGGCGCATTCAATCCTCAAACAGCTCGTCCGGAGGATATGCCGCATCCTCGAGCTCAAAGAGCTCGGGCGAGGGGAACGTGTCCTTTCGCAGCTCTGCACGACGTTTGCGATTGGCCGCTGTCTTCACGCGGTGACACCACAAACATAAAGTCGCGAGGTTCGAAAGGGTGCACGACCCGCCCCCATCGATCACCTCGAGCACGTGGTCGGCCTCCCAGAGCGTCTTGCCGGGCGTCCACGTCTCGAGCTCCGCATCGCGCTTTCTCCCCGCGAGCCAGTCGAGCCGCTTGCGTACGTCAGGGGGGAGGTGCTCGGTCGGCCCGGAGAAGATCCGCCGCGTCAGCTTGAGGCGCCCGAGCTCCTCGTCGAGCTGGCTGGGGTTCTCGTAGAGCAGCTTGAGCAGTGCGGCCTCGAGCGCGTGGCAGTCGCGCCCGCAGGCGTTGCAGACCCCGCGGTCGCGCGCGAACACCTTCTGCCGGCGAAACTTCCCATCGGTCTGCAGCTTCCACTCGTCCACGCACGCGTCCGAGCAGAAGGTTCGCCGGGGCGGGGCGACCGGCCCGAGGCAGAAGCGGCACCGGCCCTTCTCGTAGGCCGCGACCAGCGCGGGGTCGGGGCCGGTGCGGACGCGGCTCATCGCAGGATGTGGATCGCGATGCCGAGACAGCGGGGCAGAAAGAGCAGCGCGTCCACCGCCCACCGCGCCCACGAGAACGCGCCTGGGAACCCGGGTTCCCAAACCATCTCAGTCCGCGTCGATCCCCGCATCGGGCTGGATCTGCCGGTGCGCCCCGAGCCCGCGGATGTTGCAGCACGCACCTGCGGGACACCCAACCGAATAGAGCGAACCGCCGCACGTCTCGCCCTCGTAGCAGCACATCCCGCTCGGCCGGCCCTGCATGTCGAGGCACACGACCCCGATGTTGCCGCAGGGGTTGTCGGGGGTGGGGGCGATGGCGCGCGGGTCGACCCGATCCCACCCCGCGCCCCCGTGGGCGCACGCGCCGATCGTGAGCCAAGCGAGCATGGAGGCGGCGAAGCAAAGCAACAGGGGTCTCATGGCTTGCTCGATGCCTACTTGAGCGCCCCACCCATCGAGTCGTGCGATTCCGCCTTGGCCTGGTGGAAGAGCTGCTCACGGTCGCAGCCGGCCAGCTTGTACGCGTCGGCGGCCCGCTTGTGCGCCGCGCTGGCGTCCTGGTGGAGCTGCTTCTCGCTGCGCGGGTCGGCCTGCGGGGACGAGTCCTTGCCGAAGCCCGCCATCTCCGCCTTCTTCGAGATCGCGTCCGCGTTGCGCGCCTGCCCGTCGGCGAAACTCTTGGCCTGGTAGCCCTGGTCGGCCTTCTCCTCGTGCACGTTGGCCTGGGCGCGGTGCCAGTTGGCCTTGTCCCCGTTGCCTGCGTCCTGGTGCTTCCACGCCGCCTCGCGGTGCGCGCTGGCGGCGCGCTGGTGCGACTCGTGGTCGCCCTCCTTGGTCGACGCGCTCGCCCCCTTGGCCGCGATGGAGGCGTCGTTGGCGCTCTTGCCCTTGGCCGCGTTGCTCTGGCCCGAGAACCCACCCATCACCGGGCCCGGCACTTCTGCTCTCATCCCCACATCATCACCGGGAAGTCGGGCTGCCGTCAGCGAAACAGCTCCCCCGGCCACCTGGCCAGGTCATTCGAGGGGCGACCTCTAGCCAGGGGAGCTGCTTCGCGGATGGGGTTTCAATTACTCGGGCGGGACCTGGATCCCGAAGTTGGGCGTCCCGTCGCAGTAGCCGAGCTGCAAGGGGCCGGCGCCTTGCAGGATCACCCCGCAGCGATCCCCCACCGGGCAGCCCTCGACGCAGCGGAGGATCTCGCGCCGCCCGAGGTCGACGTAGAAGCTCCCCTCGCACGGGTAGACGACCTGATCGACCCGGCAGCCCGCGGGATCGGGAGGGCTGGAGCACGCAAGCAGGGCGAGCAGCAGGAGGGACTTCACGGCGGGTTGTGCACGGGGCACCAAGCCGTCTCCCCGCAGAGACACCCATCCGACTCACGCCGCCCGCAGAAGACCACGCACGCGAGCGCGAGGAGAAAGAGCCACGTCTCCACGTCCACCCTCACACCTCTAGCCCTTCCCCGCACGCCCGGCAGGCCGCGCAGTCGTCGGGATGCACGGCAGGGAGCCTGCCAGGCCTCCCGGTGTGCAGGGTAAAGTCCAGTTGCACCATCGCCGGACCCATGTCCACCCCGCACCTCGGTGGGCGGATGATGTCGAACCCAGGGTGGTCGGGCGACGGCTCCTCGATCACAAGGTGTCGCTTTCCGTCGGGCCCGAGCGCCATGGAGAGCTTCATGCCTAGTCCGATGCCGGCTACGGACCGCCGCCATCCGCGACCGCTGCGTCCTCGGAGGCCTCGGCCATCCCGTGCGCGACGCGGAATCGGTTGTAGGCGATGAGGAGGTAGGCGCTCTTGCGGCGCTCGGCCTCGAGCTCGTCGTCGATGGAGGGAGGGGGCGGAGCTTTCGTCTTCGTCATCCCCCCACCCTACCCCCCGCGCCGGCCCGCCACGAAGCGCGCGAAGGTGAGCTCGCCCAGCGTCTTCTCGAGCTGCGCGATCTCCAGCTCGAGCTCCTCGGCCTCCCCACCCCGCGCCCTCTCGAGCTGCTCCTGGCGCCGCGCGAGCTTGGCGCGCACGTGCTCGACCGCGTCCCGCTCGGGGTCGGGCTTCACGCAAACCGTCCGTGGGAATCGCGCGGTTGGCCGCCCGCGATAGCGGTGTGCTCGTTCGCGGCGGCAATGTGCTCGTTTGCCTTCTCGTGATTGCCGGCGCTGAGGTTGGCGCGCGCGGCCTTCAGATGCGCATCGGCCGCCTTGCCGTGCGCGTACGGATCCTTGCCCCAGTACGCCTTGACCGACGCGGATGCATTCTCTGCCACCTTCGTGGCCGCGCGCGCCTTCGCGCCCAGCTTCGCATCGGTGGCGCCGTTCTGGTTGGCGGCGACGAACTTCCCGAGGTTTTTCACGGCATCTGCTCCGGCGGTTCAGCGTCGAGGTCGACGTAGCGAGCGCGTATCGTCCGCATCCCCCGCAGCTTCGCCGCCACGACCCGGTGATGACCATCAAAGGCGTAATTCGTCCCCTTGCACCGCACCACGATGGGCGTGTCCACGACGCCCCCGTGATCGGCGTGCTTGGTGCCAGCGCGGACCTTGCCGCCGTTTTCGATGTAGTGCTCGACGCGCTTGCGGTCGACGGTGTGCTGGATCGCGACGAGCGAGGCGATCGGGACGCTCTGGATGGGGGCTTGATCGATGCGGGCGTTCATCTCCCGGTGCCCGATCACCTCCTGGTAGCCCTCGCGCGAGATGTACCGGAGCGGAACAGGAAGCGTCGCGCCCGCCCCGGGCATCGCGTGCAGCAGGGCGAGCGCCTGCTCGGGGGAGCGGGCGCTGCCCTCGTTGACCCACTTGCCTAGCCTCGCCACCCCGCGAGACTACTCACCCCGCTTTGGGATCGCGAAGCTGCACCACTCGTGGGTCCTCGGCCCCGTCGATCGCAGCGCCTAGGCGATCTGGCCCACGCCCCTCCAGGCGCGCCGCCTTCAGCTCCTCGGCCCACGCGGCCGCGACGATTGTGAACGCGGTCAGGGCGAATCGATCGAAGGTCTCGAACCCCGCAGCGCCTTGGTCGATCCCCGCGACGAGCTCCTTGTGCTCCTCCTGCACGAGCACGACGAGCGCCAGGATGGGCAGCTCGGTCAACTCGACGACCAGCGAGGCGGCGAGGTTCTGCGCCGTCTTCCAGCTGCGCTGCTCGACCGCCCGCCTCATCGCGTCGCGTAGCTCGTGGCACCGCCCGAGCACGCGCTCAAGGTCGCGGATCCTCTGCTCACGCTGCAGCGCGGCGAGCGCGTCGAAGAGATTGCGCGCGTCCTGGGCGTGGTTGAGCGGGTCGTTCGTCTCGAAGTCCGGGTCGGAAGAATGCCCCAGGAACTTCTCGCACAGCGTCGGGAGCATCTCGCCGACCAGGTCTCTCGCCTTCGTCATTCGCTCGTCTCCTTGTCGATTCGCGACCCCTTCGGGAACCCGGGTTCCCAGACCCCCCCCCCTACCATGCCGATTCGTGGCTCTCGCCGGGCGTGGCGTCGAAGAGCCAAAGCACCCCGTAGCCGGCCCAGAGGGCGAAGGCGACGAGCAGCAAGGACAGCCACGGGAATCGCGTCTCACGGCGGATCTGGCGGGCAGTCTTCATCGCACCAGCATCGAGGCCGTCGCGCGCCTCGGCCCCTTCCCACCGGGTAGGGGGGTTTTGCGGATCGCCCCGAACCGGCGCGCCGTCTCGAGAGCAAAAAAACTACTCATCAATAAATCTCCTGTGTGCGCGCTCGGCACGTAGTGCAGGCACTGGTCGATCCACTTCTTGAGCGGCCCCTCCGCGGGTCGCCCCTCGTTGGGGATCGCCCACGCCCCGTTCGCCATCTCCCCGAAGATGCTCGGCACGCCGTTCTGGATGCTGTTCTTGCTCGCGTCGGTGCGGTGCTCCTTGAGGATCAAGCTCTTGTTGCTCGTGACCATCAGGCGCCTCACCCCCTCCTGGGCGCCGTTGTTCTCGAACCCAAACGGCAGGTGGTCGAAGCGCTCGTCGATCCACTCGAGCTTCTTCGCGAGCTCGTCGGTCCCCCACTTGCCGCTCTCGAGCCACATGGGCACGCGGATCTGCATCTTGCCGTTGTCGTCGGGGAAGACGCCCAGTACGAAGATGGCCGTCTCGTCGGCCGCCGCGCTCTGGGAGAAGGCGAGATCCACCCCCCCGTAGATCCAGTTCTTGAGCCCCCCGCGCGGCGCGCCGTTGTACTTGAGAAACTCCTCCGCGCTCGAGGCGATGCGCTTGAAACCCATCTTGCGGCCGAGCGCGAGCGCCTTGTCGACGTACTCCTGCTTGCAGAGGGCGGTGGAGTCGTCGCGGCAGACGTTGTTGTAGTTTCTCTCGAACTCGACCGGATGCATCTCGCCGCGTCGCTCCTCGAGCAGCTCCCTCGGCCACCGCTCCGGCCAGAGGGTGCGCTCGCCCTCGGGCAGGTGGTCGTGGGCGACGAGCCGGTAGGTCGCCAAGGGGTTGGAGGGGTCGAGATCGTCGTCGGGGCGGATGAGATCCGAGTCGAAGCGCGGGCAGTTGCGAAGGAGGATGGTGCCATTGGAGCGCATGATCATCCCGGGCCAGCCCGGCCCCCCCTCGGCCTGGCTCATCATCAGGCGGTGGGTGGTGTCGTCCTGGTGGAGCGCCACGCACGTCACCACCACCTTGCCGCGCCGGCTGTCCATGCGCGTGAAGAGGGTGGAGGAGAGCCATCGATAGAGCGCCTCGCGCGCTTCGGGGGTGTGGGTGTTCTCTTCGTTGGACAGGTCGTCGACGTGGCAGAAGCCCCACCGGCTCCCGCGGATCTGCTTGGAATCTTGCCCGCGCGCCACCAGGCTCGGGTCCTTGGAGCCGGGGGGGCGGTCGACGATGAGCTCCGTCGTCGTCCACGAGTCGCCCATGCGCGAGGACCGCCGCAGGGTGGGGAAGACGAACTGCAGCTCCGGCGAGCTCTCGATGTACTGCCGGATCATCGAGAAGGGTTTCTTCGCCTGGCCCTCCGAGGCGCTCACCACGGCCGCCTTGAGCAGGGGGTCGTGGCCGATCTTCCAGAGCGTGTAGCCGGCGAGCGAGAACGTGTTGTGCGTGACGGTGAAGTCGCCGAGCAGGTAGCGCCCGTCCCCGCCGATCGTGACCCCGAAAAACTCATCGACCCCGATCGGCTCGACTTTGAAGTGCGTCCAGAGTGCGCGGCGCACCTTCGTCGCCGGCGTGACGCGCTTGCGCGCCAGCCGGATGGGGATGTCGGCGAACGCGTCGCCGGCGATCGTGAGGCGCCGGTAGGTACCGTACTCTGGATGCTCGAACGACCCCTCGCAGACGCGCAGGCCGAGCGACCTGGCGATGAAGGCGATGTCTCGCGCCCAGTCGGCGTTCTTTTGGGTGATCCATATGCACCCATCCTTCGCGCACCCGTCCGCGTCGATGAAGCCCGCGAGAAACTCGGCACGATCCGCCCACGGGGCCGTCTTGGCCCACGTCATCGTCAGCGAGTCGCCCTCGACGGCCTCGCGGATCTTCTCCATCAGCGGGTTGGGCCTGCGCCCCTGCCCCTTGCCCGCTCCCTTCCCGCCGGGCCGCGAGAGCCCGAACGACTGCTCGTCGAGCGGTACGACGTGCAGCCCGTGCGCGTGGGCGATCTCCATGCACATCGACCGAACCTCGGGGTCGATGCTCGTCAGGCGCACCCCGTGCCGGACCGAGTGGAGTCCGTCGCCGAACCAGACGCCGAGGAAGTAGGGGTCGACCGGCAGGGGTCGTTCGCCGTGGAATCGCCGCACCGACGCGCGCACCAGACTCGAGGTCGAGCGCTTCCACTTCGACCAGCCGAGCCAGTCTCGGATCGTGACGTCGTCGATCCTCCCCGTCTCAGAGTCGACGATCGTCAGGAGGTGGTCCTCGTTGCAAACGAACGGGTTACCCCCTCGCTTCGGCGTGACCCGGTAGAGCATCCCACGCCCCCCGCCGGTCGTGTTGAGCACCCGCGTGGGCGCCCGATAGCCCATGATCCAGTCGCCCTTGCGGACGTCCTCGACCGCACGCGTCGTCCCGTCCGCCATCAGGATCGGCGTCCCCCGCCCGTGGCACTTCGTGTGCTCGACGGGGATCATGAGCACGCTGTTGCGGTGCGCCTCGACGAACTCGAAGATCAGCCGCTGCAGCGGGATGACCCGGATGGGCGCGGCCGTCCCTTCCTCGCGCAAGACGAACTCGAAGAACTTCGCGACGTCCTCGCGCGCCTCCTCCGCCTCGAGCAAGAGCTCGGCGATCACCTCCTCGTCGTCGCTCATTCGCGTGGATAGGAGATTGGATCCTGCCCGGGGGCGATCGGCTTCGTGTTCGGGTCGCGCAGATCACGAGCGGCCAGCCGGAGCAAGCGCCGCAGCTCGTCCATCCCATGACGTGCGCCGTCGAGGTCGATGCTTCCCGCGTAGGTCTTCGTCGCCACCCACGTGAGCGACCCCGCCATCCACCTCGGGGGTAGCTGCTGGAGGCGGTCGAGGCGGTCGAAGATCGGCAGACGGAGCACGACGTCGAACGAGCCGATTCCGTTGTGGGCGTGGTCATCCCAGACGGAATCGAGCACCCGTCGCACCTCACTACTCGCTCGCATCCCGGACGGATCGCGGCCGAATGGGTTGACCCCTTCCCACGTGAGCGCCTCGCGCAGCACTTCTGGGCCGTGCTGGGACAGCCGGACGTAGCTACTCACGACGCGGCCGCGGCGATGACGGCGAACTGACTTTGCACGAGCGCGCGGAACGCGGCCTCGGTGATCGTCGGGTCGACGGTGAAGGTGAGCGCGAGGGGGGAGGAGGAGATCGAGAGCAGCACGCGCACGTGCGCGATCGTGTCCTTGCCGGCGCCGCGCAGCAGCGGGCCGGGGGCGAGCTGGCCCGTCACGCGCCAGAACGGCAGCGTGGGCTCGGGCTGGTTGAAGCTAGGCGCGCCGGTCGGGTAGGTGGCGTCCACGATCGCCTTGAGCGCAGCGAGCCTAGCCTGGTCGGTGATTGATTGCTGGAGCGGGACCTCCCCCTGCACGAACGGGTACACCCCGTTGGGGGTGCCTGAGAGCCAGTAGCGCATCACGCGCAGCCGGTCGGCGTTGTCGGGCGCGCCTGTGGTCGGGTCCATCTCACTCGTCCTTCTGGGAACCCGGGTTCCCAACGTCGTGGATCGGGTCGTCACTCACCGGCCATCTCCACCACCTGCGATGCCGCGGCGAGCCGCTTGCGCTCCCTCGCGCGCTCGAGCAGCCCCTGCGTCCGCTCGGGCGTCAGCGTCGAGAGGACCGCCATCAGCGATTCCTTGAGCGCGTGCTCGACGATCACTTTTTGCGGGGCCCGTGTGCCCTCGATGTCTGCGAGCAGCTCCTCACACCGCACGTACTGGGGAGGGGGGAGGAGCTCCTCCACCACTTCCTTCTCGACCATCGTGCCCGTGTTTGGATCGCGTACGCGACGCTTGACCGTCTTGTAGCGCGGGGTCTTGAACTTCTCGATCGCGTCGTGCAGACGCGCGATCGTCACCGCCCGCGCGTAGGGCTTGCGCGCGTCCGCCTCCGTCTTGAGCGACTCGTGCACCTTGGCGATGAGGCTGCGCGTCGCGATCGCCCCGATCCCCAGCTCCCCGCGCGCGATGCGCACGATGAGCGCGTCGGTGTAGCCGCGCGTCAATAGACGGAAGACCTCGGCGAGCCGGTTCTCGTCCTCGGTCGGGGTGAGGTCGATCTGCGCGATCACGGCGCGCTCCTCGGGCGTCACGGGGCGGGTGATCCTGGCGGGGACGCCTACTTTCGGAGGGAACGAGCCGCTGCGTCGGCGAGCCATTGGATGCCTCAACGTAGGCCATCTGGATGGGTCGTTGTCAAACCGCCGGAGCAACTGGCGGCGAGCGGGATGAGACACTCGGCGAAGGCCAGCGGGGTGCGTGACGCTTCTCGCTTGCCAAGGGTGGGCCTTACGCGGTCAAACCATCCACACTGATGTGTGCCCGGTTCGCGGGCGTCGCGTGCCTTGTCCCAGCAGTCGGCCAGCAGCTTCTGGTACGGCCCGCGCGGGTCGACGTAGAGCGCGCTTACGTCGGTGCGTAGAGGCGATCTCATGGGTCAATCCGGCAGCGCCTCGTACGCGTCGAGGATGGCCTGGGCGACCGCCTCCCGCTTGCTGCCGTCGCGCTCGACCAGGGCGTCCAGGCACCGCGCCTCGGTCGCGTCGAGGTAGACCTGGACCAGCACGCGCCCGGCCGCCCGCTGCTGCGCGTGCGACCGGGACGGCCCGCTCGGTCCGCTCCGCCCCTCCTCGAGCACGTGGAGGCGCACCCCGGCCCACTCGATCAGTCGGTGGCGCGAGGAGATGCGCTCGACGAGCTTGGTGCGCCCGACCCCGAGGCCGTAGACCCTCTGCGCCGCCTTGCGGATCGCGGCGCCCACGGTCACGGCCCGGACGTCGATCGCGCCCCTCTCGGTGTCGCCGTCGCGGTAGACGCGGATGGTGGCGGTCACGCGTCTTCTCGCGGCCTGAGCGGACAGGCTCGCTGGTGGTCTCGGGTCGTCCCGTCGCACCATGAGCAGGGGCGGGCCACAAACAGGCCGGGTGGACCCTCCCCCTTTTTGGCGCGACGGAGCTCGACCTGGACCATCCCCGTCGTGAGCAGCACGGCAACGACGCCGACAGGCACCATGGCTTGTGCTTCACCTCCGCGGCTGGGGCGGACGGAAACTGCTGCGTCGGGACCGGAACGAACGTGGCCGTGTTGGGCTCTGGCTGGACTGAGTCGGGTTTGGTCATGCTCGCATTTCCTGTCGCTGGGTCACGTTCATCCCGTTGCACTGGTGACAGAAGAGGGCGTCGTGGTGCGAGCACACGCATCCGGCCTCGACGAACGCCAGCGCGTCCTTCTTGCGCTGGAATCGCCAACGCTCTCCGCTAAGCGTGTTGACGTACCACGTCGGGGTCGTGGATAGACGACCGCGTCGGATGTGACTGGGCTCGTACACCTTCTCGATGGGTCCAACGGCGGCCATCTATGTCTTCTCCTTCTTCCCCGCCTCGTCGGCGCTTGGCCCATGCAGAGGGCACTCGTCGCTGTAGCCGCCGAGCATGCACTGGCAGCCCGGCGCGCCTACGCCAAGCACCGTCGCGGTCGTCTGCTTGTCGGCCGGCGGATTCAGGCGTGCGCATTCCGCTGGTGAGTCACATGCGTGCAACGGGTTCTTAGCCTTGGAGCACCAAGGAGCGTGCCTCCACTCCAACGGCTTGCGCCGCGGACAGCCCCGGAAGTGGCGCGCGTGGTCCGCCGCTTGGATGGCGGCGCAGGTGCAGGCTAGCTCTGAAACGACGGCCGCGACGACGAAGTCCGGCACATACCCGGCATTGGCGAGCGCTATCTCCAGGTCCGTCGCAAACTCCGAGTCCACCGCACGCCGTCGCTGCGCATAGGTCCAGAGCAGGTCTTGAGCGGTTGGGTCCTTCACTGATAGCGGGACCTTGCCGCGTGGCGTCGTCGGGTATTTGTCTGACTGGAACTGGCCGTCTATGAGATGCGGATGCTGCGCCTTCTCCCTCGGCGTATCCGCGACGGGCTTGCAGTTGCACTTACCAGGTCCACCACGTTCGCGCTTCGTGAGGCACCAGCCCTGATGGTATTCGCCAACGAATCGAATCTCGGCTCCTGGGCACTCGTCGTTCGCATCCTGCACGAGCGGCTCCTGAGCGACGGGCGGTGATGCGGCGAGGGCCCGAATGCGGGACGCGAGTTCGTCCGCGGTCTCGCACGCGTACTCCTGCGAGAGCCGATCGCCTTCGCGCCCGTAGTCGTCGCAGACCTTGGCCGCTTGCTCGTACGCGTCCCACACCTTCACCTCGGCGGCGGCAAGGGCGGCGTGGAGATCGTCGCCACCTTCGATCATGCAGGCCATGTCCACCTGGAGTTGGGCCACGTGCGCTTCGGCGGCGGCAAGGGCGGCGCGAAGCTCATCGACCGTCGTCGCCCAATGCCTCGTCGCCGCGCGCTCGACACGGTGGCGAATCTCGGACGACTCCAGCGCGGCGCGGAAGTCGCGAATCGTGAGGTCGCGCGCGGACACCATCGACGAGCATGTGGTGTCGAGTTCGTCGTTCGTCTCGCGCAGTGCCTCCAGCTCCGCCTTGGCCGCCGCGAGGTCGGCGCGGAGGGTTCGTATCGTCGCGGCGAATTCGACCGAAGCCTCTTCGTGCCCCAGCGTCTTGCGCTCGTGTTCGTAGCAGGGCATCTGGCCGCATTGCGTGCAGTGGCTCATGACTTCCACATCGGGCACCGCGTCATCCTGTAGTGATGCATGGCGCCGCAGATCCAGCAGCGCCAGTACTCGTCGCTTCTCATGGCTTCTTCTCCTGGCTCCTCGCGCGCAATAGGACATAACGCGTCGCTCATGACTTCGACCTCTTCTTTCGCCGCGAGCCGCGTGTGACGCCCGCAGAGCTTTCGCTTCTTGGCGCCCATTCCCTCGGCAGCACCGAGGATGAGCCCAAAGACGAGGGCGTTCCCGGGGGACTCCTTCCTCTCGTCGGCAATGCAGGCAGGGCATCGGGCTCTCACGTTTTCTTCTCCTGCCCGCCATCATCCGCGGCGAGGGCCAACCTGGCATCGCGAATGCGAAGAATGTGGTAGCCGTCCGCATGAGTGAGGCAGGCCCAGCCGACCCATGCTCCACACGTTGGGCATTCGACGGACGTTGCGTCAATCCCTTCGGGGCTCGGTACGAGCTTCGCCAGCGTCACGTCTTCTTCTCCAATTCATCCGCGGCGAGGGCTGCGCGGGCGGCCTCGTAGCCCTTGCCCTCGCGACCAATATCGCCGAGGGCAGCGACGAGCGGTTAGATGTCGCGGCTCCAGTTCACGCCCTGCGAGCCGATGATGTTGTCCCGGATACCATCGACCTTCGCGGCGAACACCTCCAGCTTCGCCACCCGCGCCTGCGCAGCAGCGAGCGCCGCGAGCAAGACGGGGATGTCGGTGCGAGCTTCGACCTCCGGCCAGTTGCGTCCAGAGAGAACCTCGGACACGAGCTTCTGGTCTATCTCGAACAGGCGAGCGATGCGGCCCTGGGGAATCGACTTCGCTGCAAGGTAGCGAATCTCAGCGACCTGCTGTTCTCCGGCTTGAGGTCGCGGTGGACGATCCCCACGGCGTGCGCGCGCGAGAGGCCGCGTGCGACGTGGTCGTTGATGGCCGCGTGGGTCTTGGCGGTACGCCGATCCCCCTCCTGCTCCTCCACCACCGTGCGCAGCTCGTCGGCTAGGTCGTCGAGGAGCATGGCGAGATCATCATCGCCAACCTCACGCAGCCGCTGCGACTTGTGGTTGGCGAGCTTGGCGAGCTTGTAGCGCTGCTTGGTATTTCTCATGATCCCTTCCCTTGCTCCCAAGAGAGCCACAGGGCGGCCTTCGTATACGCCCACCCCATCAACGAGCCACAGCCTCATGGCTTCACGTGGGCCCAGTTGGGCTCCCAGACCGCCTCGGCGACGAAGCGCGGCGGCAGGGTCGGGTAGCGCGGATTCTCAAACACGCGGATCGAGATCTCCCGACCTGGCTGGGGGACCGAGGGGCCCGCGTCAGAGCCGCGCTGCTCGTAGAGGTCGAGGGCGAGCTGCTTGAGCGCGTGCCAGGGGGTCTCGCCGCCCGCCAGGAGCTGCCGCGTGTCTCGCCTGCCCATCACCCCATCCCCTCTCTCGCCACCATGCCGCGCAGCACCTCGCCCGCCACCGCCGCCTGCAGCGATGCGGTACGGGGCACGATGGTGACTTGGCTCTCACCCGAGGCGTGCGCGCGCAGCACCACCACCGCATCGGGCTCGAGGCTCGTCCACTGCCGCCACGCCCGCTCGCCGTGCTTGACGAGTTCGGTGAGCTTGGGGTGCACGCTCTCATCCTCGTCGAGCATGTCGAGCGACACAAACCCCGCCATCCACCCCTTCGTCTTGAGCGCGCTGTCGGCGAAGACAAGCTTCGGCCGGCGCCCGTGCTTGACGATGAAGGCCAAGCACATCATCTCCATGCGATCGTGAAACGTCTTGACGCTCTCGAGCAGCATGGCCTCCACGGTCGGGTCGAGGCTCATTGGGAACCCGGGTTCCCAGCCGCGTGGATCGCGAGCCGCACCGCCTCGGTTTCATCGAGCTGCCTCGCGCAGAGCCGCCGCACCTGCTCGGCCAGTGAGCCCTCGAACCCCCGGCACACGTCGACGAGCTCGCGGAAGACGCCCTGGTAGTGGCGGAGCATCTTGAGCGCGGCGAGCTCACGAGCACGGCGCCTCGCGCTCTTGCCCTCCGCCTTGTTTAGCTTGTCCTGCACCTCATCGAGCAGGGCGTCGCACGACTTGACGATCTCCTCCTGCTTCTTGCCCGCTTGCGCGAGCGCGGTCTGGTAGCGCTGCTCGAGCGCCTTCGTACCCGCCTGGTAGTGCTCGATGAGCTGCGAGCGCACGAGTTCCACCTTCCCCATCTCCTCGAGCTTCGCGGCGAACTCGACCTCCTGCTCGGAGGTGAAGGTCGGGTGCTCGAACTGCGCGAGCTGCGCGCGAAACGCTTCAAGCTGCGCGGAGGCCACCTCGAACGGCACCACCGGGAAGGACACGCATGCGCGATCGAGCGCCGAGGCGGCGCCGAAGAGCTGCGGGACCCGCTTGAGCGCGAGCAGCATGGTCGACGTCTTGGCCGCATGCGTCTTGGCCTGCCGCTCGAGCACCACGATGCGCCCCTTGAGCGCCGTGTTCTCGTTCTTCGTGCGACGGTAGTCATCGGCGGCGCGCTCGTCGAACTCTCGCGTCTCATCGCGGGGCATCACGCCCCCCGCTATGCCTGCTGACCTTCACGCCCATGAAGAAGACGCTCTCGCAGCGCGGCAGGACCGAGCGGGTAATCGAGAAGCGCGCCGAGGGGGCGAGGCCGAGCTGCTTGATCCCGTTGGGGTCGAGCGACAGGACCCCTTCGGTGAGGATGTCGAAGACCTTGTCGTCGAGGGTGATCTCGCTCGGCCGCCTCCCCACCTCGCGCTCGAGCGCGTGGATGAACTCCAGCACGCACCGGATCGCCGCGTTGCCCGACGCGCTCATCGCCGTCGCCTCGCCTTCTTCTTGGTCGCCTTCTTCTCGCGAAGCTCCGCCATGATGACGCGCTGGCAGATCCAGGTCGCCACGTCCGATAGGTTGAGCGCGTAGGTGCGGCGGCGCCGCAGCGGCCTCACCTCGATGATCCCGCTCGCCCGGTCCACCACCACCGTCCCCTCGCGATACCCGCCCGCGCCGTCGAGCCGGCCGAGCACGCGGAAGCGCGAGACGCTCAACGCGACCCCGCGTTCACGAACCACCTCGCGTCTCGGAGCTCCGGAAGTCGTCCTCGGTGACGTGCAGGATCGCCTGCACCACATCGTCGAGCTCGTGAGCCCCGCAGCTCAAGTCGCCAAGCGCCTCGCGCAAGAGCTCCGCGTTCTGCCGGAGGATCTTCGCCGCCGCCTCGAGCAGCTCCCTGCGGATCACTCGCACTCCCGGGGGCGCGCCCATCACGCCACCTGCCCATCGAGCACATCGATCACGGTGGCGATCGCGCCTCGCAGATCGCGTCGGCTGAGCGCTTGGCGCGCGTCGCGCAGTTGCGCGAGCGCCTCGCGATGCGCCCGCTCCGTCGCCAGCTCAGGGTACTGCGCCGCGAGCCGGTCGTTGAAGGCCCGGTAACTCGCCAGATTGAACGTCGCCGCCATCCTCGCATCCTCCTCGGGTGCGCTCGGCACCCAAAGCCCACCCTACCTAAACCGGACATGCTTGTCCAGTTTATTTGTTCTCAGCAGCGCGCCAGCAGGAAGCCGACCACCCCGCACCCCATTGCCGTCGCGACCCCGGCGAACCACCCCACCATCGCCGCCTTCCACTCGCCGCGGGTGAGCCTCACGGGTGCTCCTCGCCCCCCTCCAGCTCAAGACCATACGAAACCCATCCCTCGCGGTGCGTGCGCGCGAACAGCTCACACCGCGGGCCCGGGTAGATGCGCTCGACCAGGTCGTAGAAGGCGTCGGGCTTCTCGGAGTGCTTGCCGACTGGCGCGATCAGGACGGTGCGGATTGTCTTGTCAAGCACGTGCGGGGCGTATCGACCGCGCGCCGCGACCAAGCAGGTCTCGTGAGCGCCGCGCAGGATCCTCCCCATCCCGAAGTGCAGCTTCCCCCCGCTCGTCGTCTTGACCCAGGCGATCTGGGTCTTCACCTCGAACCCCCACGCGCGGACGACGTCGAGCGCGCTCTGGGGCTTGGCGGAGACCTGCCAGAAGAAGAGCAGTGCGTCGGCAGCGATCGGTGGGAGCGGGTAGCGCGCCAGCGCAAGATCGCCAAGCGTCGCGTACTGCCTCACCGCCCCTCGCGTCCCTCCAGGCAACGAGTCGCCGAAGTCCCACGGACAATCTGCCACAATCACGCGAAAGGGTTCGGTCGGTTTTCTCGTTCGAGCCATTCGGCGATCCAGTGGAGGGATGGGAGTTTGGCCTGGCACCGGACCGTGCCAGAACTTGTACGACGTTCGTGCTTTCGGCAGTTACCCCGACCCCGACCCCGACCCCGACCGCGACCGCGACCCCGACCGCGACCGCGACCGCGACCCCGACC